GTATGATACGGGTTGCATATATTTCTCCTATGTTAATTATAGCATAGGGCGCAGAGTTTGTATAGCGGGGATGAGCCCAAAAGACCGCTTTGTTTATTTACCTTATTTGTAAAGTGCCAACAACATTTGGTATTTGTCATGTGCGTCCTTAAGAGCAGGATACTGTCTACGAAGGTATGCTTCTTCACGGTCTTGTTTATCCAGCTGTTCACACTGTTCAAAATAGTTAGCCATATGTTCTAAACGTCTACGGTCAATTTCCATTTCAATAGTAGTTTGTTCTCTATCAGTATAATAACTTGCGGTTCTATTATAACTGTCAAAATATTGGTATGGACTGTGGTGTCTAACGTTAATTACTCTGAAACCAAAATGATGTGCAAATTTTTCTAAATCCATCTAGGAACCTTTCTGTGCTTCTGCTACACGTTTGCGTAGACTTGAACTTGAGAATGAATGGTCACGTGAATTAAACACATGCTCTATTCCTTTTTGAGCGCCCTCGGCACGACCCGTAAAATCATGGCTCTGATACTCCACGCCGAGAATCCGTACGTCAATGGGAAGGATGAGAAGGAGATCAACGAGATCCTGCTCGGTAGAGTACACAACAACCTCATCAACAAAACGGCATGACGCCAACTGTATTTGTCTTTCAACGATTGACTGAACTGGTTTATTCTTAGTCTCAGGACGGTCGATTGTGGGGTCAGTTTGGAGCCCTGCAATAAGATAGTCACAATGATTCTTAGCCTCAGCCAGCATCGCAATATGCCCTGCGTGAAGTAAGTCAAAAGTCGAGAAAGTAATGCCAATCTTTTTACCTTGTTCTTTTAGTTGTTTAATTTTGTTAAATATCATCTGGTAGTATCTCTGCTAATTCATCAAAGCCTTCGCCTACTGTATAGTGATACTCTTTACCAGCATGATGATACACAGTAGTCCAAGTTCTTTGATTGTTGCTCTCACTTGTAGGTTCAATCAGATTGAACACTGTAAACAAATGTTCTTTCTCTCGACCTTCAATGATGCGTTGCTCAGGGCCCTGAATTTCACGTAGCCACTTTTTAAGTGCAATCGGATCGTTTCTTAGCTTCTCAAGAAATCTTTCGCTGGCTTCTTTGATTGCTTTTAGTTCTTTAGTGTCCGCCACATTACCCTCTGCTCATTCTCTTTTAAGAATTGTTCTTCATCAGCAAATGTAGGGGCTTCTTTCATAATGTCATCAAGCATCCACTTGAGTTTATACAAGTCTTGTTTGATTCCCCATTGAACGAAGCCATCATTTCCTGGATGATGTAATTCTACACCTGCCATGTAGATTTGATGACTTACTTGATTGTAATCCATTGGCTTACGATGTCCCATTTTGTTTACCTTTGCAGTTACAGTTGCGACCTTGATTGCAATCCCCGTGACAATTAGACTTTGGTAGTCTACGTTGAATAGAGATTACAATCCCCACCAATATGATAAGGATTAGTAAACTCATTTTGAACCTTGACGAGCAATGCTCAAAAATTCTGCTCTAGCGGCTGGGTCTGTTTTGAAGCCACCCCCAAGACGAACCGTAACCGTACTTGATCCTGTGTCTTCAACTCCCCTTGACTTGACGCAATAATGTTGGGCATCGATGAGTACTGCCACATCTTCGGTTTCAAGAATAAACTGAAGGCTATGAAAGATTTGCTCGGTGAGACGCTCTTGAATCTGCGGACGCTTTGAGAAGTACTCAACGATTCTATTAATCTTTGACAGTCCCAAGACCTTTTGCTTGGGAACGTAAGCAACAGTTGCCAAGCCGTCGATAACAACAAAATGATGTTCGCAATTACTCTGTACCGATACATTGCGTTCCACAACCATTTCGTTGTAAGACATTTTGTTATCGACTGTAGTACACTTTGGAAATGCTTCATAGTCTAGTCCCCAGAAAATCTCATTGACATACATCTTAGCAACACGCTTAGGCGTTTCGATAAGACTATCATCTTCTAAGTCTAATCCTAGAGTTTCCATGATTGACTTGAAGTGACCTTCAATGATTTCAATCTTTTCTTTTCTGTCTGTAGTATCTACTACAGTAGGTGTTTCGACACCCACGTTCTTTAAGTGCAAATGCACTTTACGACCCAACTCGGGGTCACATTTTGTTTTGTTGTATGACATATAGAATCCTTCCTAACGCGGATATGAAAATTGGAATGTGCTACCGTTGTGTAGCACATGTATTTATCACTTGTTTACTTGCTTGCAGCTTTTGCTTCTGCTCGTGCTGCCTTTTCAGCAGTGATTTCGTTACGGCGTGCTTTGATTGCTTTAGCCATTTCTGCTAATGCTTTACGGGCACGAGTACCTGCTGCTGCATTGCCTTTTTCAAACTTCTCATGCTCTGATAAGTATGCTTCTAGATGTGTGTTGATATCATTGTGTGCTGACATTTTTCTTTCCTTTTGTTTTCTTTGGTGTAACAGAATCAATCTGTTCTACGGAAGCAATTGCTTCCTGTACTTCTTTTAGAAGTTGCTCGTCATCCCAAACTAGTTCGACTGAGCCATCTTCAAAAGTCTTTACAGTCAAGTGTGTACCTTGACTAATCTTGGGCCAACCACCTGATGGTTGATTGGCTAATTTCTTTTTTGTTGCCATTATTTTGCTCCTGGATCTTTAGCAAGACCACGCCAATGTGTTACAGTGTGGTCTAAGAACTTCCACTTCTTACCAGTCCATTCACCTTTGTTAGGGTAGGGCCAGTTGATTGATTCTACTGTTAGAATTTCATAGATGCCTTTGCGAACTGGATTGATTTTAACAGGAAACCAATCAGTTAATTCAGGTCCTTCTTCTTCAATCACTGGTTCAGTTTCAAAGGGCCACTTAGCGGTTTCTTTTGTGTTAGCTACTGGGTTAGTGAACGGCCATTGAGCTCCTTCTTTGACATCAACAATTGGTGCAAGTTCAGGTAGAACTTCTTCTGTTGGCAATTCAATTGTATGAATGATTGTAGTAGGATCAATCAAACCACTAAATTCTTGGCCAGTATCTTTGTTAACTAGCTTCAATGGACCTGTCATGTAATACTCAGTGTCATCGTTAGACCAACCTAGTTCTTCAACACCTTCATACCAATTTTCTTCCCATGCTTCTTCAAATGCAGCAAGGTCTTCATCTGTGCAGTTGCGTCCTGCTTCTGTATCTGCCCAGCAGCCGTCAGATAAATCAACTAATTCCCAGCATTCATCATTATCGATGCAACTAAGTTCGTATTCTTCATTTTCAATCAAATCTTGGTGAGAGATTGGCATTTCATCTGATTCAACAGTGAATGTTCCCCAGCGATATCCTTCTTCACGAATGATTACCTTACCATCTTTAGTCCAAATTTGACGTTCGATAGAACTCTTTTTATATTCGGTTGATAATTCCCATGTTGCCATTTCAATCTTCCTCTTTAGGTTGTACGTCAGTTAAACGTTTCATCATTACATATTGGTCATATACCTCAGCCATTTGTGTTTTATCACCAAACAACCATGCGATACTAGCAGTAACTTTAGCCTCTGCTATATGTTCTTTATGTGTGTTTGGGAACTTACTCAATAGTAATGATTCCCAAAGTTCATCAGTATTTCGATACACGTGAATGCTTTCTATAATCGGTTGACATACGAAGGTATTGTTCACCCTTCCCCTCAATTATATCAACAATGCGGTCAATAGTCAAGTCAGTATAGTCACTGAGTTTGCCCATGTTCTCATGTGGCTTCTTCAATAGCTTCTCTAGTTTGTCCAAAGCATCTTCTATTGACCAAGGGACGTATAAACGTTCATGGTCGTTACTAAAAGTTTCAGGGAAAGAACGATAAGCAGGATAAAGTACATTACATCCCAGAGCGTCGGCTTCACTGACGGTGTTGCTGACCCAATCCTGTAAAGCACAATTAAAAACGACACGGCTATCGTTAACCACAGCATAGTAATCATTCTTGTTCAAATCCTCGTACACTTTTAATAGACCCACTTTTTGTAAGTCTCGTGTACGTTCCATATAACTGTCGTTGTTGCTTTTTAATTTAGCACCACTACAGATACAGAACTCTACACCACTACCAGGATGACGCTCAATCCACGCTTCAATCAAATCCATGTAGAAGTCTGGTTGCTTTTCTTGATCCCAACGTGCTGAGAATACAACACGGAGTTTGCGTTCATTAAATGGTTTGATAGTACCAACTCGTTCAATGACTTCTTGTTTACCAAACGCAAGACCGGAAATATTATAGATCGGGGCTTCCCAGCCTGCAATCTTCATGTTCATGACCATTTCTTCATTAGACGCAAGAATAGCACCTCCAGTTTGGTGTACAGCCGCACACACCATTTGTTCGTATAGGCCCATCCACTTGGACATCCCCCATACGTGAACAAAGTCATCAGGGTCAATTGACTGTGCGAGACACCTAACAAAAATTCTTGGACGATGTTTATCACTAACCTGATTAAGGATATAAGGTAGGCTTTCAAAGCCCGGTTGAAACATGTCTTCAAAGTAAACAACATCTTCATTTGTAACTTTACCTTCTTTCATCATCTTAACTAAGTTCATTAGTTGAGACATACCAAAATAACTACGACCATGTGCGTCAAGCACTTGACCGGTTACAATGGCTTGGTCACTAGACAATGTTTCACCGGGCACTACTACATAGTTGATGCCCCTACGTTTAAAGACACGCTCATTCCACTCTGTGAGTTGCAGAGTGTATCTTGCTTTGTAGGGTTCAAGACCCATGTAATATAGTGTTCTCATTCTTTTCTTTCAATATCTTCTTCTACACATTCTTCACCGTACTGAATTTCAACAATACGACATGGTATGCTATGTGGATTTACTAGCTGGTGCCATTCACCCTTTGGTACAGAATATGAATGATGTTCATTGAGTAACACAACTGGCAACATATAACCGTTTGGCATAGCCGACATTACACTACACATACCACTAGTAACTAACCAATATTCATTTCGTTTAAAATGCTTTTGCATACTTAAACTTTGACCTGGCTCTACTGTTAGTTCTTTTACTTTGCAGCCTGGTACTTCATGTAGTATACGATAATATCCCCATGTACGCAAAGTTTTCGGTGCTTTCCATTCTTGTAGTATCCAAGAACTCGAATTCATCTTGTCATTGCCGCCAACACCAAACACAAACGATAAGTGAAGCATTTGGTTGCTCATTTTCATTTCAGGAATATTATCAGTAGTTCTATCCCCACCGTTAGCAAAAACCATTTCACTATCTGGATAAATCTGTCTTACTTTTCTAATTGCATCACATGCTGAGTTATCCGAATCATCAAAATTGATGACTCTGGATACATCTTTAAGTTCAGATACGATAGTAGCACGTTCATCCCAAGGCATAAAAGGTTGACCCTTTTTACGAGCCAACCATTCGTCACTGTTCAACCCAACGACTAAAACATCGCCTAGTTGTTTTGCGGCTTTGAAATATTCAATGTGCCCAGAATGTAGTGGATCGAATCCACCAGTGACTAATACTACCTTTTTCATCGTGTGATTGCTTCAGGCCATTGATCCTTAGGATATTTTCCTGTCAACTGTTTATTATGTTGACGATATACGTAGGAGCGCATATCATATAGTGTAGATTCATCAAACTTGTAACCGAAGTCTACGCAGAAATCTCGGTACTTGTCCAAGTCATCAAAGATTTGACGGACACGTAGGTTAGGTTGGATGTTTGGTTTTGCCATTTTGTTTTCCTATTAAATTTTTAGGTTGTTGAGAGGTTGAGTTTTATTGTAAAAGATTGTGGCACCATTCTCACCGTCTTCTGAGACAGTAATAGTGATATCACGGTCGGGATATCGTGTAGCAATTTGGTTGTACAAATCGTCACTTAACATTTCACAACTTTTGTAATCCAACTGTAACGTACCTTGTGCATATAAATGCTCAAGCCAGCGCTTAAATTGAATAAACTCGATATCCCTATCGTTGTGAAAGACTTCAATCGACACATCAAAGTGAAAGATGTGACGATGCGGAGTTCCTAGAAAGCTAACGTCATACATGTCACCTGTTTTTAATGCAGGGTCTGTTGCCGCAGCCGGATAGCAATGAATGCCTTCCTTTTGAAATGTTACGAAAATCGTGCGCTTCGCAGCCTGTGCGATACGTTGACGTTGTTCGAATAATGCTTGTTCTCTTTGTTGTTCCATGTTATTCTCCTAATGCTTCGTTCATAGCATCATCGCTATCTAATTCTTCTTCGTCAGTTACTTCTGGTTCAGTTTGAACAACTTCGAATAGTTGGTCAAACATAGTAGACGCATTGATTGTTTTCTTGCCGCTAAAGCCTTGACTACCAGATGAGAATTGCATCCATAGTCTGCTATTAGCATCAATCAAATCAATAGCCTCTTGTTTAGTTTTCTTGGAGAAGATTTCGTCAATAACATCTTTGAACAACACACGTTCGAAGGTTTCGTTCATCAACATCTTAGGGATAACTCCCTTGTCATATTGACGATTAGCCTCTTGAACTGCATTCATGTGCATCCAAACGTTATGCGATTGAACCAATGTGTAACTCAATGTGTCCCAACTTGTTTTAGTTTCTTTACCATGTTGTCCTATGAAGCCTTGACCTCGATAGCACAGATCCTTAAGTAACATTCTATCAGTTACTGGACTATCAGTAAAGAGTTTATGGATGCCTTCAGCCAAAACAGCATCTTTGAATTTACGAGTATCGGTTGCGTATGACTTTTTCTCAGCAGTCTTTTCCATACTGTATGCCCACTTCTTGTTGTGTTCAATACTTGTGTTGAAATATGCTAGACCTTTAGCCGCACTATAGAATGGACTTGCACAGTCAAATGTAATTTGAAGTTTTGGGTTATGATACTTGCGAATGGCACGTTGAATGTCGCTAAACAATACAGCGTATTCTAAGATACTTGTACCTAAACAGTGAATCAAATCATGCTTACCCTCAACCATCAAGCCATCAAAAATGATATCAACCATTCTAGTTAGCATCAAGTGAACGTCAATCTTGTTCTGACCACCGAACGCCCAACCATTGAAGTGATTCTCTGGATAGATATTTGGGTCGCAATATTTCTTCATTTCGTTATACCATACTTCTGATTGTGTATGATTACGACCTTGAAGAACGTTTAAGAACTTACACTTGCCATTTCTATTCGCAACAAAGTATTCGTTGTTAATATGGGTAGCAGTGATAGCTTCTTCGATTGTGCTGATACCATGAGCACTCTTACCTGTCTTAGGATCCTTGATATGGAAGGTAGTTAAGGATTGTGATGGGATATCCAAACACATGCCATAGTCCATATATGTGTCCATCCATTTCAACACTTGTTGACGTTTCTTCATAGCACGTGGACAATTAGGATCTTTCCAATCAGCAGGCCACTGACATTTTAGAATTTGGAAACCACCGGAGTCACCCAACATAAATGTTCCTTCTTCACGATTACGAACTACCCATTCTTTAGGATCGTTATCCGTTGGATCTAAGTTAGCATGACCAGCAGAGTACAAACCCCACTTGTATGTATATAAACCTTCTTTACTGTTAAGAAAGTTTAAACATTCAACATCACCGTTGAATTGCTGAGGAATGCGAGATTGTTCAAAATAGTTTTCACCATTTTGTTGTTTACCTAAGCCAGCAATATAGAAACTGCTAACTGCTGGTAAGAACAATGCCCAATCGTCTTGTTGTTTTGCCGATAAGTTATCTTGATTCATTAAGGTACCATTGAAGGCTTGATGCCGTTGTCACCAGGACTGTTCAAAAGAGTTTGAATCATTTTGACTTGTTCCTGTTTTTGTTTGATTTGTTCTACTAAGTCTTTGATAGCAGGGTTTTCTTGTGCTTGTTTATCCAACAGCATTTCCTCGTCTTTTTTCTTACGTGCCCAATCTAATAACGATTGAGCTTCGTAAGTTAGTTCGACCGTAGCATGACTACCATACAACGGTTGCCATGCACTACCATCAAAGACTTTAATACATTGTGAATCAGTGTCGTACATCATATCTCCAACCATCTTGGCATTAGAGTTGTAACTTTTACTGATATACGTAGAAGATGTGCCTCCAGTCACCTGAAGGTATCTTCCACTTGTGTTGATTCCATTCAACATATTACTTTGCTTGTGCTGGAATTAGATATTGATAGACTGACAAACCAGAATCAACTGTGATTTCAGTTGCGCCTTGGTCGCTAATCTTAAATGTCTTGTCACCGGGCAAACTCAAGATGCTGATAACTTGACTAACTGGCCATTGCCATGGCTTGTTTAGTTGACCAGTAACACCTGAGTGAAACACAAAGTTACCGTTGTGAGTAGATGGATCACCAAAGAAGATTTTCAAGTCACCGTTATCTACTTTTGTAGTAAAGTGCTTTTCTTCTGAGTTAGCTTGGCTTTGCTTTTTCAAGCGTTGAATACCTGCTACAGTTGGCTCGACTTCAACGTTCCATGCTGCACCCTTGAAGATAACAGATTTAACTTTTTCTTCAACGATAGTTTTACCCATCAAGCGATAATCGTTAATGAATGACTTGTCTTTAGTTTCAAATCGAATGATAGTGGGTTGATCTGGGTCAGTTGCGTTTGTCTTGTTAACTGTGATAATTGATTCGTCATCATAGTCATCGAAACTAAGAATAGTTTTCAATTTAGACAAGTTTGGCATACCGAATGTACCGATGAATTCTGCGTTAGGTGCTTTCAATGTACCAGTTACGATAACAGAACGGTCTTCTGCAACCGCTGTGATAACTGTTTCTTTGTCGGTACCTGCAACTTTGATTAGGTCGATAAAGCCTAATGCTGAGGTATGCTCAATAATATCTTTTAATGTATCTTTCATTTTATGTCCTTGTTAATGTATTTAGGAATACTTAGTACGTATTATAGTGGAAGTCTTTACGTTTGTAAACAATTAGTTTACCCGAATGAGAACAAATCGTTAAACGTAGATTTAACGTCTGTGTTCTCACGTATCTTCCAATCTAGTACGCCCAGTAAGTTGTCAACTTTTTCATCTACCAATGTTGATTCCATTAAGTCATCATCGAATGGTAACTCTTTGAACCAATCTGGTAGTCGTAGTTCATCAGTTGGATAAGCAACACTGGTCATCTTTAATGGGTTAGGCTTTAGCTTACAAACTACAATCTTCATACCGTCAACAATCTTTTGAGAATAGTTGTCGCTATTCATTTCACGCAGATAGTTCCAGTTAATAGCTGCCATCGCATGACCGACGCCGCACTTACCTGTCTTCTTCCAATTGTTAGTATGAGTAGTTAGTTTGTTAACTGACTTAGGTGAGCCTTTAGTCCAAGATTCTTGTTCAGATAGCATACGCTTAAAGTCTTTGATAACTTCAATCACTTCTTCACGTGTCTTACCCTTTTGAATAACCATACTAAGAACTTCCATTAAGAATTCTTGTACGTATTTAGGCGTATCAGCACGTTTCAAATCTAGACCCATAGCCTTAATGTCACCGAGAGCACCGTCTTTATCTTTACGCTTACCTTCTTTATCAAAGATGTTGATAGCATAACGCTTCTTAACGATAAAGATTGCACGATCACCAATCAATTCACGACCAGCTTTAATGATTGCACCATTCTTGCGAGGAGCATGAAATGCTTTCTCCATGAATGCAGGGAAACTATCGTTAACGTTCTCACCGATTGAATCATACAATCCAATACAAGTTTCTTTGTCCCAATTCATTTCACCATTTGCAACTTGATCCTTTAATGCGGGCCAAGCAGTGAAGTAACAAGAGTCAGTGTCACCGTATACGATTGAACGACCATCAAGTTTGTATTCACCTTCGATACACTCGTTGATATGGCTCATCATGTGCTTAGTAATCTGACGACCACTTAGTGTAACTGATTGACCAATACGTTTGTCATAGAAACGACAGTGTTCGTTCAACAACGCACCGTAAGCTGAGTTCAATAGAATCTTACGAACCAACTGACGCTTATCGTAATAGTCGTACATGTCAGTGCCATATGCTTCTTTTGCTTTTGCTTGTGTCTCTTTACGTTCTGAGTACCAACGAGATAACAATCCGGGAATCACACCTTCTTTTTCATAAGTGTAAATTGTACCGTTCGCTGAAATCATCCAAGGCTTGTGACTGTCAAAGACCATCTTCCAAATCTCGGCTGCTGACATTTGAACAGAGCGACCATCTTCATAGTCAACCCAAAGCAATGTGCCTCTCTGTTGTTCCATAATTGCTGTGTACTCTAAAGCACCGAACAAGTTTTCCCACAAGATAGCACCAGTTACATCGTCATCGCCTTCTTTGTAAAACTTCTTAGCTTTAGCAAGGCGCTGACCTTTTTCTTTCATGTATTGGTCTGTGAGGTCCTGTCTGACCTGAGCAATGATGGTTTCTGGCGCCATGTTAAGTGCGCGGATAACTGACGGGTAGAGCGAGTTAATGTCGACGGCTCCGACCCAGTCATGCATTCCCTTTTGGGGATTAGCAACATAGGCACCTGCCGCTGGCTGTACATCTTCTTCATTTTCTTTCTTCCTTTTCTTGTCTGGGACTACCATTCCACGTGCATGTGCTTCGTTCATAATAGCCATTTCAATCATAGCTACTGAACCCATAACAGTGGGCAATAAAACCGTGTTCTCATGAGCCAAAGCATTAGCTAACTCTAAGAATTTTAGTTTGTTGTGAATCTTAACCAACAACATGGTATCTTGTCTGTTGTATTCTAAGAACTTAAACCAGTCCTTGTTATACAATTGGTCAAGCGTACCTTCGTATTGTGTTTTGTTCTCACCGACTTCCATCTCACCGATGAAGTCTAGTTTGTAACTGTGGCGTGATTCATAGTTGTACTTCTTATACAACTGTAAATAGTCCATGTGAATGCGACCGATCAAGTCATAAGTCATTTCAACTTTACCAAATCGTTCATACTCACGAGGCTTAGGAAGCTGTCCCATTAGACAGAACTTTCTAGTGTCGTCTTTTGACATTACACGTGTAACTCTATTGACCATGTATGGAATATCATAGCCTTCTGAGTTCCATCCAGTCATAACGTCAGCATCTTCAATCAACTGAAAGAATGTGTCGAACATATCCTTTTCATTATCAAAGATGATTGTGTTTTCAAACTTGCCTGCAATTTCTTCTGCTGTTTCTTTACTCATGTGTTTAGGTGGAATACACAATGTTACCAATGTGTCTTGCCAATCCAAATACAACGAGATAGCAGTTACTGGGTTGAATGGATCACTCGTAGGACTGAAACCCTTAACTGGGTCAAAGTCTACTTCAATGTCGAAAAAGCATGTGTGAAGTTTAGGTGGCTCAACACCTAAGTAGTTTTCACTCAACGCACGGAATACAACGTTAACGTCACTCTCGTAAAGTTGTTTACCAGAATGAATTCTACGTTCTTTTTCAAACTCTTGTCGTTTTCTTGTGCTGAATCTACTTACTGGTTTACCGTAAATACTTCGTTGCTTACCCTTTGGGTCTTCGTAGTAAAGAACATAGTTTGCCGGAAACTCTTTGTATGCTCTTTTACCCTCAGGGGTTCTCTCTACTACATAGATACGGTCTTCATCACGGGAATGAATAGCATCAACGTATGACATTAGAGAGTCTTACCTACAGTTTCCAAAATAGTGTTGAGTTCTTCGTTGTCGGCGTTAGTTTGTGTCAACGCAGCCTTGTGCGCTACACGAATAGCCTTTTTGAGTACAGAAGGTTTTACTTCCAATTCTTCTGCGATTGCTTTGATAGTGTCAGTTAAACCACCTTGCAACGTATCAATCTCGTGCATAACTGCCATGCCTTCATTGATAAGTTGGGTAAGTTTGATTTTCTGGTCGCCACTAAACATTTTTGCTGTCATATATAATCTCCTAAAGAAGTAGTTAGTATATATGAACTGCGTAGAGAAGTCAAACTTTTTACGTAATTATTTTAGCTTAGGATGACCGAATACGGTTTCTTGAATCTCTTGACCGTTTTGTAAAGTTCTACGATATGTGTCATCTTGAACCATGTGCAGGTTTGGATCACCGAACAGATTTTGTAAGAACTGTTCATTCTTAACATTTGGTGCATTTAACTTATGTAAGACATGACGCATGGCATCTGAGGATTCAATCCAAACACCTTGCTTCTGTAACAGTTCCAAAACTTTACCGATTGCTTTGTCTTTGCTTTGTCTAGTGCCATCATGCCCGACACCTTGTATTTTAATTCCCACCCAATCTTCACTCGGTCTATTCTTACGATAGAACACACATGCGTCAATGTCAGGATCTTGGTCCCAATCAATAACATTCCAATCACTAGGAATAACATCACGCAAACTTTGGATCATCGAACCTTTTGGTGTTACGGAATAGGCATGTTTAACTAAGTTAACTAATTCAGAACCAGCTTCATGCTTATCTGCATTAGATATAAGCAGTTCCCATTTATTCTTAGTTAGTTCAAATGCTCTCATCTTGAAGCTACCTTAAATGACTTACCCGGCTTAATAGGTTTAACATTCAATGCAGCTTGCCAATCTTTAGCTTTCTGTTCACGATTCTTTTGACCCTTCAACCCAGGGTTGATGTGCTTAGTAACTTGTTTGGTGTTACTGAAATTCTTTGCCTTAGGGTGAACGAATGTCATCCAATACCAAATGCTACTCAACGCAGCCGCAGTGGGTGTTGCAACTAAATCAGGCTGCTTAACAAAGTCAACTGGATGATTGATATACTTGGATACCCACTCACCTGCTTTTTGATAGTTGTACTTACCAGTCAATTGAATATATCCACGACCACGATACTTGATGCCATCGCCTGGATTAGTATTGCCTAGTTGTTTTGCTTTGTCTGGATTGTGTTGAATGTCGTACTTCTTAGCAAAACGTTCAGGTGAACCATATTCTTCCATTGTTGCAAAGTTGTCGCTTTCGTGGGCGCATTGTGCCATGAATGCCGCTAACTCCGATGGGTTAGTAATAAACTTCTTAGCCCACTTCATTAACAATTCTACTTTAGGATTGTTAGCAACTGGATTAACTTTAGCTTGAGCAACCCCTGATGCAGCCATTGCACCTGCACCTAGCGCACCTAGAAATCCTCTACGTGACATGTCTTCGGTAACGAATTCATTTGCTCTCATTAATCATTCTCTTTATTAGTGTAAAGATACTTAAAGGATCCTTATTATACTGCCTTTTAATCACTTCTCTTTTAAAATCAATGTCGTCTTTACCCTTCTCGAACAAATCGTCAGGGACTTCTTTTAACTTTTGTTGTACTTTATTGGAAGATTTCGGGATGTTGTTTGCCATAAATCTTTATGTACTTTCCAGCCATCATATCTGCCATTGCTTCGATAGGACTACCTGGATAACTGTCACCATCTTTAATCATGTTTAATTGGTCTTGTCTGTGATGCACAAGCTCATGGAATATTGTGCGGAAGATATCAACTAAGTTACGATTCTCAATGTAAACTGTAATATTGCCCTGGCTGTCATGTGAACCAGTACGATGCTGATCCTGTGCTTCTTCTGTATCTCTACTAAAATGGAATTTTGGTAGGGGCTCTTGTATGTTCAATGCGTTGTAAGACCACTTAATAAATTTGTCAATCTGTGCAGATTTATCGTCTGTAGGATCTACGTCGGTCTCACCCAAACGACTTTTGATGCGCTTTACCCAGTGATCTGGACTATGTCCGTATTTACTGACAAATAGATTATGCAACTTTTTAGAAGATACATTATGTTTAATACCAACTCGTTTCATTAAACGGTCGATTGCATCATAGTCAGTTCTTTTGAGGGTTGGAAGTTTGTCTGCTAGTTCTCTAACAGCGGATTCTTGGATAAATGATTCGGCTCGCATAATATATATTTATCTATAAAAGGAAAAAGCTCACTTAAAGAACTTGCGGTAGCGAATCGCTTGTTCTAGGGCAGCAGCCGCCCGACGCCTTCATGGTAGTAACTACCACGGTCCTAAGGCATGTTCTTATGTAATCTTGTTCTCAGGCTTGTCATACGCTCTACGGTCAGTAAGAGAGAATACCATTCCATCAACTGGGTCTTTTTTACTATACAAGTCCCAATCGGGTAATAGTCTTTTAATCATCTTAGCATATAATCCAATGCGACTATCTTCTTTTGCGTTGAATGTAATTTCTTCTACTCTATCAAGTCCGTATTCTTTTAAGAATGCTCTTGTAATATCCACAGCAGTTGACATTACTTCCGCTGAATTACCTGTACCAGTCTTACCAAACAAGTCTAATTCTTCGGGATCGTTTTCATAATCTCTCATTAAACGAAATTGTATTTCCCACTTCTTGGGATTACTACTTCGTGTAAATGCTTGCCAAATATAATCTCTTTTACCGACTTTGAAATATGCGGTTACTTCGCTATTTCCAAGGCGAGCCCATTCCCAGTTTTGTTTATTGGGTTCAAATACTTCAGAGATAAATTCAGTTGCTCTCATTATTGTGCCCTACGTACACCATACAAGTTGTGTGCTTGTGAGGGCACGTATGCTAAATGGTGCCCTAGTCTTTGCATTGCATCCTCATCGTCTGCAGCCATGAATGATGTAATAGTGGTTCCTGAATCTTTGCGATAGATTTGATATTGTTGCTGTTGAGGTTGACTTAACGGTTGAGGTTCCCCTGCTGTTGCTTGTGCTGTTGTACCATTTGCTGGTCTAGTATCTACAAATGGGCGCAATCTAGTAATCTTAGCATCATTCTTGTTCATTCTGCCCCAGTGTGGGTTATCTTTTACTGCTTCTTCCCATGCATGTTCAGGGCTGTCAGCAACAAGTTCAATTCGTTGACCATTGATAGCAACGTTAAACCACCATTGACCAGATTCTTTGCCCTGTGATTGTTTCAATGTTGCTAATGCTAATCTACGGAAATTAGCAACAACTTTTTGTGGGGCTCCACCAACTGCTGTAGCATATTGACTAAAATCATTAATCATCTTACCATAATCATCAGTTGAATCATCAGGATTCAACATCTTGTATAACTTCTTATAGTAGTCTTCTTTGTACTTTTGTGGGTCACATGCTGCATCCAATGCAACAACAAAACGATACAATGTATTTGTTAGCTTATCTAAATCTTCATTCAACCAGTCACCACCGGGACTTCTAAACTCTACATAACCATTTTTAGTGTTGATACTTGTATACTTGTCCGTAAAGCCAGTGTGAATCAATTTACTTGCTGCCAACGATAAACCGTTCTTCATTTGGTCTAGAATGTTTTTAGATTCTTCTTGTGATAGTTGCTTCCCTTTAACTTTGCTTACAGCACTACGGCAATAGTTATTTGATTGACGACCGAACTGTTGTAACACATACTCGTCACCTAATAACAATGCTAACTTAACATAGTCTAACTTATCAATAGAATAATTAGGGACACTAACACTCATATGCAACCCAGTTGAATCGTTTGTATAACAACCATACTCATTAGCCCACTTAACTACTGTAGCTAGGTCGGCTACTAATTCAGTTAATGGTAACGGTGGACTAACAAATTCTAATCCGGCATCGCCGCTATCATCAGTATCAATACTAGGGTCAGTTTCAATCGTGTATTCACCTGCTTCTCTAGGACCACCGTGACCTGCATATGTGTTCACACCTCTGCCGATTGCTCTACTAAATTCGTCAGCTAGATCACCTAAATCACCTTCACCACCTGAACGAGTTTGATAGGGCCAGAATACATCATGTCTATTACCAAACGAATGGTATACGTCAGTCATCCATTCGTAATTGTCACTCAGCCAATCACCTTCATCCGGGACGCTATAATTATCTCTAAACTCATCCTTGGCTCTATCATATATACGACCGTCATTGTCCCATTCGTCTTGTACGAATTCTTCAAATATCTCGTCTTTTCTAACTCTTACTAATTCTTCAAAGTCATGTGATTCTTCTGGTAGTTCAGGGTTTGCTTCACGAATTTCTTGTTTAGCTTGTTCTTCTGCATCATCTTCGTCAAACTCATCATTTTCTAAAATATAGTCTTTTAAGAATTCTTGACCTTCATCTCGCCATGCTTCTTCTTCTTGCTCAAAATACCACTCATTGTAATGTTCTTGCATGGATTCAATCATTGAACGAACGTCACTACGACTATTATTGCCGTCGCCGCCCATAAAGAAATCTTCAATGTTACCCCAACTACTAGCACGTTCATCTGAATCGTAGTCGTTTTCGTATTCGTATTCGTCTGGATCTTCAATATTAGGAACACCCATTTCAAATTCCATACCAGCAGTGGCATTGATGCTCTTAACAAGCATCTTCAATGAGCGTGGGCTCATGTTAACTTCATCAAGTCTCTGCTGTTCTACTAAAAAATCTATTGCTCTCATAGTGTTCTTTGTAATTGTTCTAGGGGAACACCTGCGTTTTTATATCCCCTTATTAGTTTATTTATGTAACTTTTGCTGGGTTCAGAACCTTCAAGTTCTTCTCTTGATTCTGGTGTTAGTGTGTACACGAACGCTTCATATCGTTTACCATTAGATATGACCGGAACCATCTTTCTGTCATACAACTGAGGGTAGCCTTCAATTTGATCCAATCTACTAATAACTTCTCTGTTAACTTCCCAGAGAGTTCCATAAACTTTACTTCTTGGTGTGGGGAGTACATTTGCATACATGAACATTTCAAATTCAAAGTTAGGTAGTTCTGCTTTACCAACTAATGGAATACCATCCATAATCTCAGGATCAGTCAGCATACCGTATGCAAAATAGTATATAGGTTGTTCACCAGCTTCTGTTAGGATGTCAGTTATCTTCATGGCTTGTCTAAGAACCTTGAGGCATTTGGTTTCGTTTTAGCACCGGGCTTAATCGCACCCCACTTATCTTGTAGTATAGCTTTCATCGCAGCTTGTGCGATTGGACTATTCAATGGGTAAGTAGAGGTTGAAGTCGTGAAGAACGCTTGTGCGTTGTTACCTCTACCGAACACTGGCTGCACTACTGTTCTGAGCATGTTACCGGGATTAGCTAATATCATGCCTACCATTTGTGGAGTCTTTGGAATAATATCTACAGTTACAAAACTAGTAGCCTGATTAACTAACTGTTTGGTGTCTGCGTTAAGAATCCTGCTAATTAATAATTGCTTCTCAGCTTCAGTTGAAGGTCTTGTTTTTACAGCACCAGCTTTAGGACCAGGGAACCATTGTTCATTTCTACCAAAACTCTTGATTACAGATTCGATAGGAAACTTAGGATTAACAATCGCAACTGGTGCAGATATAACAGGAAGTCCATGTTTCTGAATAATAGTTAACATTTTATTAGTGTCACCAAAACGCACGTTGCGTAGTTGATCTCCCATAGTAGCAATCTTGGCTAATTTTTCTTGGTACTCACGTTTATATAAGTTTGGATCACTAGCAATAATCATCGCACGAACAAAGCGACCAACTGTGTTGTACACCTTATTGTAGTCACTTAAATAGTCACCGCCTGCATGTCTAAATGAAATGTACTTACCATTGTAACTAATACTAGCTGTATGACCTTCAGTGTGATTTTTAATAATATCATTCAGCATCTTGTAGTTAGGTAGATTTGATGTTTTACGTTGACCAAATACCCCTGGCTTTTTACTTCTACTGTTAGTAGTTTGCATAGGTGAACGAGCGTATGAATCTAATTTATTAACCATTGCATAGTTTAGTCGTTGCATTGTTCCTTTTGCGTAACCGTTATTTTCGCGGTTATATTGTTGTAACACATAATCATCACCCAAGAACACTGCTAACTTTGTTACATCTAGTGTGTCAGGAATACTTACATTTATGTGTAAGCCTGTAGTGTTGTTAGTATATAGATTTAAACTTGATGCCATTGAATAGAATTTCTTCAATGCATCTATAGCTTTCATTGCTGGCAATGGGGGACTAACTATCTCAGCAGTAGTATCATCTTCATCATCGGCTGATAAGCTACCATCTGGTTCTATGTACCACTTGTCTAAATCTTTTGTATCTTCGTGGTAGTCGCTGAATATTATTACTTCTGATCCCATTGTCTTAGAAAGAGCAGGCTTCAATACGCCAGAAGCAGCAGCATAATATCCATCATCATCTTCTTCATCATACACATAGTCTTGCATCGCACTCCACACCCTCGCCGGATCGATATTGAAATATTTCAACATGTTTGCATATGCAGTATGGGGGATTAGTGTGCCAAACATTTCATAGTAATAATCGTTCCCATCCAAAAGCTCCATTAAATCATGCGCCTTGGATTCAATTTCACCTCTAGTGCTCGAATATACGTCTCTACCAAATCTACCTAGAAACGCAATTTGATATGACATTGATTTGGGATCTGCTTTTTTATTAGAATAACTTTTCAATCTCTGCTTAGTGATAGGAATGAACTTTGCTCTTATATCTTCTGGGAATTCTTTGAATAGTTCAATGCCTTTTTGCAATCTATTAGTTTGATCCTTTGTATAATAATCACTGAGACTATCATAACCTTTGATTGGCTTCTTGAAAGGGAACAACTTAGACATTTCTTCTACTGAAATATCCTGAGTGTTTGTTGATTCTAAGAATTCTTCCATGTAGATTTCAATTTTATCAAGGATCCCCTTTGAGTTATCACCCGTGTTACTGATAGTAGCACGAGGAATACATACTTCAAACTCGTACCCAACTAAGACACCCTTCTTTTCACCTTGCTCAATTGATTGAGCAAAAGCGGTAGGATTCATTGGGGCTTCATCTAATGTATTTTCGACTGTAAACTGAGATGCTCTCATTACTCACGTGCTTTCTTTAATATCGAACGAATGAACCACGCTTTCTTAGCATACAAATCTTGTAACTCAGCCATGTAGTTTTCTATACCATGTTGTTTTTCATTTGCTGCCTCATCGAACATTTGTGTTACTAATTGAATCATTGTTTCACAATCTTGCAGTGATTCAGTGAACATCAATTCAGCACGTGGGATCTTTGTTTGGTCTTGAATAACTGATAGTTCAGCATAGCGAGTTAAGCTGCCAGGTGTATAGTGACCTAAGATTCTAATGTACTCAGCAATCTTGTCAATTGTTCCAGCTACATCTCCGTATAATGTATCAAAGAATTCGTGATACTGAGGGAAATCACTACCTTCAACGTTCCAGTGAAAGTTTTGTGACTTGATAGCAAAACTTTGGGTGCTTGCTAATAATACTTTTAAATTGTCTGACAACATTTTGGTGGGTTTCCCTTATACTTCAAATAGAATTCAAAAACTGTTCTATCCATATATTTAGTGCTTCAATAATAGTGTAGCTAATACGTTAGGATCGTTAGCACTAATGTCACCCTCACCTGGCGCAACAATTACGTTGTACTTCATGCCAGCAACTTTTGGCTTACTTGTATACTCGTCATAGTTTAGAATACTATTAGCACTGATACCGTAGTAATCAGCTAAACGTTGCTTCAACTCTTTAGTTGCAGTAGGATCACGCATTACCCAACGTCCTCCAGCCCCTTCAGCATCAGCACCTTCTTTATCTAAGTTACCCTTAGCATCTTTCTTCAACAAGTCATAGAATAACTTCTCTGGAACGATACGACTGTTCTTTGTCTTCTCTAGTTCAGGGTCATCTTGCTTAACTTGTTTCTCTTGAGAAGTGTGAGCACCTTCTGACCAGTTGATAATAAAGTTACCTGGCTTATTAGCTAAGGCTGCATTAGCCATCTTAGTATAAGCATAGAACTTAACACCCGGATGTGTTTCAGCAATCTTCAATGCCATGTCTAAATATTCTGGGCTAAAGAAATCGCCAGCGTCATGCCAACGTATAGTCACAGTGTAACCACCTTTGTCGCCTAGTTTTTCTTCTTTGCTAATCTCTTTTGATAATTGGTTGAAGAATCCGTTTGGATCATTCAATAGATATGTAAGAATCTTACCGTCACTTAGCCAAGCATTCTTAAACTGAACCTTACCACCTTTCATAGCAAAGCAATCAACTTTACATGAACCAGCACCAGGACATGTGTTAACAATGATTAGTTTCCCTGTAGATTCATCAACAGCGATACCTGTCAATGCAGCGAAGCCAATGTTGAAGAACTGTTCTAGCTCTCCGTTTGAATGCTTCATCTTTTCGTTTTGCTTTAACAACGATTTGGGACGAACTTTTAATGCGTTAATAACGTCTTCTTCTCTGAATCTTTTACCATCAGCATCGTAGTAAGTTACTACGCTCGAACGATGAACGTAAGGCATCTTGAACTTGTCAGATTTAGTCTTACCACTGATATACTTTTCAGCACCCGGCTTAACTTCACCGGTCTTCTTACTAATCTTATCTTTAGCTTTCTTTGGCAAGCCTGTTTTCTTATCGATATCAGGTGTGCCAACTATACGTTTCATGTAGTCTTGGAACTCTTGATCTCCGAATTCTTTCTGTGGAGCCGGCAGTTCAGTTGCTTCATTTGTAGGTAACTTAGCACGTAATTCGTCAGCCATCTTCATGTAGTGTTGCTTACGAATATCACTACTTGAATTTTTAGCTCTACGCTCATAGTCAGTAATCATTTGCCACAAACGATTTGTATCACGTTGTGGTTTATCTTCTGCTACTTCTTCATGTTCTTGGTCGATCTTGTTAGGATCGACATCAATGCCTGCTTCGTCAGCAGCAACGAACTCTTCAGGAGACATAATTTGTGCCCCGAATTGTCCTGGAAGTTTTTTAGATTCTAGTAAGTTATTGATTTTCATTATTCACAATTCCATCTGCTCAATGCTTTTGCCTTAGGAGTTGGGCGACCTTTTTCGTCCTTCATTGGACCTTTGTTGCCACTCATTCTAGCGCAAAAGCTCTTACGGCGTTTTGCATCTTTAGATCCTGCTTTTAATTCTGATGGCTTTTTAGTCACAGCAGTTTGTAGTTTAGAACCCGGATTCTCTCTACGATATGCTTTAACTGCTTTTGGACTCATACCGTCAGTCTTGTCTTGTTTGTTAGTTTTCTGCCAATCTTCTTCGACACTTTCTTTTGGAACGCAGTTAGGAACTTTCTTTCCACCTTTATTCTTCATGCCAATTTGTTTGTAGTCTTTCCAGCATGGGTCTTTATCTTCTTTTGTCATTTTAGCAGATTTACTGATAATGTCTTTATCTTTCGGCTTACTACCGATATCTTTATCTTTGGCTTTATTGCTGATATCTTTATCAGCGCCCTTCTTAAAGATTTGAAAATCTTTATACAAATCACTAGCTAATTTATCTTCTGATACTTCAGCTTCATCCACCTTCTTTGGCAATGACTTGTAGTTTGCACCTCTGTCAGCACTATGAAACTCTTTGCCAACTTTCTGACTGATGCCAACTTTCTTAGCAAACTTTGGATTGTGTGCTACTGCTGCCATTGTTCTGAACTGTGCTTGGCTCTTAGACTTTTCATCTAACTTGTTGCCGTCTACTACATGATACTCATCTTTCATACCACGAATTTCATCACGAATAGCTTTTACTCTAGGATCATCATATCCTAAACGCTCTTCCATTCTTTCTAACTTGTCATACAATGCTTGGATGCGGTCTGATTCGCTAGATTCTTTTACACCCTTGAATTTATGACCTAATTCTTTCATCTTGTCATCAGCATGTTGTTCTAAACTAGCGTTAAGGCCCATTGTTCCGCGGTCGGCGCCGTTAATAGTAATCATTGGGTTGCGAACACCCTTCTTCTTACACCATGAAGCAACTTTAGCTTCTGCTTCTTCTGTTGAGTTTGCTGTTACAGTGACGAAATGTGCGTCTGCCGCAGTAGGACCATACTCAACTGTAGCACGATACTTTGTTGGTTGAGATTCGTCTTTCGCAACACCTTGCTCTTGCTCTTTGCGTTTACGATTTATTTCTTTCTGTTGTTGAATCATAAATTCTGCCTCTTTGTGTCCACGAGGCTTGCGAGGTTTCACAGTAGAAGCCTTCCATTCTTCGTAATCAAACGGTTCGTTGTCGTCCGAGCCTTCCGCCACACCTTGCTGTTTTTGTTTTTCAGCTTGTCTACGCTTTTCCGCGCCTTTGTCTAGCAACTTTGCTAGTTCTCTATCGCTCATGCCAGGCTTGTAACCAGGGTATTTGAATCCACCACTTCTTTCACCAGCAGTACCATCACTACGATGACGACCGCCGATATTTTCTTTAACTTCTTCTGCCGGACTAGCAAGTAATGTGTGTCCTGAACCTGTACCTCTAGTCATCCACACATGATACATCTTACCATCTTTACCTTTTAGTAACATAGCATCACGTGGCATCTTTGTTGTATCAGCACGAACAATCTTAGCACTTTGTCCACCAACTTCAACATGTGGTTGTTGTTTATCTAAATGGCCAGCACCAACTGCTAATGCGCCTGCTACTGCTGGAATGCCAACTAGTTTAGCTGTATCTCCCCAGACGCCTTCTTCTAATTCACTACCTTCATTTTGCATCACAAGATATTTCAAATCTGCTAATGCTTCTTGTTTAGTATCATATCCAACCATGTACTTACCAGTTAGATAATGTTTCCAATAATAAGGGCCATTACCTGGACTTGGTTCGTGGTCAATACCAACTTCACCTACTGATTTGCCTTTGTAGTTAACAATCTTTGGTGAGCCAACACTAATGTCGCTCATGCGATTACCAACTCTGGCTTCTTCTAAGTCGTCATCACCGTAGTAGATGTCCTCATAACGCTTGATTCTATTTTTAATATAGTCACGTTCATATTGACTTTTTGCATATCTTAATCTATTTGTCAAAACTGCGATTTCATCAGGAATTGTCCAATCACCGGTGAACTGGTCAAGATTTAAATCATCTGCTTCAACTGCATCATAATAATCTTCATCACTATCATAGTTGTGAGGATCTACTTCATTGACTTTCTCTTTCTCGGCTTGTGCAATATGTGCTTGTAACATATCCCACAATCTATCTGATTCAGATTTTTTCTTTTCTTGTTCTTTATCGCTTAGTTTAGCAGGTGGACGCTTACCAAACTCTTTTCTAGCAGTTTTAGTGTTAGCTTTCTTAGCTTCTTTCATGCCTTGAGGTTGAACAACATCACCGTAACCTGCAGGTAGATTCATTGGGTTATTACCCAAGTCTGCTTTTCCTGTAGTCTTTAGGTTTGTACCTTGAACTACTTGTTTAGCACGTGGGTCTCGCCAGTGATAGATTAAACCATCTTTACCTAGAACTTCGCTCTTGCTAGGGATTTGACCTGAAAGAGGCTTTCTTGGCTCTGGGAACTGATTACCTTCTGCTATGTCGTTCATGCGAGAAAAGTCACCGCTAGCGATTTCTTTAATGCGCTCTAGGATTTCTTCTAAAGGCAAGCCTGTGTTCTTCACAAGACTAGCTTCTAATTCTGCTTTTGTTTTTTCGTCAGCATTGTAATACAAGTTAAGAATATCTTGTGCTTTTTGTTGTTCACCTGGTTCAACTTCATCGTCCATAAAATCAGTTCCATCTAGATGGTAGATGCTCTTTAGTGGCTTATTAGGCTGTAATGATGCTTGTGGACGTAATTCTACTGCTGGTCCTGGTTTGTTGTATCCAGGTGCACTACCAAATGGTGCCGCGTTTAGTTTATTAGGTTGATCACCTGCTACAACTGATGATAGTATAGCTTGAATTCCCGCACTCATTCCATTACTAGTAGCACTAACTCCAGTATTAGCATCAAATCCTTGCCCTACTTCGTCACCGAAGTGCTTCTTTTCTAAGTTAGATAAACGAACCGCTAGAGCCATTCTTTCTCTTGGATTCGCCGCACTAAGTTGTTCACGTGCATGTTGTAGGAATTCCTCATGTGCCTGACTATCTTCTTTCCAACCTTCTTCAATTTCTTGTGTGTCTTGAGCAGCTTGTGGCTCTGGCATTTTACCAGTTCTAACAACATGCTCTAATTGTTGATACGTCATACCAACACTAGCTGCCCATTGTTGGCGCTCGTCTCGGGACATTCTGCCCCATGTTTGTTTTACAAACTCAATATTGTTTTCTAATTCTGTTCTACGAGCAATGATATTACCTGCAGTTCTCACTGGGCCATCCATGATGGCTTTAATTTCTCGTGTGTAAGAAGCATAACTATAACCCGTTACCACGCTACCTAGTTGTTGACCTAGAGTCCTACTGCCAAACTTTTTAACTTGTTGAGCACTCAATACTTTGGCTAAATGATGAGTGTCTTTACGAGCATATTCTGCTGCTACTAATTGTTCTTCTGCTGATTCAATCCATGCTTTGAATTCAGGCTCAGCTTGCATAGCCAAGTCATCTATTTCGTTGTTGTGAAAATCTAATGCTTGTTGATGACCATCTGGTCTGATTGGCATGTCAACTGTCACACTACCGATACCTGCTTCTTTGACTGTTTTTGAGTTAGGAAACTTACTACTAGTTTTAATACCCTGCAGCATAGAGCCTTTACCTCTACGTTGAACTTTTCCTACAGGACTAGCAACACTAGCAATCGCACCTGCAGTAGTTTCCTCAATTTTATCGTCTTCTAGGACTTTATCTGAGCGTCTGAATTTAGGAGCTTGTCCACCTTGACCTTGGTCAGGATTTGAAGTTGGGGTGATATTTTCTAAAAGATTGTTGATTTTCATACATAATTTCCGTGTATTATGTATTTATCGCTTTTAGAATATTGTCAAGGTAAATCCGTCTTTGCCATCTTCTTACTTTCTCAGTAATGGGGGAATACCTGCACGAGTTACTTTAAACCCAAATGCTTTTGCGTTCTTTTTGATTGCGTTAGGTCCTACATCAACACTTAATGCACGTTCCCAACGAGGATCATTCTTTTCTTTTTCGCTTGGAATGTACCCGGAGCATTCTTCTAAACCAACTTTGTCTAACTTCGTGTAATAATTAGGATCCTCAGCTAAATGATCCAAAGCAATTTCTTTCGCAACATCATACTTAGATGTATGTTCCATTTCAATTTTGATGCCTTTACTCAACTGGTCTTGAATATGTTTCTTGTCTACTTTATGTTTATGTGCTAGTTGACTGATAGACATTTCTGGCTTATCTAATAATTTAGATTCAGGTAGGCTTAATCTATCACTGTGTAAACTGTTCAACTTATCATACAACTTGCTTATGATATTTTTGTGCTTGATTGCCTTGTATGCTAAGTTTTCTGGGCCGAATTCACCGTTCAAATCTAAACCAGCTTGACGATATTTCTTCAAAGTTTTGAGTACGTTTTGAATCTTACCCATATCATTGCTTCTATATGCAAATTCAGCTAATTTGTAAATCTTATCGTATTTTAGTTTTGTAGCTGCTTGGTCAAAGTGTGCTCTACGTTTTCTGGGAAGTCTAAGCCAATGATCGTTCATTACTGAGTATTCACCCAAGCTAACCACCGGGGTGTTTGTGTCTTGTACATACAACTCTACTTCATAATCGTTGATGTAAATGTCATGTTGGTCATTATATACGACTTTTTTAGCGTCAAACAACTCACGGTATACATCGTCATTTTCAAACTTACTCATATCAACTAAGATATGTAAGTCTATATCGGAATGTCTTGTATAAGTATATGCGGCGTTAGATCCGGATATAGTAATGTCAGCAACATCTAACTGGTTGATTCCTAGATGTTCAATAAAATCTTCTGCTATCAATAATAGTTGTTGACGGACGTCGGAGTTCATGCGGTCACCGTCAAATATTGCTTGGTTTAGATCCGAATGAAAGTAAATTGCGTCACCTAGATTGAAATTGTGTAATTCTGTAAGGTTCATAGAGTATTTATGAAAAAAGGCTGTCATTGACAGCCTCATTTTTAAGCGTTTTGTATATTACGCTGTTTTCTTCTTAGCAGCCGCTTTCTTTGCGGGTGCTTTTGCTTGTGGATTAGCGGGAGTAGCTAAGTCTGGTACAGGTTGCATATTTGCTGATGCTGCATTTTGACGCTTTTTAACTTCTTCTAAGTACATAGGTCCGATTGTATTCAATAGATGGTCTTGATTTTCCATACAGAATACATAAGCACCTGAGTGACGCAATAAGACACGTTTATCAACGTAAATCTTACCACCTAAATCACGCCAGTTTTCACAGAATGTCCAGTCTTCTGAGTAGTAACGACCTTGACGCACTGCGGTGTCGAAGTAAGTCTTCAAGTGTTTGTCGTATTTTGGATCTAAACCGATATCGTTTTTGTATGGTTTAACTGCTGGGTGACTGTTCATCTTCTCAAACACATGACGCTTCATCAACAAGAAACCAGTACCTGCTTTAGATACTTCTTGGAATCCGTCAGCGCCTTCTTCTGCGCCTTCAAAGCCGTTAACTACCCACTTGATTGGCATAGTCTTCATTGGGTATAGTCCACCGATAACGTCAACGTTACGATTCAATAGAACTAACAAGTGCCATGGTTCCCAACCAATGTCAGCGTCAACAAAGAACAGGTGAGTTGATTCAGGTTGCTCTAAGAACTTAGCTGTTAGTGTGTTACGAGCACGTGAGATGAGTGATTCATTGACCATTGTTTCTAATGTCCAATCGATCCCCAATTGACGAGCAGTGTTAGCCCATTTGATAAATGACATGAATGTAGATTCTGTCAACATGCCACCGTAGCATGGCATAGCGATATGCACACGTGTAGTACGTAAATAATCTACGTCAACTTGAACTTGTCCGGGGCCCGGTACAGCCTGTTTGTCTTGTTGTGCTTGTTCAGCGATTTCCTGAACTTTTTCTACTGGAACTGTTTTCTTACCAGTTGGTTTACCGGTAACTTTTGCAGTTTCTCTTGGTGTTGTTTTCTTTGTTGCCATTTGGTCCTCTTTAAAGATAAAGATATTTACACAGTAAAGAGGGGGTCAAATTATTTTTCGTCTAGATAATCACTGTTTTCGGTCATATCATCTTCGTTATGGTCTGATTGACCTTTGACACCGTAATTACCACGACTGCCTTGACTACGTTCTTGCCAAACCATAAACGCTTTTGGACGATGCTTTACATACTTTTCATAAGCATACTTGTGTGCCATACCCATACTATCTGTTTGATATAATGGACCACCTATCCAATCAAATTGGTCTTCAGGGTTACATTGATATACTTGATACTCAGCGTATGGTAAACCATCATCTCCGTTGCCAGGAGCGAATTCGTCTAACTTGTGATGGTTGATTCGTTGCTCTTTGTCAACTTGGTCAGTGTTCTTTTGTAAACGTTCAGCATCAGCTTTTGCTTTCTCGGCAGCATCAGCACGAGCTTGTGCTCTGTTACTATCAGCGGCTGCTTTGTACATTGCAGCTTGATGACTTGGTGTTGGAAAAGCTCCCGCGATTGCACTTGCTTTACCTGCTGCACCTGCGGCCATTGCTGCTCCTAAGCCTTTAAGAATACCTCTACGTCCGATGTTTTCTTTCATACCTTGCGCTTTTACAATCTTGTATGTCCCGTGTGGGAATATAACGTTGTCAAACTTTGTTCCCATACCATGCTTTAATGTTACACCCTGTTCATTACTAGAACGAACTTCAAATGTCTCACCTGGTAACAAGTCTAAGATTCTTGGAGCTTGAATAATTGAAACAAGTTGGCCTGGCTGTGCAATTTCAGAACCTTCATTCAAATCACTTAATGGGTTATGTAAAGCACCATAGCTAGGATGACGAGGATCGTTGATGTTGATTGAATCGTCTTCCGGCTTTTTAGCAGGAGTACGCTTTTCGTTCTCTTTATCAATCAAGTCTCCCACCAATGCTTTCATTGGATCAGTCTTACGCAATTCTTCTCTTGCTCTGAGTTTTTCCATATGACGGTGAAACTCTTGTGCGTCAAAATTTTCTTCTAAACCTTGCTTTGGTTCGTAAACAGTGGGGTAACCAGTCTTGCGATTATACACACCCACTGTTTCACCTTGACTATTCTTAGCAATTACACTGTCAACTGCTCCGCCGCCTTCTTTGCGATTTCTAAACTTAACATCCGCGCCATGCTCTTTGCGAACTTGATTAGCCCATTTCTTAACGCTAACACCGGATGTGTTTTCATCTAAGTCATCATCTACATGAACCATCTGTGTTCCACCGTAAGCAAATTCACGATTTGGATCTAGCTTGTTGAACTTTTCTGCGGCTTGAATTGCTTCCTGTTTAGTAGCAAATAAGATAACGCCATCAGCATCTCTAGACTTCTTCCACTTACTACGACGGTTATACAATTCTTTTTCAACGACAAAGTGCATTGGAACTCTGTTGTCATCTTCAAAGCCATCAAATCCATTTGGAGCAAATTCGTCTAGTTGCTTTTGCTTGATGCTGCCATCTTTCATTAACTTGCCAACAATTCCATGTTGTTTCTTATCCATGCGAATCTTAGCACGACGACCTTCGATAAAACCAGCAATGAAATGTGGAACATGCTCACCAGACCAACTATTGATTTTCATTGCTCTATCAAGAGTCATGTTATCGCTCAATCCAAAACCTTTTGCCATACCATCATCATAGGCATAGTTAGGAGCCTTATCACCTTCATCGTCACCGCCATTAAACTCTGGACTCGGGGCGAATTCGTTTACTTTTTGTTGTGGCTGAAACTCTAAAGCACCTTCAGTATTGCCTTGAATGATATTAGCAATCTTATAGATGTTGTCAAATGTCAAATCAAAGTGACGCTCAAAAGGATGACCTTTTAACAAATTGAAACTTGTAAGTAGTCGTTTTTCTTCTTGCCCAAACAATCCACCTGTAAAATACTTACCGACTTGAATACTACCGCGTGTGCTAATAGCACCCTTGTTGCGGCCACCTGCTCTAGTCTCATAGTATGAGTAAAGCATTGTTGGACCAAACTCCATTGGATCGTGTGGAACGAATCGTGCTTTGATTGTAGACTTAACAATGTTTTCTACACAGTTAAAGTCTTTGTGTAAGATTTGTTTTAGTTGTTCAATAAACTCTGTCCAAGGAATAAACTTACGTGATCCACCACCTTCGTCTGGAGCGAATTCGTCTAATTGTGTGCTTCTACGATATTGTGATTGATCGGCAGGACGAACTTCAATATCGTTCATAGTGATATTGTATTTCTTAGTCAGTAGACCAACTAACTTGTCTAGCAAATAGTATGGAATCTTTTCTGCAACTCTATGCTTCCTGCCTTCCGGTGAGACATAGAAAGCATTAATCAACGCATCACGATCCATGATACGTGCCTCTTCTAATTCAGGCTGTGGTTGTTTAACGTCCTTTGATTGTTCGTATTCATCCCAACTGTTAAATCTTTTTTCTGGGGTTGGTTTAGGTTCTTTGGGTTTAGCAAAATACTTCATGTAACCACCACTGTCGTCCTGTTTTTGTGGTTGCTGAATTGCTTCTTTTAATTCATCTATTAGACTACGCACAACTTCTGTAGCAATTTGAGCAGATGCACTATCTGGACCGCATTGAGCTACGCATTGTTCAATTTTATCCATGACATATTCATCACCGAATCGTTTGAATAGTTCTGGTTTGACTGCATAAAGCATAGATGCTACTTGATTTGCTTTATCTATGTTTTTTCCATCTAGTGATTCACTCAGTGGCTGACCACTCATACCAGCATCTAATAACTTAACTACATTCTTTGCAAGTTGCGGCTTCTGTTGAGTAACAGGATACAAACTCATAACCATTGCTAGTTTGCGTTTTTCATTTAAGGTTGGCCATGCGTTGCGAATTTCAGTAGCACTAGTAATACCAGGACCAAACTTCACTGTAGGTAAATATGCAAAGTAAGCATGTTTACCGAATGGCTGTAACTTATCTTTGTTACCTTCTAACGGCTGAAAATATGCGGGACTTCCATCCTTCTTCATGCCACCAGGTTTAGGACTTTCGTTCTTATCTTTTTCACTACGAACAAATACTAATACGTCTTGTTCAGGATTAAAATTCTGAGTAATTTCTTTGGCTTGGAACGGGCTCTTAACTTGTATAAAATGCCCGGGTTGTACTCCAGCTAACTTAGCTAATTTTTCTTTGATGCTAAAAGGAAATGGTCTTTCACTCATATCATTTGTAGCAGCTACATATAATTCAGCACCAGGAAATGCTTCTTTTGCACTGTTGTACAATGACATATGTCCTGCGTGAAACGGGTGAAAACCCCCTGGCATGATGACAATTAAACTCATTAGTAGCTAACCTTGATATATTGAACTACACCCAAGCTACCAGTAACTACTGCTCTCAGCCAGATAAAGTTACCTGGCAAGTTATGAAATCCAGAATGGGTACCTGCTTGTGTTGCAGGTAATGGTTGATTGGGCAAAGATACTACAGCGCTGGCATTGAATGTGAATACATTAAACCAGTCGTTGTCATTCGTTAATACTGGGTCTGTTGCTAGACTAGCTTGAATGGTGACAGTACCAGTCATACCAGTAACACTCCAAGAAACTGTTTGCAAATCCGCATTAGCTAGATAATAAGCGGCAGCTGGCTTTTTATCGCCACGAGTTAATGACGTAACTGTAGTCTGTGGTAATAGGATTTGTACAGTTGATTGTGACATTATGCTCGTACCACTTCTACAACTACACCATCACCGGCAAGTTCTTGGGCAACTTGCTCTAATGATTCACACACTTCATTACTGGCGATTAAACCAGTATGTTCGGTGTTTTCTTTAACTAATTTGCTTAGTTTGATTACTACAACTTCTTCTACAATCTTTGCCATGAAAATACTCCATTAATAGAGTATTTATCATTCTGGACGTTTCTCAAGTTTATATCTGCGATGAATCAAGTCCCCAAACATAATAGAAAACAATGTATCTGTGCTTTCTTCGTCAAAATCAATGTAATAATGACTAGACATATACAAAGCATTCCAGTACCAAGTTGACTTTTGACCGGGGTTTAACCAAATACTGAATGAGTTGCTAGGGACAACAACTGTGCCTGTATCTTTGTATCTGTCAATGAACCTACGCAACCCATCTTTTGTGTTTTCGTCAATTCGTTTGCTTTTGAGGTAAACACGATAGTTATGCGGTGGTTTTTTGACATAGTATTTCGTACCCTGAGGGATTGACTGGTCAATCTCAGTATAATCTACTTTACCAATTCCCGGTGCAATATTTTCAAGTTCCTTAAGCAGATTCAAGTCGTTACTGAATACCGCAGCAGTTCCATCTTCGACTCGAAAACTAACATTATTCTTAGCGTTAGCTTGTTTGTATACTAGATAACGCTCAATACTAGGTAAGTCAATCTTGTCAATTTCTTCTTTGATTCGTTTACCACGATTTCCTGAATACATTGACTGTTTTGCAATCAACTTCTTGAACTCAGGGAATGTCTTCACTGAGTATGTGCGATTCAATCCCTCAAGAGTCAGTCTGGCTCGATAGTTATACTTACCATAGTAGAGGGTGCTACGCTCGTCTACGTAGTCAACCCCAGTGACATTTTTATTCGGATGCGACTTCAATGATGCCATCTTCTCCAACTTTCGTTACTAATTTTGGTACTACGTCAAACACGATTTCATCATTCTCAATACGTGTATTGATTGTAGAGTTTTTTATACGTTCGAACAAAATCTTCTTACTCAACGGTACTCGGACTAGTTCATCAATCTTACGTGCCAGAGGACGTGCTCCCATCTTAGGATCATATCCTTTGTCTGCTAAGAACTCAACAACTGGTTCAGACAGATTCAATGTGATTTCGTGAGCATCTTTCAAAGACTTCTTCAAGTCGTCAGTGAACTTAACCACAATCTTCTTGATAGCCAATGTGTCTAGTTTACCAAACTTACAGACCAAGTCAATACGATTACGGAATTCAGGTTTAAAGAACTCTTTCAACGCTTTGTCATCTTCACCTGTGCGTTCGTTGCTACCAAAACCAATCACTGCTTTTTCGCTATCAGCAGAACCCAAGTTACTAGTCATAATAATGATACAGTTCTTAGCATTAACTGATTTACCGTTAGTTCCAGTAACTTTACCGTCGTCAAGCAATTGCAAGAACACGTTAAAGATATCTGGGTGAGCCTTTTCAACTTCGTCAAACAACAAGATACTGTGTGGGTTCTTACTCAAGTCGTTGATGAGTTTACCACCACCTAAGTTACCTTCACCGTAACCTACATATCCGGGAGGTGCACCTAGCAATGAACTTACGTTGAACTTTTCACTGTATTCTGACATGTCATATTTGAGTAATGGCATGTCAAGATTCTCACTCAACAAACGTGCTAGTTCAGTTTTACCTGTACCAGTTGGGCCCAAGAACAAGAAACTTGCTAATGGCTTAGTCATCGTACTGATACCTGCAAAACTAACATAGATACGTTCAAGCACTTTGTTGACTGTTTCTTCTTGACCATACAACTTGTCTTTAACGTTAGATTCAAGGTTTTCGATACGTTCGTAACTGTCATTGTCAAGTTTATCAGCAGGGACACCTGCGATACGCTCAACTTGTTCGTAGATAAGTTCCTTAGTGATATCAACACCTTTGTTACCAGCGACACGTTGTTTAGCACAAGCCGCATCTAGCAAGTCAATACTCTTGTCTGGATTCTTACGGTCATGAATATAACGAGTAGCAGATTCAACTGCCGCTTTGATTGCTTCATCTGTGATTTTAACGTCATGGAAGTCATTCAAACGTGTACTTAGACCGGTAAGAATCTTAATCGTATTCTCATTGCTAGGTTCATCAATTGATACTTTGTAGAATCGGCGCATCAATGCACGATCCTTCTCAAACGATTCGTAGTACTCTTCCCAAGTTGTACTTGCGATAACTTTCAAGTAACCTTTTGTGATAGCTGGCTTAAGCATGTTAGCAAAGTCAACACCACCGTTGTTTGCATTACCTGAACCCTTCATTGTGTGTGCTTCGTCAATGAATAAGATTGCTTTCTTCTTGGTAGAAAGTGCTTCGATAACTGCTTTAATCTTTTCTTCAAAGTCACCACGATACTTAGAGCCGGCAAGCAATGCGCCCACTTCAACTGAGTATACATCGTGGTCTTTCAAGAACTCTGGGCATTCACCTGCGGTGATCTTTTGTGCAAGACCTTCAGCAATAGCAGTCTTACCTACACCAGGATCACCCACCATCAATACGTTACTCTTGAATCGTTTAGCCAACACGTTAACGATTTCGTCAACTTCTGTGTGACGCCCGATCATTGGTTCTAGTTTAGAAGTACGTGCCAACTCTGACAAGTTAGTTGTGTATTCTTCCAGAATGTCGTCTGCTTGTGATTCTGACAACTTACTGTGTGTTTCATCAGTTTTATAGTGTTTCTGCCAGAATGGGATGAACTCATTTTTACTGATACCGTACTTCAACAAGAAATAATGTGCATGACTATTACCTTCTGCGGCAATTGACAGGTACAAGTCAATAGTAGTTACTTGCTTACGACCAGTAAACAATACTTGCGTAATTGATCGGTTAATCACACGCTCAAGACCTGTCGTCTTCTTAGGTTGAATCTCTTGACCTTGCAAGTCTTTTGCTTCAATAGAATGTAGGTTGTCCACATACAATGAAAGCTCTTTCACCAAGGTGTCTGAGTCTGCCCCAAACGTATCAACACACTTCTTAAACGGTGCATGTGTCATTAGTGATAGCAACAAATGCTCTATCGTGCAGTATTCGTGGCTGCGTTCTTTAGCCAAATTTACCGCTTGTTCGATAATAGCTTCAATTTCAGGAGTGTTCATGTATTTCCTTGTTAAAAATGGTGTTTACTTTGATTTGGATTGCAAAATGCTATCAGTTATACGAGAATCAATTATATCTGGAATGAAGGGTTTTAGCAAGATATATTGGTCACCAAAATCACCATTTACTGGCAATCCGTTTTTCGGTAAACGTAATTTGCTTCCAGGTTGTGTTCTAGGCGGTACTGTTACTTCTAACGTTTTACCCGAAATTGTAGTGAACTCAAACTTCGAACCCACAATCAAATCGAAAATGTCTATCTCGTGTACTGAGTATAGATGAGGACCCTCACGTTCAAACTTTGCATGTGGATGAATTCTAAACTCTACTAATAAGATGCTATTCGGAATCAAGTTGTCATAGCGCATTGTTTGACCGTTCTCAACCCCCCGGGGGATTTGGATCTTAACTACCTTAGGTCCAGTATGGTCATTAAACTGCAATACCTGTTCATCTCCGTTAAATGCTTGTTCTAACGTTACCCAAACAGTCGTGCGATAGCTAGGTGGTTGTGGTCTAAACCCACCTGGGCGTCCTCCAAACATTTGCCCAAAAATGTCGTTCATGTCGAACCCATTCATGTTGAAGTGGAACCCTCCGGGCATCCCACCTTGTCCACTGAATGGATTTGGGTTATCGTATTCTTGTTTCTTTTGGGGGTCGCTTAGTGTTTCGTAGGCAGCTTGTACCTTTTGAAATTCAGCAGTATCACCACCTTTATCTGGGTGATGAATTGCTGCGAGCCTGCGATAGGCTTTCTTAATGTCGTCGGGGGTAGCGTTTTTGGCTACCCCCAATGTTGAATAGTGGTCAGTCATAATATTGAGTATAGCAGAGTTAGTCTGCTAAGTCAATATTTATTTTGCCGCGCCTTCGATTTTTTCTTTTGTTCTGCCATAAGCAGCGATACCAAGAACAGCACCCATTGCAATGTGGTATAGACCAGCACCTTGAAGTGTTAATGGTTGCCATTGACTTGTAACGTTACCGTGTGTCATTGCTTGTAACAATGACCATAATACTGGGAACAATACAAAATCACATGTACATGTCATCATGTACACCCAACCCATAACTGGGCGCCATTTCTTGTTGATCCAATCAGTTGCGTCTTTGTCCAATGCTACAGTAGATTCACCGCCCTCTGACATTGCGCCACCGCCACTTTTTAGTAAGTCTGCTTGGTTTGGTTGTTGAGACATTGTTGTTGCTCCTGTTGTCTGAGCGCCAAAGCCTGAGCTTCCACCGCCAAAACCTCCTGCAGGTGGAGTAGATCCGAAACCCCCTCCTGTTGCTGGCGTTGTTGTGCCGAAAGAGCCGGCTGTTGCTGTGTTGAAACCATTTGATGCTCCGAATGAACTCCCTGTCGGGAAGGCTGTTACTGCTGGATCGGCTGCCAACGCTTCATGATGGTCATCATCAGTTGCGATTGGATTCTCTTGACCTGCTTTTCTTGCCATTAATGTTGTTGCCATATTATAATCCTGCCTTTGCTAAAAACTCTTTCAATGCTGCGTCTGGTGCACCATACATTTTCTTTGCACCGACGCCAGACAACTCACGCATTTCGTTTAAGTCTGTTTCTTTTTCTTCTCTATACTTCTGTGGACTTAAAATGATTACTGACTTTAGTTGGTCTACGTCAGCATCATAGTCTTCATCATTAACAGTTACAGTCCAATCCTTTAGGGGCATGTCTGTCAATGTTTTTAAATCTTCAATCATTTCACAGATTCTTTCAGGTACACTAGTTCTGCGATTCAACTCAACAAACACTAGGAACTTACCCGGACTGATTTCACCTTCTGACACTTGAGCATCAAGTACATAATCATACCCGCGCTCTAACCAGTCAACTAAGTCTTCACCTACTTGTCTACCTTTTACAGTAAACGCAAGTGTGACAATTTCATCATCCGAGCCCATTTTAGCAGCATACTCGTCAACTGTAATCTCGGGCACCAATTGACCTACTAGATCATGGTAATCAAACCCTTCAAGTAATAGTCTAGTCATTACATCATCCCTCCGGGTGCTGGTGGCATTCCGCCGCCTGGTGCTGGTGGCATTCCGCTGCCCATTCCCATATCAGGACCTGGCATTCCGCCTTCTTGGTTGTCCTCAGTCTCGTTACTTTCTTTATCTAAATCATCATCGTAAGCTGTATCTAAGTCAGATAAGTCAATTGTCTGACCAGCTAAGTCGATTGATCCCTCACGAATATCATTCATCAATTCTTTTGGCATTTCGATACGAACTAACCAAACTTCACGCTCTACCATCTTTGGGTAATGTGTTCCGGGTTTATAGTCGCCTGGATCTTTAATCTCTACGGGAACTTTAATCTTTGTCTTTTTGAATTTAATGTCGCAACCAACACTCAGTAGTCTCTTTGCTCCGCTTGGATCGGGCATAAGTTTCAACGGATACATGAATGTACAAGATACATCGTAGCGTCTAACGTCAGGGCCTGCGACAAGTTCACCTAGTTCCCAGTTGCGGTAGGCATACAAATCTGATTCGTCTAATACACGTTCAAAATCTAGCAACGTGTTCATTGTTCCGTCGCTGGTGTAAATTCCCTTAATAGTATCAATGATACTAGGGTAGTCAATGTCATTGAAAAATTCGTCTGAAGGATTGCTCATAGTTTAGTATTTATCATTGTTGCAACGATAAGAAGCAATTAAGGAACTTTGGGGTTAGCTTAATATTTATCATATTTTTTTGCGTTTAAAGTACACTACATTGCGTGGTTTAACATGATTTAAATATCTTTGTGTTTTATGAGAACACGGCTCGACAAAAGGAGAATGCTTTGAGCAAGAGAAAAACAGGCGCTTTACGCAAACAGGAACAAGATACACGTTACGCACACAGTAAAAAACATGATACACAGACATTCTATGTGAAAGAATCAAAAACAATCAACTTTGACCAAGCAAGATTCAAACTTGATAAGAAACCTATCAATTTGATTCCAAAATCGGTTAACCAAGAGAAATACATCCTAGCACTTACTGACGAGAATACAGATATCGTAGTCGTCGGTGGACCAGCAGGAACAGGTAAAACTTATCTGGCTATGTTAGCAGCTATTAAGGCTCTAAAGTCAGGTGAATGTGACCGTATCATCTTGTCTAGACCTGCTATCGGAGTAGAAGATGAACAACACGGGTTCTTACCGGGGGATATTAATCAAAAGATGGAACCATGGACAAGACCTTTGCTTGATGTATTGAGAGAGTATTATACAGCAGCGGATATCGCCCACATGCTAGAAGAACAGATAGTGGAAATTGCACCCCTAGCATTCTGTCGAGGTCGAAACTTTAAGAACAGCTGGATCATATTAGATGAAGCTCAAAATGCAACACCTGGTCAACTCAAAATGATTATGACTAGAATCGGCGTTAACAGTAAGATTGTAATTACTGGTGACATTGAACAAGCCGATAGAAAAACAGCCGACAATGGGCTACTAGACTTACAAAATCGATTGAGAAAGGGGGTGATTCCAGGGTTGCAACTATGCCATTTTGAACTAAAAGATGTTCAAAGACATAGAATCATTGAGCATGTACTTAAACTGTACTCATAAGAAAAGGGGCTTAACGCCCCTTTTTCATTCTTCACTAGCTTCTTTTTCTAGTCTTTCTATCACTGATGGATAGACTTGTTTGTAATAACCAGACAACTGATCCCAGTCTGTCTCCATTGCTTTACCTTCAATCACACACTTAAGAACCTTTTTATCCTTAAAGTCTAAGATGGCGTTGCAAACTTGATGGTCTTTAGGCTTTACATTGCGTGAAAGTTCCACTTGTTCATCAATTTGTCCGTTTGGTTTACGTAAGTACGTAATTAGTAAGTATCTCATATTTTATCCTGTTAATTCAATGATAGTTGCCGCTAGGCAAATCTCTGGGATTCCAACAAGACTCAAGTTTGCTAGACCATTACGAATAATAATGATTGCTGCATCCTTGCGTTCATTGTCTTTGCCCCACAAATCTAAGTTGTTATACATCCAACGATACACTTCTTCAATGCGTGTTGGATATAGTCCCAAGAATTGTAGTAACTGCTGACGACCTTCAGTAATCTTACCTTGTTTGAACAAAGTTGCGGCTTCGATTAATAATTCTTCTTCACCGTTGCCCTGACTGACAGGTGGTAACAATTTACCTGTACTACTATTTACTTGAACTTGATTCAAACACTTACGCAAGTCAGGATACGTAGCACGAACATAGCTATCTAATGTATCTGGGTCTGCTTCGATCCCTTCTGTTGATAATACAGTGGCTACTCGAATCAAGAAATCATTCACGTCTGGCTTAGCAATGTGAAATTCGTGACAACGAGACTTCAACGCTGGAATAATCTTGTGAATATAGTTACATGTTAGAATATAACGAACTGTATCAGCGTATGCTTCCATATCATTACGCAACGCAGCCTGTGCATCACGTGATAGATAGTCGGCTTCGTCTAACAATAAGACTTTGAACTTACCGAATGGCATCGTTGATACAAAGCCATTAATTTTCTCACGCACATCTTCAATGCGCCCCTCACGACTTGCGTTGATTTCCATAACATCGTATTCTTCAATACCAAGTTCATGGATGAGAACTTTAGCTAAAGTAGTCTTACCTGTGCCTGCATCACCTGATAACAACAAGTGAGGGATAGTTCCAGACTGAATCCAGCCTTCTACCTGTTGCTTTTGTCTGTCGTCAACAAATACATAATCAGATGTTGAGTTCGGGCGATATTTTTCAACCCATAAATTATTTCTCATCGTTTCAATGCCTCTAAAGTCATAATTTTAGCAAGTTCTGTGCCTAAGTCAAGATCACTGGGTATTAAATGTAGTGCTTGGTCATTTGTATCTTTACGTTCGTTGTAATAGCTATACTCAACGATATGTCCACCCGTTGCTGGGTAGATTCTAAAGTTCATAGGTGATTGACTTAAATGGATGTGCCCATCGCTTGATGCTGTCGCACCTGCAATAGCGTTTCTATTTTTATATGTCTTTAATCCAATATTAATCTTGGGCATTGTGATAGTTTCGACTGCTCTTTGTTCAGCTTCTCTATCCTCTTTATCAACTGTATTGATGCCATTACGCAACCACTTGAAAAACCATTTCATTATATCTTATCACTCCATGTCATATCGTGTACAGGTTCATCTGATGCAAGTAGTATATCATTATTATCTACTCTGCGTATGGTCTTTTTACCCTCTTCATCTTCAATATTAACACCGCGAGTCCAACGACCATGACTAATCCAAATCCACTTGCCTACAACTAGTTCAGGGTCTTTCTGGTCAGGCCCAACAGCATAGATTCTTGCCCATCGTGGGCGAATACCTGCCGACTTCATATCGTCATTTGGCAATACGATACCACTGTGAGTAATACGTTCTTCGAAATCCATATCACACACGATAACATGGTCTCCAATTGCTTTGAATTGGTCTTTGTTGAACCTGTGAGGTTCAAAAGATAGTTTCTTTTCTTCAATCACTTGACAATATCCTCGTCATCATCAAAAAGTTCTTGTTCTTCTTTGGTCAATTCAACGGGTTCGTCTGGTTGAATTGTTGGTTGTGTTGGCTTCACTGGCGCCGGGGCTTGTTGAGTTGCTGGTTTACTGACTACGTTTTGATAGCTAGGCTTTACTCGTTTAGTGTTATCCGTGATAACTTTGTTATGACTATCAACTACGTCACCTCTAGCGTTAACGTTCATGTTACCCACTGCTCTAACCTTTTCGTTACGTGCAGCCAATTGTGACATATCTACCATTTTTCCCTGTGCAGTTCTTTGTATTGCCATTTTTTTCTCCTATTTTAGAAACTCGTCTATTGACAAGTCATAATGCAAACTATTTATACGGTGTACTCCAATCAGGTATAGAACGTAACTAGACACACTAGAGCCTCTACCTACTCCCCAGATTACCTTGTTAGTACGCATTGTATCAACTAAGTACTTACAGTAACAGAGTAATGGGAACATGTCTCGTTCTTGAAACAATAACAATTCTTCACCCACACGCTGTAATTCGTGATCCGTAGTACACAAGTCTAGTAAGTATTTGGCAATATCCAATTCAGCGTACTCAGTGGGCATTAACCATTTGTTCTGCTGATGTTTATCGAATTGGTCAAGTGTTAGATCCAGTTCTTGGTACACTTCAAGTTTGGGAACGTTGTCAACGTTAACGATTGCATCATTAAAGTTGATTTGTTTGTCTACGTAGGCACGTTTGATGATTCGTGTAGGGTCTTGTAAGAAAAGGTTGCACAAATCATCTTCATTTAAAATCTGTCTGCCGTAAATATCAGTTTGCATCTATCAATGATAACACAACATCAGATGTAATGCAACACTTATTTGTCCAATTTGTCAAAACTAGCAAACACAACTTCATTTGTTATGCGTTCGATCGGTTTAGTAACCCAACCCAATGACAACTCATCCCAAGCACTTGGTGTTTTGGTTAGCTTAACAACCTTTTTACCCCTAGACTTTGGTGCGATAGAATTGATTTTAGGAGTAGTATCGTTCCACCATCCCTTGTTGTTGAATGGGCCGATATTTTCTTCGATAGAGTGCATACAATATACACCATCACTCATGCGTGAAGTAATCTCGATATCACTAGCTACTAATCTACCTTCAGATATAGCATTCATCTTTACTAACAACATGATACCGATGATTTGGTCATAAGGATCTTCGGGTAATGTACATACTTTAATGCCTGCATCAGTAAACCTATCAAAACCCTCAGTATCAGTGTCACGTAAGAATACAGAATGCTCTAGTGCTTCGTTCAATAAGTATTTGATTCGTTCAAGGGCAATGTTTTGTTCCTCGATTGAATCTGTTTCTACTGTAAATGTAGTTGTTACATCATAACTGTTCATATAGAACTCGTTATCGAATGTTACTCCAGCCATAAATTCAAAATTTCTACTAATTCTTGCTGTCATTTGTTATCCTGTATGTTAATACTGTTGTTTAGATTTTGTTTCTTATAGAGAGCGTCCATGCGTTTGTTGTACTCGTTCTTGTAACTTTCCATAATCATATGCAGTTGACCAACCATGGCAGAATTTTGCATTCTATATGCAAAATTAAGTTTTTTGGTTAAGTCACCCATTATGGTTACCAAGTCTTCCATAGACTTGTCGCTTAGGTCTGTGATGAAAGGATGTTGCATTCAGATATTTAATGTATCTGAACGTAGTGAAAAATTAACTGACAGCGGTTAATGCCACTTTACCCCAAATAGTAGTCGTACCATCATATGTGCCCACACAAACATACATATAGCTACCATCTGCACACACATGTCCGGGCATGTCGCCGCGCAAGCCAGTACGTGTAGGTGTTCTAGTAGTAATTTGGTCAGCTTTTTGGTTTCTATTTGTAGGTTCTACGTCTAGAGTTGCACCGCAATCAATAGTAGAGAAATTATAGTGAAGTTCCGTGACGCCGCTAGGAATACTAACCATATTAGTGTAGGTAGTATCAGCAACAATGGCTCCGTTGCTAGAATAGTTTTCTAATAATCTAGCACTAGGGTTCATACCAGTTACAATGTTACCGCTTGAGTTAACAGTTGTTGTAGGGAATGTAATATAAGCAGATGAATTTGCCACAGTCAAAATCAATTGAACATTAGCTTGAGTTCCACTAGGTGGCCAAGCAGCAAAAGTAATAGCCGTATTCTGAGTAATAGTACCATATTGAACATCAGCCTTGCTTACGTTTACTAATACAGTCTCAGCTAAGTTTGATCCTAAATTGTACGTCTTGGCACGAAATCCTTGTATCGCTGCATTACTAAGCAAAGTGTTAGCCATATCATTGTTAAGTGACGTGCCGGTCAATGCTGACTTAACTATTGCTTTGCTTTGGATATCTGAAATTTCAGTACCAGCAGCATTTAAATTTTGCTTAATACTAGTAAAATTGTCTCTAAATCCCTGTGTGCTATTGTTCACACCTGGAGTAGGGTAAGTCGTGTCGATTGCGTTTGTGTTTATGTTGCTCATAATGTTATTCCGTTATATATTTAGTAGTCTACTGTCTTAGGTAAAATAGTTTTTCTAGGGAACAGTACAGGAATGTCGTATTGATCCATCGGGTCTGGTGTGGGGGTTGCACTAGGTAAGTTAGTCCATGCACCAGAATAGAGATTCGTGTTATAGTCAAACGTACCGCTACGGTCTACGTTGAATCTGTCTATAGAAAAATCTATTAGATTTAAAGTATACTCCCAGTTATTGTTAATGTTGTCTTTAATAGTCTCAGCGTATCCTGGCAATGTATATGCAATGACCCACGCTTGTACGTAACCCAATGTGTTACCGTTTATTTGCTGACTTGTCATCCATAATGGTAGTATGTCTTGACTTTGATTTTGAACAAGTCTATCGGTTAATTCAGTACGCATGTTTGTAGTACTAGCTGGATTTAAGTTTCTAACAAATCCACCAGTGAAACTATCATATATAGTACCCGATGATACAAAGAGTTGATTATTGGTTACAAAGTAAGGACCCAAGTCTAATGGGATTCTTCTTGGCCAAATAATTTCCTGCGGAATTGAGACTCCGTTTGCATTTATCAAATCGTCTACTATGTCAGCATATACTACTTCATACAAGATGTTGCCATTACTATCTCTTGCTACAGCAGTTTTAATTTCACCCAATACAACTTTTCGGTTGTAATGACTAGTACCAACCGCTTCGATGTACGTTGACAAGTTATAAGGTTCCATACCATAGATATGTACATATCTAACATCTGTTGCTTTACCGAAGTAAGGATCTTCTGCTCTGTATAGATACTCAGTAGGTATCAATGTATCATCAGTGAGCAAAGATTGAATTATAGTTCTTCCCTTAACATTAGGTGTAGCTTTGAAGTACAGATTTTCTGTAGGTACTTTGTATTTTTGATAGATTGTTAATGTAAACGTTCTATCATTACTTACCACCGGGTATATAGGATTATATGCTCTAATAGTAAAAGTGTAAGTTGATGATGTTCCTTCTTTCAACAAACCATTCACGTCTGGTTGGTTAGGAATTCTACCTACAATCTGTCCATTAGATAGTAGTTCTAAGTTAGGTGGCAAAGCTCCATCTAATAATCTGTATTCAATAGTCTGTGCAGAAGTCGCTTTAACGAACAATTCACTTATCGATCCGTTATTTACTGTGCCTAAATTAGCGACTGTATTCCAAACAATGTCTTCGGTTATACCGTTTGTGATTGTCATTTGAAATACTTCAGGGCTGCTAACGATACTAGTATTCATAGCCTTTGATACTGTCACTGCTATATCAAATTTAGCAATACTATCAGGAGGAAGAATAGGGGTTCCCGTAATCCATCCCGTGTTTGGATCTCCAGTCAAGCCGGTTGGTAGTTTACTGTACTGATACGTTATTCTATTTCTATCAAAATCATACCCAATGACTTTGAACGAGAAGTATTCACCTGAACGAACTGTAGGGATAATATTGTCTTCTGGTAAATAGTATCCGTAGTATGGATCCTCAGGATCCAATGGCTGTACTACCGGTGTGTTGTTAATAATTGCAGGTACTCTTGTGTTTGGTGGGTGATTTAAACTAAAGTTTCTCACTGTGATAGAGTATATTTTATTATCTATACCTAAGTGACTAGTCAGTTGCACACTAAACTCATATGTCTTTGTAGTTGGCGACCCGTTTAACAATATAGGTGGCTCAGGATATCCTGTAATTCTACCAGTTGTATCCATGAATAATCCCGGTGGGAGAATGCCTGAACTTAGTGTTACTCTATAATCAGTACCTATAACAGGGTTAGCTACGTTAATTGTATAATCAACATATTGACTATCTATGATGTTTAAGATTTCGCCTGGTTGTGTTTCGATGTGAACCCACTCAGAACCAAATATTTTTATTGAGAATGTTCTATCTTTGATTCCACCCATGTTATCCACAGCACGGATTGTAAACGTATGAATTGTTTCTACTGCTACGTTTTGGGGAGTACCCGACAATACACCCAAATTAGAAAACTTAACAGGATCACTGTCCATACCCACAGGTAAAGTACCATTCAATAATAAGTAGTTTACCGTAGCTGCAGGAGAAACTGGCTGTGCTAAGAACGAGACATTAAATGCTAGTCCAGATGGGAATAATCCCAACGAGCCAGCTGGCGTGATCCAATTTGGTTGTGACATATTAATGACCTTGCAATAAGTCTAATGCTAAGTGATAATGATGTTGTCTATCTTCTAAACCAATCGTACCGCCGTTGATTCTTTTTGTCAATGTAACAAAATCATCTTTGTCACAGTATTGATTCAAATTGTTATTATCCCAGAACCAACCGGCAGAGCTAACTGCTCCAGCGGGTGTTTCTAAGTAAGCTACTGTTTCTTCCACTGATATTCCCAAGTCTTCTGCAAATTTAGTATAGTTGTTCTTACCGGTTAATTGGATAAGCCCGCGACCACAGAAACGATATCCATCACCAGACTCCTCGCTTCCATTCCCCATACGATTAGCATAAACACGATTAGCAATTTTTTCAGGCTTTCTTTCATATTGTTTAGCAAGATCCTCTGTGGGGAAATATTTTTTAAAGGTCCCCATTAACCCTTTAGCACTGTAGTTTAAGTTCTCTTTCACGAATTGAAAGCCACCCGACTCATGTGCTGTTTGCGCTATGAAAGCTGCTGCACGATGCATATTATCGTACATGTCATAATACTCAGCTACCTCATGTAATGGAACTGCGTATAGTTCTAAGACACTACGTTTTGTCTTAGGGCATAGTTGTTGTAAAATATCTACTGTTATCATTTAATTTCCTTTATCCATAAACTCCGACCATTGTGTACCACTGAGTTACAGTAGCAGCAACAATCATCAATCTTGCGCCTGCACCCAATGAGAATGATCCATTAGTAGCCAAGCTATCAATATTTCCACCAGTTGAAGGGTAAATCTTCACTGGGAATGCAGTTGTGTTAACAATGATAAGTTGCATACCAATTGTTGGGGCCGGTAACTTAATACCATCATTGATACCTGTTGCAACAGTTGAAATCACGTTTACCTGCTTAGTCAATAGTGTCGCTCCGGCTTGATTAGTACCCGCTGCCGAGACACCAGTACCTACACTTGCTAAGAAGAAGCCAGTTGAAGTAACATCAGTACCAGTGAATCCACCTGACAATGTTAGTCCAGTTAACGTACCAACACTCGTGATATTCGGTTGACTACTTGATATTACAGTATCACTTTGCAATGCCGCTGATGCCTTTGCTCCACCAGTAATAGTACCTACACCTGAAACGAATCCAGTAGACCCAGTTGCAGTACATGAGAATGTCACAGTTGATGCAGAACATGTTATTACAGTTGCAGTTACGTTATAACCAGTAGGTGTGACACCTGCTATCGTGATAGATTGTCCAATTGAGTATGGTGCAAAAGTGCGTGTACTAAATCCTAATGTTGCTACAGAACCAGTACCTGCTACACTTGTAACTGCCACGACTGTACTAGCATTTAAGATATTCAATCCAGTGATGCTAGAACCATTACCACTAAACAATGTAGCAGTGAATGTTCCGCCTGATACGTTACCAAATGTACCATTACCAGTTACATTTAACACGCCGCCAGTTGTAATGTTACCACCTGTAATGTTTCCAGTAGCTGTCAATACACCGCTGGTTACTAAATTGCCACCAGTTACAGTACCTGTAGCTGAGATCAATCCACCAGTAGTTAAATTACCACCCGATACGTTTCCGCTTGATGTTACACTTACAGAGATTACTTCGTTCGTTGTCAAATTGCCAACGTTAGCATTACCATCTACTTTTAGTATTCCACTTGCTACTAGGTTTGCACCGCTAATATTGCCTGCGATAGAAACAACGTTACCGGTAATAGAATTAACAGCAGTAATGTTGCCCATACTTGCATTACCGGTTACTTGCAAGAATCCACTAGTAGATAAGTTGCCACCTGATACGTTACCTGATGCAGATAAGATACCAGCAGTAATCAAGTTAGCACCAGTTACATTACCTGATGCAGTGATAGTTGTAGAGTTTAATGTAGTGATATCACCTGTACCAGCCGCTACTGCGCCTGATGTTACGATATTACCACCTGATACGTTACCTGTAATAGTTAATAGATTAGAAACTTTATCAAATGTCATGCCGGCAACCGCAGCAGTGTTACCGTCATCATTGAATAATAGTTGGGTTGTGTTTCCTGGAGCAGCTACTACACCACCCGGGGGAACTACAACGTTACCAGTAATAGTTGTTGCACTGAATGAGCCAGTGACATTCATAGTTGCAGCAGTTAAATCACCTACAACCGAGATGTTACCTGTACTTAGATCCCCTGAAACTGAAAGATTACTTAAAATACCCACTGAAGTGATATTTGGCTGTGAAGAAGAAGTCAATGTTCCTTGAACATACGTAGCAGTGACATTCCCTACGTCTAAGTTACCGGTGATTGTTGCGCTGTCAATTGCGATACCACCATCACCAGTAGATGTGATAGTAGAGGTTCCCAATTTCAACGAATTGCCACTTAGGAACAAATCTCGCCATCTATGTGTTGGGGATCCTAAATCTTGGGTCTCGTTACCATACGGTAACAAGTCAGTGTTTACATACGATGTGACACTCAATCCACCGACTGTAGCATTTGCTACAACAGTCAAATGAGCTCCTACATTTGCGTTACCTGTAATATTTGCTGCGCCTACTGCACGTAAGTTTGCACCACTAATATTTCCTGTGATGGTAGCAGTTCCGCCAATAGTAATGTTACCTGTACCAGTTATATCACCTGATGCTGCGATATTACCAGCAGATATTTCACCATATATAGTAGCAGAAGAACGAATGTTACCAGTGACGTTTACGTTACCTGTTACGTTAGCATTGGCAGTAACTGTTAGTTTACCGCCAACAGATGCATTACTACCCACACTCAACAAACCAGTAGCATCAATGTTTCCACCTGTAGTTAAATTACCTACTGTTGCAGTACCAGTGACAGCAGCAACACCGGATGCAGAAATATTAGCAGTCGTCAATGTACCTGTTAAAGTAACATTACCCACTGAAATGTTTGTAGATACAATTAAGTTAGAAATAATAACACCAGCACTGTTTGCGCTGATTGTTTGAGGACCTAACGCTAACGTACTTCCGCTTAAGTATAAATCTCTCCAACGACTAGATGGGGTGCCCAGATCGTATGATACGTTAGCGTTGGGTGTTAGTCCAGAGCCTACGTTAGTTGCAATCAAGCTACCAATTCTTACGTTTCCGGAAAAGTTAGCGTTATTAGCCGAAATTGCATTAGACAAACCGACAACAAAAGGTGTTGCGGCTGCGCTAACGTTTGCAGTGTTGCTAGTTGGACTATATGACCCTTGATCCACTGTCAAACCATTAGCGGTTTGCATTTTGATATATGGGATGTTCGCAGTAATAAAGATGTTACCGCTGTTATCATTCTGTGCTAGACCGGGACCTACGTAAACGTTACTTACACCGGATACTAGCGTAGTGCTATACAACTCGTTAAAGTTATCTTGAATTTTCTGGAACGCTGCTCTAATAGGATCCGCTGATGGATCATTAGGGAAAGTACCAAAATCAATAAATTGCTGGGACATGTTTCTATCTACCTTATAGAGTATTTATCAAAGCGAGTAGCCAAAAAAATAGCCCACCGAAGTGAGCTATTTAAAATACGGTTTTATTATTTTTTAATACCGCTTAACTTTTTCCATTGTGCCAATGACTCAGCCATTGATACTTGAGTCGGATTGCCGACTGTCTGGTCACGCTTTAACTTGTGCATATCGCCGCCCATTGACAATAAAGCCTTTAGCTTCATTAATTCAGTGTCGCCCATAGCGTTTCCACCTGCGTCATTTGCGAACTCATTCACTTGCTCTGAATCGCATTCACATGATGATTCCATCATACCGCACTCATTACACTCATGCTCACCTTCTTTAACTGGTAGATTTTGACCACCTGTTTTGATTTTTTGTTGACTATCAGGGATATTATCAGATTTCTTTTGACGAACTTCTTGGCCAAAAGCATTACCTTCGTCAGTTGTTTCTGTTTCGTCATCTTCTGATTCTTCATCATCAGATTCTTCATCCGAACCTTCTTCATCACTGTCTGCTGGCTCTAGAGTTTGAGATTGTTCTTCACCACCTTGGTCATCAGAACCTTCTTCATCTTCATAGTCTTGACCACCTTCTTCGCCGCCAATAGCAACTACTTCGGCATCGCCACCACCCAAACCAGCCATTTTCTTAATCATGTCTAACATATCACCGTCATCACCAACTACGTCTGGACTCGGTTGAGGTTCTGTACCTGTACCTGTTGGTTCATCTTCACCGCCTTGAGCTACACCGTAGCCGATTTCAGGAGATGCTGGTTCTGCACCAAATCCACCAATACCTGCATTACGTAATACTGACATCAATGATTGTGCATCATTTTCAGTAGCGGTAACGCTTACTGAATCAGGTGCACCCTGTTGACCTTGACTTGAAGATACGGTGATACCTTCTGTCAATAAACCGTTTAATTGCTTTTCCCAGCTTTCTACTTGGATATCTTTCATATTTTTACCTTCAAATGTTGATTCTTTTGTGCCTCTGATAAAATCAAATGCTCTACGTGCGCCTGCACCAATTTCTTGCGTAGTGCGCTCAATTGGATCTACTTTCCACGGAGTCTTCGGTGGATTAGGATCTACTGCTACAAATCTACTTGGCTTAGCATCTAAACCATGTTGAGTATGCTGTCTAATGCTATCAACTGGACCTGGCGCATCATTGGCTTCTTCTAAGCTAGAATCGAAATCAGTAAAACCGAATTCTTCTAATGCTGCATCTCGTAATTGACTCTTTAGAGTGTGTGATAAACGTCTATATCTATCATCATGTGCTAATGTCTTATCGATAACACGAGTAGCTAGTGCTCTGTCTTGTAATTCTACTGCTGGTTTGATATTGTAACCTTGAGCTCCTACATTCAAATCATCAAATAGACGTAACATTAATTCTTTCATTGAACCTTCATTTAACTGAATGCTCTCTGCTACTTTCTTCTTGTCTTTAACGGCTTTCTTAAAAGTTTCTTTCTTGTTACCGTCTTTGTCAACGTCTAAGAAATCTGGTTTAGCTTCTTCAAGTTTACCTTGTGCTTTTAATTTGTTACGTACAGCACCTGCTACACGTTCGCCGGCAGCTTTTGAACCATACTTTTGACCCGCTGACTTAGCAATCTTAGCAAAGTTCTTACCTGGTTTACCTTCGTCTTTACCTTCAGACATACCTTGTTCGTCAGATGCAAATGACATTTCACCCTTACCAATGGATTGTTTAATCTGTTGTGCAAGTTGTGGATTGTCAACTGTGCCTAATGTCTTGTTACCTTGTTGAATAACTTGAGTTTGTGTCTGTGAAGCTGGTTTGATTTCGATTTGATCTCCACCTGTTTCTTCTAGTGATTGATAATCAATACCTAACTCAGCAGCCTTACGCTTCAAGTCGTCTTGGATTGCTCTCGAAACAGCGATGTTAGCTCTCAAGCCTGAACCAAAGCCTGAATTGTCATGTTGATGCTTCATAATAGTACCACTCATTCTTTGAGCATACTTTTGAGCAACTTTGAACTGTTCTGGAGTTTGTACCGACTTAATAACTTTTGCTAATTTACCTAAGTTAGCTGCAACGTTTGTGTGGTCAACGCCACCGAACATGCCTTCCATTACGGCTTCAGCATTCTTAGTATCTTCGACAGATTCCATGTACTCTTTTAATGAGTGCTTCTTAGATACTTTACCTACTTCTTTCTTAGGCTTCTTGCCACCGAATACAGAATTTAACGCTGAACTATCAAACTTTTTAGTATCATCGTTTTCTTCTTTCTTAGGGCGACCGCGACCTTTTTTCTCAGCCTTTGGCTTTTCTTTTTTCTTTTCGTTACCTTCTTTGTCAGTGTCATATTCAGTACCGTAAGTACCTTTATGAACACGACCTTTGCCGGTTTCTTTTGTTTCACCTTCACTTAGAGAAGTGAGTGAATGTAATAGGCTTCTAAAATCCATTATCGTGATCCTCTTTTATCTAATTTATCTTCGATTCGACCTAGTTGTTTTGACAACTCAGCTAGTTTATCGTTCATTGCTTCTTGTCTTACACTGTTGATAGTTAGCTTGTTATCAACTTCTTTAATCTTACTGTCCATTGTAAGGTAGCCACCACCACCAATTCCACATGCACTGATAACAATCCAGCTTAATTGTTTGGCTGTAAAATCAATCATTTGCTAAATCCTTTGCCACCTGTAGCTGGTAAATCAGGGCGTGTCATTTTAGTCATAGGACTCTTAGTTTGAATACCTTCTTTACTCTTGTTAGGAGCAGTTGGAGTTTGTTTGCTTGCGTAAGGAATATCAATACTAGGTTTCTTAGGAAGAACTTTATCTAAGTATTGATTTGCGTATTCTTTAGCTGCTTTGCCACCGTCATCTGATAACTCATTATTAAGTAAGATTGGTGAATGTTCTGCTTCGTTTGCATACTTGTCATTCTCTGCGTTGATTGTATCATTGTAATCAGAAGTAACGACACGTACATTGTTGATGTTCTTGCCCAATAATTGAACAATTTGTTGAATCATTGGCTCTGTTGCTGGATATTTGAATTCAGCATTGATAATTGTAATCGACTCATTCTCTAAGTCAGGGAAACCATATGGGTTCTTTTGAATTGGAGTAGTCTTTGGTTCTTCAATCTTTACTGGATCGAATTTAGAAAGGTTGTGTTTAAACATATCTAAAAAGTTCTTATCAACATCGCCTGCGATTTTGATAGTGTAACGATATGTTCTAACTGATTCTGTTAGGTAGTGACGAAGGCTTTTCATTATGTTATTCCTATTATATTATTTATGCTTTTTACTCTTTTTTACTTCCAAGAATCTGTTTCAGAAGTTCGTTTCTATCTACTAAACTTCCTTCACCTAATGGCGTATTTTCGATTTCTTCTGGTCCTTTGCTAGTAGCAATCTTATGATCCATTGCAGCTTTCTTCAATTGTAAGTCTAGCATTTTTAATTTTTTGTTGATTTTTGCAGTCTTTGATGTGATAGCATGACCTAGGAATGAACTAGCACTATTGAAAATTTCGCTTGCAAAACGACTATCTACTTGCATTCCCAAATCCATCAAGTCTTTGTAGCTCTCAGTAGCTAGATTTGCTAACTCGTCCATTTCATTGTCGCTGGCTTCAAGTCCGCGCACTTGTGGTAATGCGTTCTCAATTTTATCTAGAGTTTCAAACGCTTCCTGCGTAACTTCTTGTGCTTCCTCTAATGAAACATTATCACTACCAATATCTTCATCTTCAGGTAGTTCAAACAATTCGTTGAGTTTCTTTGTCATACTATTATCCTATAATAGTAGTATTTATTACTTGCGACTTGCCTTGTAGAAAAGGTCATCTTCTGTGATAACTCTAAACGTAAATCCATTAGCTTGACAATATGCTTTTGCACTAGCCCACTTTGCGTGGTTGACTGCCACTACTATTCTATCCCTGGCACTAGCAGTGCGACTTTCGATTAGACTTTGTTTTTTGGGTTTAATTTCTACGATTTCAGCTAGTTGCTTGCCGTGTTTGTTTTGATACACTACAAAGAAGTCTGGGATATAATTGTGAATCTTGCCGTCTAATGGGCTTCTGTAGGGGATTACAATAGATTCACTAGCCCATTTCAATACGTTCTTGTTAGTGTCGCAGAATTGCATGAACGTTAGTTCCCAACCACTGCGATACTTGGGCTTGTGATTACCTATATATTTCTCAGAATTTTTAGGTGTGAATATCCCCTGAGCCCAATTAGCCATTAGATTACCACGTTTCGTTGTATGCTTTGATTAGGCGATGGGATAACGCCTATGCCGAACAATGTACTCTTACTTCTGATACTATTCAAATAGTATGTAAGAATCGCATTGGTTTCAAACTTTGTTGTTCCTTTTACGTCTTCCATGACACGCATTGCACTTTCACCGGTGATGTTGGCGATTCTGAAAATAATTGTTGTAAAGTTTCTAGCAATAACTTTACTCTTTGACATGTCATAAAAATAAGAATATACAATCTCATATTGATTTGCGTCTACAACTAAGTCAAAGTCATAGAATCTATCAAATACTCTTACTGTACTATCTAAATTGGATCTTGGTTGGTCTAGTGATTGTGCCATAAGCTACCTCTTTGAAGTATTTATGTTTGGTTATCCGACCTTCTTAGGACCAGACACGACACCCTTAAATGCGCCGTTGATTGAATCCGAAGTGTTCTTAATCACAGTTGCCGCATTTACTGGAAAGCCGAACATTGTGTTTCTGTTTGGGGTGCCGGCTAATGCGTTGGTTGCAGCACCAAGTGCTTCACCTTTAGCAATTTGCAAAATGTTCTGTGGGTTTTTGAATGTGTTCTTAGCTGCGCCAGCTTTTTGAATCGCACCCAAGATATTACCTGATTCTAAATCGCTGAAGATACCACCGGCTGCATCAACAAGACCACCTTGACCAAGAATTGATGCGTTTGAGCCCGGGCGAGCTATAGGACTTAGAGTTCTATCATAATGGTCTTCTGTACCAAACATCTTAACTAAGTCGTCTGGCTTCTTACCATTCAATGCACCTTCATAGTACTTTACTGTTTCATACTGAAGTGTCATTTGATTTTCCATCACGCCGTTACCCTGAGCATAGTCATATGTATCGTGTGAGAAACTTTCAATCATGGGATTTATCAATCTATACAATGCAAAATTGTGTTGATTGAAACCATAAATGTTGATCGCTTTAAAGAATGGAGCTTTAGAAACGCCCAATGATGCCGCTGTATTAGTTGCAGGGGATTTACCTGTTTCACCGATATAACCCCAATCATCGCTACCGTTGATACTAGCATCATATATGTTTCTATGATTCAAGTTATAACGATTACCGTAACCACCGTCACCAAACGTATCTGCTGGTAATCCTGAGTTACTGTCTTGTTGAGTTGCATCTTTGTAATAGTAGGTATAATATGTATACCACATTTTACGAATCAAATTACTATTATCATCATGGAATGCAATGTTAATAGGATCGTATTTTAATTTTGTTTGAACTACACGCTTACGATTGTATTGATTCAATGTATGCACATCAAATGAATATTTGGGTAGTTGAATGTTCTTTACAGCCAGACCGAAGTTTTGGTCAGTTGGCCAATTTTTTGTAGCACCGATTAAGTCCTTATTAATGTCAAAATAGACATGAAATAAGAACTTATATTTGGGAGCGTAACTATACGCATTAGTAACAAAGGTTTTACTTGCGTGAGTGTAATCACGCAAGTATTCATTGCCGAAAAATGCTTTTCCAGCGTCTGATAAAAGATTCTGGAAGAATCCTGACATTAGCCGCCGATGCCAGTTACTGCCGCGCCGCCGAATGCACGACCGACGTTAGTACCGATACCAGAAGTCAATGGGGACTGAACTGCGTTATCAAAGCGAACTTGCAACTGGATAGTTGCTGGATCACTTGTCTTATAGTCCATGTTATTATAGTTAACTGTCTTAATGAAGCAACCATAAAGTTCCCATGTTTCTAATACAGTAGGAGTCAATACACCATTGCCACCATCAAGTACTTCGTAATTGATTTGGAATTTGTAATCTTGTCCTGTAGCTGCTGATGCTTGTTCAACGAAGTCCATTTGTTTCTGAATTTGTTGACCAACCAACTTAGTAACATTACCTTGTGCATCGTCACGTAGGTTGATAGTTGTTTCAGACCATGAGTGCTTACCTGCTAGATACACACGTGAGTTATAAACGTCTAATGTAACTTCATCGAATGAAACTTGAGGACGTGTGATGTCCATAACTTGTTTTGTAAGTTCTTGTGTAGAACCACCTACACCAAAGTTCAAGAACAAAGCTCTGAAACGATATTGTAGTTTAGGCATTAATAGACCTTGTGCATTGGTACCATTGTCCGCTGCTACGGTCATATTAAACAGTGATTGTGAGGCTGTTGCCATATTTTATTCTCCTATATATTATTTATCTTAAATAATCCCCCGTTGCCGGGGGAGTTATTTTTACTTCGTTGCTGCCAACTCGCCTGTGTTCATAACACGAACCGGGATGTAGATGAATTCAGCTGCCTTGACTGGTTCAATAGCAACGTCAATCCATAATTCATTACGGTCAATACGAGCTGGTGTGTTGTTACTTTCGTCACAAACCACCAAGTAGTCATACAAACCACGTTTAGCAACTAAGTCGATAAACAATGATTGAACTACACCAGTAATCTCACCACGAGTTAATGCATCGTTTGGTTCAAATACGAACGGACGAGAAGAAACTTGTAGACGTTCACGGATGTAGCAAACAAGTCTTGCAACGTTGATGCGATCCAATGCGCTTTGTGTATCTTTACTGTTCTTGTTACCATAGTTCAACAAACCGATACCTGTGAAGTATGCTAGTGGGTTGATTTGGTTTGTATACAATACATCACGGATGCTCATACGATTCTTAACTGTTTGGAATTCACCAGTTGCACCGTTTAAGTAACCAATGTTTGTAGCATTGTCGATAGTACCACGGCGTGTACCAGCTGGTGCTAACCAAGGATAAGCAACAGTATCATTACGTAAGAATGTACGCAACATCATATGTGATGCTGGAACAACTACTTCTGCACCTGTCAAATCAGTAGTAATACCGCTTGGGTAGAATACGCCCATGTATTCGTCACGTGTGACCCAACCTGCTTCACCTGTGCTTGTTGCACCTGCTGCGTTTGTAGCCCAGTTAGTCAAGTCAGTTGCTTGATCTGGTAAGCGCAATGGGGTGTCACCAATGATGTAAGCTGTGTTGTTACGGTCATTATTCAATGTAACCATATCAGGTTGTAGCTCTGGGTAATTAGGAGCAGAAATCAAGTTGAAGAATGTATCTTCTTCACGGATACTTTGATTAGTACCAATTGCTGCCTTCATCGCTTGAACAACTAAATTACGTTGTGCTTTACGACCCATGTATGCTGCACCGTTAGATTGCAAACCGCTTACAGATACCCATGTATATGTGTATGCTGGAAGTTTTGGCACGTGTGCTGGGTTTGAATCATTCGCTGGATAAGCATCTGGATACTTAGCTGCTGTGAAATAATTAGTTGTGAACTGTTTAACGTTATAACCTGAACGGCGTGTGTTAAACAACAACATACCTTGTGGATATAGTGCTGGATCAGGTGCATCTAAATCTAAGTAGTTGCTTGTCAACAATGTAGTGATACTTGTTAGAGGATCACTTACTGGATCAACTGTACCTGAGTTGGCCCAACGAGCATCAGCAAATACGATACCTGCTTGACTTGTTTGGTCAGCGTTATCAATTGCAACCCATTGTTCTGCACCATCAACTAATTGCCAACGGCTTAGTTTTGGATAGTTTTCTAAGTCACTTGAATCTAACCACAAATCACCAGTTACTAATGCTGTTCCATCAGATTGAGTTGTTGGAGCAGTAGTTGCGATGATTGGTCCTAATGGATCAGTAGAGTTAACACCTGTTGCTGATGGGTGACCATCAGAGTCAAAGTTTACGTTCTTATAACCTTTCCATGAACCTTGTTGGTTAACCATGATATCAACTTGAGTTGCTGTTGAGAAGAACCAGTTTGTACCATTTGCTGGGTTAGTTGCTGGAGCACCTTCGTTAGCAACATAGTCTAAGATTTCCCAGTTACTTGCCGCAACTGAGTAGTTTACTCTAGGTGTACCTGACAAGTAAGCAAGTTTCAATGGAGATAATGACTCAACCGTTAATACTAAGTCGTTTGCACCACTTGCACCACCGATATCAGCACCGTCAATAGTAATTGTATCATCGACTACATAGCCTGAACCGTTAGTAGTTACGGAGAAGCCATACCATGTACCACGATTAGTAACTGTCAATACTGCGCCTGTGCCTGAACCGCTAGACTCTGATTGAGTTACGTTAGTTGCCACGAAAGGAACAACTGCACCAACTTGCATTGTGCCGTCAGTTGCAGAGAAACCGATCTCAGCTAACAAACCGTTACTTTGACCAGGTGTGTTATTTGAATCAGGTGTGTAAGTTCCTGGTGGAATATCTGTTAGATAAATGTCGCCACCTGCTGTGTGCTCTAGTTGAATTGCACCAGAAGTTGTGATTGTTGCAACTGTGTTAGGAATATCTAAACCGTTCCACTCAGTGACAAAACTTTCAGCAGTTGTACCTGCAGTTACTAATGTGTAGTAATTAGAAGTTGTTGTTGCTTGTCCTGGAACAGTAACAGTGATAACTAATGCTTTACCTACAGTGATAGGATATGTTACAAAATCAGAAACTGCACCAGTTTTTACCATTGTGCCAGTTGCTGTACGCTTGTATAGTTGAATTCCTAAATCAGGAGTAACTACAGATCCAGATGCATCGCCTACTTGAGCAAACAATGTACCAGTAGGAATTGACTTACCACCTGAACTATCTAGATCACCGATGGCAGCAACGGCTGAGCTATACTTAGAAACAGTAGAACTGACCCAAGTACCAGTTGTTGCGCTGTATGAAGACATTTTAACGTCCATACCTGAACCTGCAATACTAGTCTTGATCCAGATACTGCCTGTTGGATGTGGTTTTTGTTGTTGACTAGACCATAATGGCATACCAGAGCTTGGTGCATATACTACTTCCGCAGCATAGTATGTACCTGCTGTAATACCCATATCAGTCAATGGAGTACCATCGTCATTAGACAATGCGATATATTTACCAGAACCTGGCATACCGTATGCAATAGACAACTTACCGTCTACTACTCTAACGTTCAAATCAGAAATACCCAATGACATTAGACTGTCTTTAACGTCAGTGATAGAACCTGTATCAATGTTAAGTTGACGAGAGAAATCACCGTTGACGTTAATAGTAAACTTGTCACCGATGTTTAAACTTGGGAATGAAACTGTACCTGTTACTGCAGGGATAGCTTTCTTCCAATCAGGTGAACCAACCTTAACCCATACGTTATCGTATGTCTTGTAGAAGAATGTACCTTGATTGTAAACACCATCAGTACCGATTGGGTTAGCAATTACTGCATATGAGCCAATTATGCCGAAGCTGTCTACTGGATAGTTATCAGACAATTCACCAGTGATATACTGACTGTCGGTGATTACAGTTGGTTCAACTTGCGTGAACTTACCTGTACTTAAGTTGAATGAATAGATACCCCAAGATGTATTGGTAGTATCCAACCAGTATGTACCGTCTTCTGGATCACCTACTGGGCGGCTCAATGTACCAACTAAAGAACCTAAGTCGATATCAGCACGTAAGATATAGCAACGATTTGTTGCACCTAACAATGAATAAGCAGCCAATAGACCGTATTCGTTTAATTCATATCCATGAATGCTTGTACCATTAGTTGTCTTGTAGAAGAATGGTGAACCAAACAAGTTAACTAGGTCACGTTGACTTGTTACTTGATATAATTTGTTTGCGTTTGCTGCGGTTGTCGCCGCTGCTACACCAGTTCCTGCAGCATTAGCTTTATTTGTTGCTGTTGCTAATACAACTAGAGGAACTGAGTTTGAGGCTGCAGGTAGATATTGACTTTGGTCGATGATCGTTACTTGTACGCCTGGTGATACTAATGCCATTTTGTTTTCCTTTATGTTATGATTGTGAGGGTTAACGCCCTAATTCGTATTAATATTTAGCGAAAATTTACAAAAAGCACCAATAAGCATGCCTTTAAAGGTTTTTATAGATTAAATACTTGATGAGACCTATATGCAAAGAATGCAACAAAAACTTCTGTGCTGTTAATTACAAGCGCAACGGAAAAACATACTATCGTAGGATATGTGATGATTGTGGAAGTAAAAAGCAAAAAAGGTCTAAGCCAAGAGTTCCTAGTTGGCAAGCTGCGGGATACAAGAAAAAACCCACATGTGATATATGTGGGTTTAAGAGTTTGTTCCCTACTCAAATGATGGTCTATAATGTAGACGGGAACTTAGAGAACAATGAGTATGTGAATCTCAGGACAATATGTTTAAACTGTGTTGAGGTTGTTAAACGAAAGAATGTAACTTGGCGCCGGGGAGATTTAGAAGTCGATTGACTTGTACATGTAACTCATCTATCGTGCCGTCATTCTGAACAAAGTGGTCATACTTCAATCCTACTGAGCTATATTCACTAGCATGAACGTTTGCTCTGTCTAGTTTCAATTTACTCAATGCCCAGACTTCATTTCCGTTAGGCCCTCTGTTGTAGTCAATTGCTGCCTGATACCAGTCGGGATGCTGACCCCTGAATACTCTACAAGTTGTACCACCTGCGTTTTTAATGGCGTCTACTTCGTTACCGAAACGGCAATCAGTGATAACAACATTATCCTCAGTCTGTCTAAGTTTGTTTTCAAATGATGCAACCCATATATCAGTATGAAAATTGTTTCTAAGAACGTCCGTTCCCCAATTCTGCAATACCCATCTTGGTGTCAACTGAGGCATGTTTAATCTAGTAGCCCACCAAGTGTCAACTTCTTCACGCCATTGACGACTTTGTTTAGATGTGCCTTCTAACATTTCTCTGTCCCAACCAAATACGGCTGCTACAGCATCTTTTAAGCTGGCTGCGAATGAAACTCGCTTGAAGCCATGCTCAGTAACCAAATAATCTGCGATAGTGTCTTTTCCGGAGCCTATCAGTCCTGTTACGCCTAGAATCATACAACTACTTAGTTGCATGAAAGTCTACCCGTTATTTTCTATTTTCCCAGACAGTTGCTCTCATTAACCAATGATCCAAGTTAATGGTTGTGAACCATCTACATAACGCTTCAATTCATCAATCAATTGTTCTTGCATTGCTTTAGCTTCGCCCTTCAATGCTGCTCCATTTAACGTGGTGCCGCCACCCGGGCCTGCAATACTAGCAAACTTTTCACGTGCTTCACCCAAAGTGTTCTTTAAAGTCGCAAGTGTCCAGTCACCGATCCAAACTCCAGCGTATGGATCTTGTAATAGTTCAATTTCCGGGCGTTGGATGTCCGCCCATATTAAAACTTGTTCACCATCACCTTTAGGGTTACGAACAAGTTTAATCTCTTTAGTCACCGGATTGAATGTATAGATTACGTAGCCGCCGAACATACGTGCAGCCAATTCAATGTAACCTGCGTAGAAATCATAAGTTGCTAGACCACCTGCATAGTTGTAATTTAACAAATATGTGTTTAGGATAGCACTAGAGAACGGGTCAAATGAACTAGAACTTGGCCCTGTGTCAAGACCGATAGTTCTACGAAATATTTGACGTACATTGATAAATTCGCTAGGCAAAGTATATGAATTTTGATCCTTGTGCATTGTCAATAATGTGTAGGATTCAGTGGTAGCGTTTTGTGCTCTTTGGCGGTATGTTCTGATAGCATATCTGTATGCCACTTCGTAATGCGCTGGATCTAATTCTACATCAACGATACCATCGCCTAATCGTAGTCTTAAACCCGCAAATAAATCTTCTTTCAATTCGTCTAAACTAGCCATATGTAATATCTCCGGATATATTATTTATCGGAAATGTCTATGGGTTTTGTATTCGGGATTTCTGTGGGTTATTTGCTGGTATCTGTTATTGATATTCTTAGGCAATGGCGAGTAGATATAAAATCTACAAGCCAAAAAACATTCTTGAGGAACTGAGGCGATGATGAATTAAAAGATTACAGTGGAGGATTGTCTATGTCTCACTAACCCATGAAGGGACTTTTCCGTATTCGCTGTTAAAGTGTAGGTATATTCATCAGGATTCTACACACAGCCCGGGCCCTCTATCGCAATTACTATGACCCGGCAAACTTTCAACTATTAAGATATGGGAAACGTTTCTACGCAGAGGGTAGACGTTTAAGCATCAAAGGGTAGTCCCATAAATTTGTGTTGGTCTCACTACTACCGTCGCACCACAATGAGGACGGGATATCGCCACATTTTGAGGTAGCGGGACACCTATAAACCAATAATCTATTACTTAACCCGCATTGGTGCGTTAAAAATTACGCTACAATGCGGGGATTTATATTATAGATCGCCTTCTTTGCGATTCTCTGAATAGTGGGCATCAAAACTGCCACCAGGATAACGTGCTTCTAGCTTAGAAACGTTCTCTAGCAAGACTTCATTGGGGTCATAGTTCAATGCTCGGCAACTGTTGATCCAGTACCAACCAATGTCACCCAACTCACGCTTCATGTGAAAGCGATTTTCTTCATTGAATGGCTTGCCTTGGAACAAAATCTTTTTGACGATTTCGTTAAACTCACCACCTTCACTTGCTAGACCAATTCCCCCGGTTAATAATAATGACACATTAACACCCTGTGCTTCTACTTCACGCATTCGGGTAATCAATGTTTCTAGGTCATTACTTGGCTGACTAGTAACTGCTTGGACAAAGTCCTGATACTTGTTTAAATCAATTTTACTCATATGGGTTCTCCTTTATAAACTTTAAATAACACATCGCCTGCAGCCTTGTCAAAAGTACTGCCCCAATCAGCGATGGTTTGCATATCTTCTTTTTCGTCATGTCCTTTACCCATACCAATGTAGTATTTGTAATCGGCGTCACCTGTTTGACGATATAGTGACACTTCCTCATCCTCGATGTATTGCACAATGCCGATGCAGTTTCTACCTGCGAACCAGCGTACACCTAAAATTTTCATTCTTCAACTCCGAAATGTTTTGGATTATATTTTGCCAATAATGATTCCAATGTTTCAATCCGTTCATCACGCCGAGCAATGCCTCTTTCTAAAGATTCATTAAGAATCAATAGATTTTTAACTCGACCTTCTAACAGTTTGATTTCATCTTCCTCATTCATTCTTCAACTCCGAAATGTTTCTTAACCAAGTTAGCCTGATCCACTGCCTTATATCCATGCGGAAGGTTCCATGTGCTGTCCTCTACAATCTTAGCACATTCCTGCACAAGCAACTCGGCGAACTTTTCTTGGAAGAGGTTGTCTAAACTTGCCGAGTTGCCTTCATTACGAAGATTCCACGCATAGTCTATAGCCTGTTGTTTAAGTTTTTGAATTCGTTCGTTCATAAAGCCTTTAAAATAATCATGTTTAGATAAATAAGTATAGCACACATAGATTATTGTGTCAACAAAAATGTCCCTCGCGGTTCACCACAAACCCAGGGACTCTAATGCTGTCATTTTGAAAAGGAGCATCAGCATGACTATTTACTTGTATATCAAGATTCATACTAAAACCAAATTAAAATATTTTGGCAAAACCACTCGTAATGTTAACCGATATCACGGTTCGGGTAAATACTGGCAACAGCATATCAAGAAACACGGAACTGAGTATGTAAAAACTCTAAAGGTTTGGGAATTTCAAACATTAGAAGAATGTACTCCATTTGCATTAAAATTCTCAAAAGATAACAATATTGTAACCTCGGCTCTCTGGGCTAACTTGATTGAAGAAAACGGTAGTGCCGGAGCTCCAGTTGGACATGCAGGTTGCACTGGTTCTAAAAACGGACACTTTGGAAAACAACTCAATAAAGGTAAAAAGCGCAGTGAAGAAAGTAAGAAGTTGCTCAGTGAAAAACTAACCGGAAGGGTATTTGATGAGGAATGGCGAAAAAAAATTAGTGAATCTAAGCTAGGAAAAAATCTCTCTGAGGAACATAAAGCTAATATGAGAGGACCAAGAGGTCCTCTCAAAGTTAAACGAATTAGCCCTAAAAGAGGACCCTCACCGATGAAGGGTAAATTCAAGCATAGTGAAGAATCTCTAGCTAAGATGAGGGGTCCTAGAGGACCACACAAATCAAAAGCATCGCAGGATTAGCATATTTTCGTTGAATCGTCCATTAGGTGTTGTAGCGACCGCTTTAATGTCTTTGAAATACTTACGTGCGGCTGGCTTACTACCCATAACCTCTTTAATTTGTTCTCCGGGCTTACGTAGAGTTTTAATTTCGGAAGCATTTGTATCAAAACCCAAGATAGTGTTACCTTTAACTGTGAACGATTTTGAGTACTCATCCGCAATGTAGTGATGTAGTTTTCGTTTGGCAGTATCGTAGACCCACGCCTCGCTTGCACCATGAAGTTTTGTTGGGTGTACTGATACCAAATCAATTTTGTTGACTGCATCTTTGAATTCCTTCAAGTACTTGAGATTCTTAACAATCTTCTCAACTGGTACAGGCTTATGCTTACGTGGTGCTTTTGAGGCTTTCTTGACTGAAACGTATGCGTTCAAGTCACCGATCACAACATCAATAAACTTAAGTATATTCTTAATTTGTGTCTTAGTCAAGTGTTGATATGCTTGAACTAATTGGCTATCTTTGGCTTCTAACACTTCCTCAAACTCACGTTGCTTTTTCTTCCACACATCAGTTAGCATACTGATATGTCCGGGCAGAACGTTTTTCTTAGCAACTTCATCCATTGGCTTCAACTTAGTAGATGCTTTTGCACCCTCTAAAATGAATTCATCGAACATACCCTCAAGTTCACCGGCGGCTTCACGTGCTTTGTCACGCATGATTTCTTGAATGTTAGGACGTGTAACTTCAGGCTCTGTCTTTTGTTCGCCCGCAGTTTGGCTTACTGTAATTTCGGGCTTTGCCAATGCTACATGCAGTCGTGAAATTTCGTTTTCTAATGTCAGTTCCTCATGCTCAGTCAACTCAAGACCTCGCAAATTCATACGTGCCAACCAGCACAATGTCATCAAAAATTCAGATTCAGGGAGTTTACGTAAGGCTTTTGCTTCGTCAGTGCGATTGTAATGGTCAAGATATTGACACAAAAGCTCACGGGCATCCTTCTTGCCATAGAAACGATTATACCAAGTAAAGCCTCGGGTCAACGCAACTGTGCGCTGGTCGCTGTCTGGTTGCAATGGGAAGAAGGGTTCTTCACCCAAATACTTAGTGTCTGCGTCACGTGGATTCAGTGCTTTTACAAAGTGATCGTCTGTGCGCTTCGGTTTACGTGTGGCCATGTTTTCTCCTATTAACAGTCATTATTATATAACATAACCCATTTATTGTCAATAGATGAAAGGTAAAACTTTTGTACTAAATACTAGATAAAACGGATTTAAATATGGCAAGACTCTCATTATATCGTTCCGAAAAGACAAACGATTACAAATTCTTAGATAGAAACATCAAGGAATTGTTTTCCGTCGGTGGAACCGATTTGTACATTCACAAATACGTCGGTGTAAACAACCCAACTGGAACTAAGGACAAGACATTACCCGTCTATGACAGTTTAGACCCAACAAACATCCAAGACATATTATTCTTGGAAAACAGAGATAGAAAATACGACACTTCCATCTATAGAATCCGTGGGCATTATAACGTACAAAATTTAGACTTTGACCTAAGTCAGTTTGGTCTATTCTTAAACAATGACATTATTTTCGTCACTGTTCATTATAATGAAATGATAGAATTGATAGGTAGAAAATTGATGGTTGGTGACGTATTTGAGTTACCTCACTTAACTGACTATCATCCATTGAATGATAAGATTCCAGTAGGACTTCGTAGATACTATCAAATCACTGACGCTAACTTTGCGAGTGAGGGTTTCAGTCAAACATGGTACCCGCACTTGTGGCGTATCAAGTGTGAGCCATTAGTAGATAGTCAAGAATTCAGTAACATCCTTTCTGCACCGTTAGAACAAGAAAACTATCTAGGAGATTGGGATCAAAGTAAAACGTATGTTCCTGGCTATACGGTCATGTACGGTAATAAACTATACACCCCAATACAAGATGTACCTGCAGGTATAGCTCCAACAGATCCAGCATATTGGGAACTGTCTGATCCAGACAATGACAAACTTGATACATTGCAAGATGTTCTTAGTAGATACAACACTAACATTGCAATCAATGATAAAGCAATTGAAGAGGCTGCTAGACTTGTACCTAAGACAGGTTACGATAGAAGTCAACTGTATGTTGTGCCTACATTCGACGGTGAACCTGCATTGCCAGTCAACGTACTTGTGCCACCTGGAAACCCTGTACCCACTCGTGCAGTAGTACAACTATTTCAAAGTGCTAACTATAGAAACCCTAGTCCGGTGATTAGAATTGGTGCACAAGCTAGAAAGAAACTATTTGAATTAACTTCATCTGATGCTGATGCGTTACGTCAGTATATTTCAATGAGTTTGCAAACTGCAAAACTTGCTCCTCAAAGAACTGAATCAGGTTCAGGACAAGTAGATGGTACTTTAGTATTGACTGCTAAAGCCGTAGGAGCTATCACAGGGCCATATGGTACTGCTGACAACACATACTCTACTGCTGACCAGTTCCCATCATTTACTATCACTTCGCTTGAAGTACAAGCGGGTGTCACTACTATTAGCGTAGTTGATGTGACACAGGATTTAGTTCCAGGTATCGATGTAGGTGCACATGTTATATCACAAAGTGGCACTAGATTTGAAGTCTTTGCATCCGGTACATTAGTTGTTTCAGTAGATAGAATTAACAACACATTTGTCGTGGATCGTCCAACGTTAGCGAGTATGCCAATTGGTACAGGAATTACAGTCGCTCCTAGTTTCACCGGCACAGTTACACAGCAAATGGATTTCCGTGCTGACTGTGACCCAAGATTCCAATTCATCACACGTACTACTCCTCAAGGATTTGGATACACTGATGGTTACATGATCGGCGATGGCACTGCACCTAATGGATTACCAGTAGGATCAGGAATTGTATTCCCATCTGCACCGAGTGTGGGTGATTACTTCTTACGCACAGACTATCTACCGCAGCTATTGTATCGTTGGGATGGCAGCTTATGGGTCAGAATCAGTGCTAACGTAAGAGCAGAAGGTGATGTAACATCTTCCGATCAGACACTACTAGGTTCGTTCATCAATAACACTGAAACAACTACATTGACTGATGGAACAGTTATTCCGCAACAACAACCATTGTCAACATTGTTGACAATTCAACCAGATTAAGGTAAACAATGGCAAAATTCTTCTATGACAATCAGATACGCAGATTTCTTATACAATTTGCTAGAATCTTTAGTAACTGGGAAGTAACTAAAGGTAAAGATCCTGCAGGTAACGACATTATTATCCGTGTGCCTATTCAATACGGTGACGGTTCTCGTATGGCTAGTAGTATCATTGCGAACAACAGTGCTAGTAGTTTACCTAGTGCACCGATGATTACATATTATATCAGTGGATTGGAATACGACCAAAAGAGAACACAGGATCCATACTTCATTGATAAACTTTCTGTACGTCAACGTTCATTTGACCAGAACACGGGTACATATCAACAAACACAAGGACAAGCATTTACAGTAGAACGTGTAATGCCAGTACCCTACACTTTAAGAATCACCGTTGACTTCTGGACAACTAACTACAATCAAAAATTAGAATTGATTGAACAACTCGGTGTCTTGTTTAACCCATCTATGGAAATCCAAAGCACCGATAACTTCGTTGATTGGACATCATTGTCTGTTGTATATCAAGACGGTCTTACATTCTCTAGTAGAACTATTCCAATGGGATCAGGTAATCCAATTGATATCATGTCATGGAAGTTCTACATGCCTATCTGGATTAGTTCTAGTGCTAAGATTAAAAAGCTGGGTGTTATTCACAAGATTATTGCAAGTATCTTCCAAGGCAATGCTCTTACAGATATGAAAGATGATGACTTGTTGTTGGGTACTAGACAAAAGATTACACCTTACGGATACAAGTTGTTACTAGTAGGTAACAGTCTACAAATATTACCGGCTAATCAAGATTTTAGTCCTCGCAATCCCTCATTAGATTTACCAGAGAATCCAAACACTGATGTGTATTGGCAAGCTGTGTTAAACGTATATGGTACAGTAAGAGAAGGTAGCTCATCATCATTCACCCCTGGTGTGAGTCAGATTTGGTTGCAAAACCCATACATGAATACTGAAATTGTAGGGTCTGTGGCATTCAACCCAACTGATGATAGATTGTTGATTTTTAACATCGATCCCGATACATTGCCAGAAGATTCGTTGACTAAAGTAGACAGTATCATCAACCCATTGTTAAAGGGACCATCTACTAGATTATTAACTCCATTACCTGACTTACCTTTAGGTTATGACGAGTATGATATTAACAATTACGAGCCCATCGCAGGTGCAAATGGTTTGATAACACATGGCTTATCAGAAGCAGAAGTGGGTCAACGTTATTTGTTAGTGGAAGGTATCGGTAGCGAAACTAACACCGACCCATCAATGGCATGGGGAGATGTTGTTGCAGTCGCTAACGATATCATTGAGTGTGTAGACTTACAAGTTATCAAGTTACCAGATGACACATTTGCATTAGCCGGAATCTGGGTAGTTGCATTTGACAGCACACTATTAACTGATGTACAATACGTAACTAATCTAACATCCGGTGTTCAATATCGTTACGCTGAAGGTGTTTGGATGAAGAGTTATGAAGGTTGGTACGACCAGGGTGATTACTCTATTGTAATTTAATACTGTGTTCGTACTCAGATAAATGATTGTATGAACACTATTCCTAATACTAGTGCCGGGGTTTTCTTCTATGCACAAGACACTAAAAGATTCTTATATTTGCTACGGAATGATGATAGGAACCCAGGTAACTGGGGGATCCCTGGTGGTAAAGTTGAATCGAATGAAACATTATTTGAAGGGATAGAACGTGAATGTATAGAAGAATTAAATTTCTTTCCAACAAATGCTAAGTTAATTCCTATACAGAAGTTTATCAACAATACCTTCACTTATCATACGTTCTTCTGTTTCATTGAGAATGAGTTCATACCGAAGCTAAATGAAGAACATTCAGGGTATTGTTGGGTAGAATACAACCATTACCCCAAACCTCTTCATCCCGGATTGTTTAACACAATCAACTTTGATGTAGTTCAAAGTAAACTTCAAGACCTCATAAAAAAAGCCGCATAAAGCGGCTTTTTTGTTACTTAATTTAATATTAAGATGTTCTTACGTCTACAACCATGTACTTGATACCAGCAGAAGCATCAGCAGCTACAGCACCGTTAGTAGATGCATAGTAGTGTGTTCCTGCGTTATCATTAACACCTGCAGCAGCAGTAAAGTCAATAGCGTGTTTACTTGTCATGCTATCCAAGTTTACTGTACCAGAAGGATCCTTAGTTGCTACCAAGTTCATAGTGTTAACTGTCAAGCTAGTGTTAGCCAAGTTAGCAGTCTTACATGTTCCAACTAAGTTTACAGTACCGTCGTCTAGTACTGCATCTGAACCATTGATAGTTGCAGTAAAGATTTTACCAACAGCAGCATCTGGACCTGCACCATACTGTGTCCAGTCAGTACCGCTTACTGAAGTGATTCTATATGTTAATCCTGCAACGATATCTTCGTCTTGAAGTGTAGTGCTATCTGCAACTAAGAACTTACGCTTGCCTTTTTGACGCAAGATATATCCAGCTGCGCCATCAGCGTATTGGAAATCTTGATTTGTGTAAGTTGCTGTAGCATCTGCAACTAAAGTAACAGCCTGTTGATTCAAGTTAGCAGTAATACCGTTAACAGTGCCAACTGCAACATTTGCTCCACCTAATGAAGTAGATACTGTAAAGTGTGTTGCGTTAGCAATACTCTTGATGTAGTATGGTGTATTGACTGCAATCGTACTGAATGCTGTATCGAACCATACTGGTGTACCTTCGCCACCTGAAGTTTCAATATTACCTGATGTTTTGATAAATGAACCAGTAGCTATTGTGTTAGTAATGGCTAACAAAATACCAGATTCAACTGCGTCAACAAGACCAATGTCTACGTTAGAGCCATTGCCGCGAGTTGCAAGCGCACTGTTTGCACTCAAATCTGACATGCTAGTTACCATACCATATGCTACATTGCTACCACTAGTGGTGTAAATTGTACCAGCAGCTGGTTTACCGATAGCAACTACAGGCAACACTTGTTGACCAGTTGTACCAGTTGTTCCACCAACAACACCGTATGTGTTGCTTGAACCAATTGGATTATTGAATCCAGAGTCAACTAAACCTGATGGATCAGCGGCTGCATTGACTTTAACTATTTTTAATTTTCCAACCATTTTATTTCTCCTGTAATTTGTGGGTTCTAGCCACTGCGCGGTGGTTTACCGCGTAAACTCTCACTATGAGAGTGTATCGAATAAGTATTTATCAATTAAACTGCAGGACCAAGTGTGATTGGGTATGTATCAACACCGTCAGTGGCATACAAGCCATCAACGTTTCCAAAGATTGACCATGTGTTTAAATTAACATTGCCGGTTGTTACGTTATCAGCTTCGAAATCACCCTCATACGTTAATGGGCCTGTACCTGCTCTACCCAATGCACTAGTATCACCTGTACCGAATACGATATATGCGTTTGCAGAATCTTCTACACCTTTAATACGAATGGTATTTGATATGTTGATATCACCAATATAAGCATCATCACCGACTTTATAATTAGTACCAGAACCATTAGATCCTGCGATAACATTATTAGCAGTTACATTACCGGTAACTGATAGTGTGTTGTTAATCGTGACACTAGAGAATGTCGCCACGTTTGCAGTAGTTGCACCGATAACACCATTCAATGGGCCACGAAAGCTACCGTTAAAGTATGTAGCGTTAACGTTACCTGTAACTGCTAACACTGATGTTGACTTATTAAAAGTAAGATTGGCATCACCACCAAACGCACCGCTAGTGTCTTGGAATTGAACTTGTGTATTTGCGCCACCCGGTACTGCATTGCCTGTAGGACTAATTTGACCTACGATAGTTGCACTGTTAGCAGTATATCCTGACAAATAAGATTCATATGCCACAACACTATATGCAGCATCATCATGGATAGTAAAAGTTGTACTCGAACGACGGTATGTATAGTATTGATTGGTACCACCAACACCCGCACTATCAATGTAATTCTTAATTGTACCTGTCGGTAACACATCTGAAATAGTTACTAATGTACCAGTACCGAAGTAATGAGGGGTGCTTGTTGTTACTACTAGATTACCTGAATAAGCCTCAGAGAAACCCTGAATCTTGTATGCTAATGTTCCGTTAGTTGTCCAAGACAAGTTGCCCGTACCGTCAGTCTGTAATACAAAACCATTGACACCACCTGTAGCCTTAACATCACTGATGTTGCCTAATGTGATTTGACCACCGACATTACCACCAACGTTAATTACTTTAGTAACGTCACCTGTTACGTTGATTCCTAATAGTTGACCAGTAGCTACATCCGCTAATTCTAATGTAGCGTTGCTAGAACCATTTAAACGTGAGAAGTCAAGCGATGATGCTTGAGTTAAAATTTCTGTTTGTGTAGTTGCCCCAACTGCGACTGGGGGAACAATCTCAGGATCATTGCCGATAAAGACTCGTTGCTCATCTGTTGCAAAACCTATCTCACCGATATCTAGTTGAGGTAAGTCTACGTTTGCGCCAGTGCGGTGAATGATTTTTGATATTTGTACGATTGCCATAGTATAATCCGTTAATTATACTATTTATCATGTTTTAGATGAACTGCATATAGTACTGTTCTACTTTACGAAACCACAAGTCAACATACTTGTCAAACTCTTCACCTTCTAGTATGAACTCTTGATATACAGCGTTTGGATCACACATAAAAATGACTCCTTTACGGATTTTGGTTCCATGTAGCTCGTTATGTGCTGTTGCGTAAGCCGCAAGTTGAACAAAATAGTCATCAATCCACTCACGTTTCTTGGGCTTATTAGTCTGTTTATGGTCCATAATACATTCACTACCATCATGCACACCGACCAAATCAGTCGTTCCAGCATAGACTTTAGGGAAATAAAGAGGTACTTCTGTACCCCAGAACTCAGCGCAGTTGCTAAGACCTTGCTTGATAATTGAATAAGCCATTCGATGACTTTGTACTGAGTATGGGTTTGATCCTGGTTCACCTAAGACTCCTGTCTTGATATAATCCTCAAGCCACTTGTGCATACGAGTTCCTCGTCCTGCGGCTTCTGTTGTTATCTCTTGCGCTTTCTGATGACCAACACGCTTTCGCCATTCCATAAGAGCTTTCTTAGAATCTTCTGATTTAGTTGCATCTAAGATAGTAGTTACACTCGGGAGTTTTTCACCATCGGGTGTGGCATATCTTCGTTTCCCATCAATCTCTACACGAGACATTGGGACATAGTTAAATTTAGTGGGATTGTACATATGGAAATTGTACTACAAATTTCTTCGTAGTACAACTCTTTTGGTTAAAGTTTAGAAGTTTGCTTACTTGCTAACTGCTGTCGAATCTTTTCATTTTCGTCAGCCCCGGGCTCTGAACCCATTTCTTCTGCGCCTTCTTGACCCTTAAAGACTACTTCATCTTTATTAACATTGTGAATAATGTTTTTCAACGGATCTTTTTTTACGATATCAAATAAATCTGATTTGTCAAGTACAACGTTGTTTTGCTTTAAGAAGTTTAACAACTCATCTGTACTCATTGTAGCCGACTGACCTGCAAGACGTTCTTTGAGCTGGTTAGTTACTGCAACCAGCTTAACACGCAACGGATCATTATCGGCAAATTCGAACAGTTTCATATTAACGTACTGAACGTCCTGCACCGCCTACTGGCAATGATTCGTCTGGCTCAGATGGAAGCTCTGGTAACTCTGTGTCTGGTTGTTCGCCACCTAGCTCATCACCCATACCGCCCATGTCGCCCATTTCGTCACCCATGCCACCGGCCATATCGCCGCCCATGTCCATACCACCTTCCATACCACCGCCTTGACCAGTGATTGTACCTAAAGCAGATTTCATAGTGCCTTGTGATTGGCTCAATGCAGCTTGCAATGATGTTAGTGCTTCTGAAACTTGTTGTTGGAATTGTTCACCTTCGTTTGTGCCAACTTCTGAGTTAACTCCGTCAACGACAGCTGGAAGTTCCTTAACTAACATGTCAGATACTTGCTCAATCATCTTTTGCATAGCATCTACCATTTCTTGTGCAGCCAAGATAACTTGTGATTTCTCAACTTGCTCGTTTTCTACAACCATGCGTGTGTTGTACATTGGAAGAGCTTTCAATTCACCATAGTGGTGAGATAGAGCTTGCTCCATGAATACTAGTTTCAAGTATGCTGGATTTTGCTCAGTAGCATGACCATTGCTTTTTTGACGCATTTCGTTCATCAAGCCACTAACTTTACGCATCATGCGCTGTGTGTCATATAGACTCATATTGTCTACATTGAGGTTTGTGTTGAAATGCTCCTTCAGTGCCTTTTTAGCAACTGTGGTTGGTCTTAAATTAAATTCGGTTAGTTTCATGGTTTTTCCTAAAGAACTGATATAGTATTTATCATTGATTAAATTATTTAGCGGCTTCTTTAAAGCATTTTTCCTGCCACGCTTTGACTTTGCTCACGTAAGTTTCTAGTTGGTTAACTACGTACTGACGCTTAGTATTGTCCTCTTGCAATTTAGCATAGTACAATGATTTTGCCTCTAAACTTTTCGTATTTTTATACAATTTTCTGTGAATTTCAGCATTGATTAAAGCACCCTCAAGTACTTTATCTAGTTCCAAAACTCGCTGTGCGTCTATTATCTGATTGGTCTTGTCTAGTGACACCCAAACTGCTGCATTTCTCAAGCTATAGAACTTATGTTCAGTGAACGTAGTAAATTTGATAGTCTTATACATATTACCTGACGGTCTTATGCTGTATTCACCGTACAATTCATATCCCTTGCCGTCTTCAATGACTAGCTTGTTGGATAGTTGTTCAATCTCATTTTTGCTCAAGATCCGTTTTAGGATCTGAAACATGTCACGTTCATTCTTCTTCATAACTTACTACCTCAAAATGGATATTTTTTAACTCTGGACTAATATCTAGAAATGACGGTAATTTTTCCCATTCATTTCCAGTCTTTATCATGGGAACGTCAATGCAATCATTGTACAATGCTCCCAATTCTGTTACACCGTCATAAAATACGTTTTTGTGATTGATGGTGAAGTCAAACTGATAACATAATTGATCTTTCTCATCTTCAAATAAGAATCCAAAATTATCAAAATCTCTAAAATTTATCTTTGTTGTTACAACAGAAGACATATTCTCCGGTTGTGCTCTGAGTGATACTACTTGCAGAATTGTATCATAGTTTACTTGTCTATTGCGGTCAAGTTGCCATTGTGCTATCTCAGAAGGGGCACCGTTAACTGGTGGTCTACGGCTAGTGACGCCTGTATTCACTGTATCAAATAACGTATAGCACCTAATCATAAATGTCATGTACTATTTATAGAGGTAAAAAAGCCCAAGAAATTCTTGGGCTCTTAATCACACTAAGTTTGAATTAGTTTGTGAATGTAGCTGAAGCTGTGATAGCAACTGCACCAGCAACTGCTGTAACAGCAGCGTCAAGTGTACCAGCGCCAGTAGCTGTAACGTCTGCACCCCATGCTTGTGTTGGGTAGAATGCAACTGCTAATGAATCGTATGTACCACCAGTAGTGAATTCATAGATGTGAACAGTAGCCAATTGAGTCAAAGTCTGGATGATAGCGTTAACTTCAGCACCAGTCAAGTGACCGACTTCAGAAGTGATAGTGCAATAATCTAGCTTAGGACCTTGTGGTTGAACTGTAACTGCTGAAGTTACTGCGTCAACTGAACCAACTGTGTAGTCTGGAGTGTCAAAGTTAGCAACTTGTTTCAAGTCACCGTGTGTACGTGCTGTATATGCCATGATATAATTTCCTTTATAATGTTTGAATCATATAGATTCATACTATTATTTATGCCAGGAAGAAAAAATCATGGAGTTGCGGGTGCTCTAGCAGCCAAATTCTGAGCAGAAAAGCCCATTCTATCAACAAACTTCAATCCGTATGCAACAAATCCTTCATGTGTCTCTGAACCATCTTGTAGATAGCCCTTCACTGGACTTGCTTTACTTGCTTTGTCTAGTTGTTTAACAACTGACATTTTTAGCTTATAAATCTCACTCCAGATGACAAATGCGCCGGCTAATCCTTCTCTATTCTGACGGAAGTGCTCAGTTAACTTAGCTTTCATTGATTCAGTCATAGGACGAGTATTAAAGAAAGCCATGAAGTCTTTCATCAAGCCAGTGAGATTACGAGATACAACTTTTCTATTGATATAGACAGTAAACAAACCCACGAATCCTGATCTTGCTTGAGGTGCAGTACTTAACATTTTATCTACTGCAGGACCGTACTTTTGAATAGCTTGTTGACATCTTGCTACTTGCGCTTGAGATAGTGTTAACTTGGGAGTTAACGGCATCTTGCTAGGCACAATAGCAACGTTGCTATCGTTTCTAAGTTGACCAATAGTACCGTTTAACGGAACTGCTTGGTCTGTCGTAGGGGCACTTGGATCGATATATTGATGTACAGCGATTCCAGCTTGCTTACTAGTAAGCAACTTACCCACATCGCTATTTACGTCAACTGTATATGTGATTCCGTTAGGGTTAGCTTTAAACTTATATAAGCCATTGTCGTTTTGCAATGGATTACTGAATAGCAAGTCGCCCCAATAGTATCCCTTGCCTTGTGCTTCTTTTTCTAGACCAGGCCAAATCATAGCAATCAAACGATGTAAGTCTGATCGGTCTACCCCACGAGCCAAGTCATACTTTCTAAATGCTTGCGGGCTATATGCTACACGTCCTGAACCATCTTTCTTGTTGAACATGTGCTTATCCATGATGCTAAACTTACCTTCAACATCACGACCGAATATCAACGCAGGATATCCATCCCACTTGATAGTAACGTTCTTTGGATTCTTTACAGTGTCAACAATTGCATTTACTGCTTTAGTTGCGCCGGCGCTTCCACCGAGAAAGATTAAGTCTTCTGGATGATCCAAATGACCCTTATCTTCTACTAGAACTTCTTCGTCTTCAACGATAGAAAGTTCATTTAGCTTATCAGTTAGTTCACGTAGGGAAAACATTATCTTCTTCTAGACTCATTGTAACCCTGAACAATGTTAGGGTTTTCACCGGTATCAGCTACTGGTTTAGAACCGGGTACTGCTGAACGATTTGCTACTCTAGCCGCACGTGCTTGTTTAACTTTGCGGATATCTTCAGGAGAACGAGCTTTCTTCTTAGTCTCACCGGTCATAATCTCTTTGTACAACTCAGTATATGCAGTTGGGTTTTGCTTATACAATACTTGCATAGCAGTTTTTGCGATTATTTCTAGGTCATCGTTGTTCTCAGAACCTAGTAATTTTTGAATTCTTTGTACGATTTGTTCTGTCGCAGGTGATAATTGCTCTGGTTCTGCTGCCGCACTAGCTTGTCCACCGGCAGATCCACCACCTTGGCCACCTGCACCTTGAATCGTTAATCCTGTTTTAGGATCACGTAGCTGTTGACTACCGATCATGTACATAGCATTAGCTAACTGTTTTAACTTAGGAGCGTACATAGATGCGCCGCCCATTAAACCTCGTTCTCCACCCACGGCGTCAGCCATCTGAGATAGTTTTGCTTGTTGTGCAGGTGATACTACCCAGCCATATTGACCTAGATAAGATTGAACCATTTGGTTCACATCTAGTGGCATTCCTGATGTAGCTGATGCTTTTTGATTCTGCTTCACTTGTTGCATAAAGCGGTCTACAAAGTTTTGTTTTGCAGCCACTTCATTTGCCGCGTCACCACCAATGCCCAAATTACGGTACATACTTGTACGTATCTGGTCTACTGGTCCCTCTACGATAAACTCATTCGCCTTCATTATTCTTCCTCAGACTTTTGGAGAATCTACCCTGGTCTCGGGCTTTGATTGCACTGAGGAGTTTGCGCTCTAAAACTTGCGCTTTTTCTGAATCATAGTGTTTATTAATCATTTCTATTAGATTAATTGCACTGGTAATGATGTTGTGGGCACGGCTTTCAATGATATGCTTAGTATCACGATTTTGACCAATAGCCTCTAATTCCTCTAACAAGCTGCGAGTTTTCTTTTGCATATGTAGATATCCTAATTGTATTTATCACTTTTTCAGATTGTTGAGTAGAGATTTGAGTTGTGATCCTCTAACGTCTGCAACGACTTTTTTCTGTACAGGTTCGATGATTTCCCCTGTTTTCTGGTCGATTACTGGTTCAGACGAACTTAAACTTGACTGTGGTTTTAACTGACTCATAATGTCATTCGGACTAGGAGCAGACTTGTATTTTGCTTGTTGGTCAGCATATCCATCTGGATCATCATCTGTAATACGCATGGTTTCGATATTATACGATAATTCTATCTTTTGACCCACACCCGTAGAACTACGTGACTTCATACATTGAATCTGATACTGTCCGCGCTCTCTCATTGAGCGACTTGTAAAGATACCAAATACGTTATCTGCTGTGTTAATCTTTGAAATACCACCAGCAATGTGACTATGGTCGAATTCGATTTCTTCAACCGCACTACGGTTCAACTGTGACGCTGTAACCATCAAAATTCCTAGTTCTTTAGCTAAGTTACGTAGTTCTTCTGAAACATACTTATCCTTGATAAACTGGTCATTTGGGTTCACTTTGACTGAAACTGGCATAACAAGATCCAAGTAGTCAATCATAACAAAGTCAACTCTCATTCCTGTTTGAATTTGCACTTCTTTTAGATATGAACGAATGTCGTTAACGTTACTTTGCGCTGGCATCCCCTTGACACGATACTGTCCTGCTTTCTTAGCAAACATCTTAACTCTAAGTTCTGTGCTATCAATGTCCTTGCGAATGTCTCTGGTACTCATGCTAGTTAACATAGCATCAGTACGCAAACTTGTTAATTCTTCTGACAATTCAAGTGAGACATACACTCCGTTCAATCCCATCTCTAACCAGTTCAACGCAATGTTCATCATAACCAATGATTTACCTGAACCTGAACCACCTGCAAAGATGTTCAATTCACCACGACTGAAACCACCATATAGTAGTTTATCAAGTTGAGGCCAACCCGTAGATTGTTGTCCACCTGCGTTAAAGTATTTGTTGATACGAGTCTTTGGGTCTAGAAAGTAATCTGTACCCATGTCTTTCTGTAAGCTGATTTGAACTGCGTCTTTGATTAGTTTCTCAACCGGGCCGAATTCACCCTTCTCAAGCAAATCGGCTGCTTTAAGAATTGCACGTTCTAACTCTTGACGTTTAGTAAAACCCTCAAACTCAGTCAAAAACCATTCGGTGTGCTTGTCACCCATGTCTTCAACAAGTTCAATGTCTGTGCCAGTTGTTGCTTTGATTTGTGATACATCAGGTAACACATTATATTTTGCACTGTATTCCTTGACAAACTCAGCAACTGGTCTCAACCCTTTATCAAAGTTGTCTGCGTTCATAATGTTCATAACACGAGTATACAACTCGGAGTTAGTTAACATCATTCGCAAGAACAATGATTGTACGTCTTTATTATATTCCTTTAGCAATTTGTTTCTTCCTTAATTCTATTTTAATTTTGCTCATCGTAGCATTCTCTAAAATGCTCAACAGAGTAGGTAGTTTTCCGTACTTAACCACTGCGTCATTAACATCCTTTATCCCTACATCCCATGGGGGTAAACTTACACTGTATCCTAATTCAAGGGCTCTATCACATATCTTCAAACCCGTTGCATCAAAGTCGGGCACTACGATTATTCTCTTATTCATTTGTGCTAGTAGCATTGCTTGCTCATTGCTGATATCATCGTGCATCAATGCTACCCCATCAATAGCCAGGGCGTCAAAGATACCTTCAGTAACAATACAAACAGTCGATTCAGATTTTTGTGCGTCAACATTGAATACATATCCCGGTTGTTGGTCATTAATGAACTTGGGGATTTTATTGTCAATGAAGCGAATAGTGCTGCCTACAAGTTTTGCCTTGTAAGTGTATGGTACGATTATACCGAACTGATTTCTACTCTTTCCATCTGGATTCACATAGAAAGAATATGTATTATAATTTATCTTGCGCTTGTTCAGATAATCTACGTAGAATTTGTGTCTTGGATTAGAACTGTCAAGTGGTTCACCCAAAGGCAGTTTCTTAGTCTTGAACTTGATTTGTGTTAATCGTTTTTGTTGGATAGTGAAATCCAAGAAATCTTTGTGCTGTAAACTTTCTAAACTCCATCGTTGTACTTGTTCAGTATCAACGCCACACCATGTTAAGAATTGTCGAGTTTTAGGGGCAATAGTCTTGCCCAATGTAAAGCTACAACTGAAACTGCAATTAAAGCAGTGCATGACCCAGTTTGCTTGGCCATCAAATTTAATACCACCTCTACCGCGCCGGTCAGCTTTATGACCGCGGTGCCCGCAGCAAATAGCATTGAAACTAGTCCAACCACTACTTGTGCTCTTTTTCTTACCGGGAATTAACGAAAGGATATCAAACATAATACTATTGTAACATAGTATATATGTTGATGCAATCTTATCTGGCTAAAATTTGAGTGACATTGCCCTGAGTACTAGTGAAACTTAGTCTCAGATATGGGTGAAACCCAGTGACAGTGTATCCATCACTTGCGGTGGTTTCCAGATATGTTGATGTGCTAATATCATACCAATCTGTATCATTCAACGTTGACCCTTGAATAGTAGCAGTACCGCTATAGTTGTCATAGAATGTTTGTATAGTAGTCACACCCGTATCATTTGATGTTAGTACACTGCTGGTATAAGTAACCGTATTTGAGTTTGGAATAGAATGACTAGGAATGGTAACGTTAGTTGCCGAAACAAAGTCTGGCATGATACTTGATACTACTTGACATAAACCACGACCACCTGCATCACTATTAGTGAACACAGGATAATGAGGATGCCCGGTATACTCGGATGCATCACCATCTGGGTCAATAACTTCCAAACTATAAGATGCGTTCTGAGGATCGATTCCTTCCAACTGACCTGCTTTAGTTCTCAACTCTGCAATACCAGTCAATGCTAGTGTTGTAACTAACGGAACTTGTAACAATACTTCTGTGCCGTCGTAGCTGATAAGTCTAAAAGTAAAGGTCTTTCCAGTGATATCCACTGGTTTCTGTTCCTGGTTTAAAAATTGGAATTGAATGCGATTTTCAACGCCCTTATGTAATTTTAGATTCTTTGCGTACACTAGACTATACCTCCTGGTCGAGTTCCCACTGTAAACCACAACCGTATGCTTTTGAGTTAGAAGATAGTTTCTTCCAGTTATTAGATAAACGTTTGTTGAGTACACAGATTGGCTCCTTATAATCTATTTATGACAAATAATATATTGGGTTTTGCCCAATGATAAATATATCCGTAATATATTATAATGTTTCACAACGAATTCTTCAAAAAATTGACCGAGAATCATCCCTTTATTACTGTATGCTCCTATGCTGGTCAAGACTATGTGGGAATCGTGCAGAACAGGGATGATATTGTCACCACTATATACGACTACGGGTCAATCCAACACCCTGAACTTAGAGAAAAGTTCCTAGAATTGGGAGACACGTGGTGGTGGGAATCAAATCGCTTAGTTCCCATCAATATGTTCTTAAAAGAAGATTGGGTAGTGTTCAAACCCTATCTTAGAACATTCAATAACAAGAGTCTAACAATCATGCATGGGCCCATATGCTCTATGTTAGAACTCAATAAGCGTAAGAGTAAACGCAAATCAATTACTCTCGTCAAGCGTATGCCCTAGACCCTCTTTCAACAGATTCATATGAACAACAACAAGATTTGCGTAGGCGACACTATGACTTTTCTTGAAATGATAACCATCAGATTCTTTTTCCCACACAGATTCAGAGACTTTCTTCCATGGGAGACCAATGAGGTGTTTCTTCGCTGGGCGGATTATCGCAAGAAACATAGCAAGACGAGGAATACTATCTACCGGCTCAGGCATACGCTGAAGGCTGTTGTAATGATTAGACAAGTGAATTAACTTTTCAACAAAATCTTTGTCTTTCAACTTAGCCCAATCAGGTTCTTTCATTAGACTTTTTAAGTGATCCTCATCACGAACATGCTCATAAATGTGTACGTTCAAAAAGTCTAGCTTAACATACCCTCTATCTTCTGCTACAGTGTAATCAATATTAGCCATATCATTTACAGCATCATATGGAACATCAGTTACATATACTCCAGTAGCATGTTTTCGTATGGGAGTTACATTACGCATCGCCGCCGGCGTATGCTTGATATGCTGTAGTATATTTTCTCTGTTACCAAAGTCAATATCAATATCTGAATTAAACTTCATTTTTTAAATACTCCGCGGCTCTAATACATCGTTCTGCATCATCACCTAAATTACCTAGACCTAAGTTACACTTGTGACACAGCCACCCTCGAAACTTTTCAGTAGCATGGTCATGGTCAGCGACCCAAACTGATTTTTTGTTTTTTCCATAAGTTTTGAGATCGGCTGCACCTCTTAAACACACAGGACATTTGTGGTCAACTGCAACTTTAGGTGCTGACTTTTTAATCTTTGCTAATAGTTTGCTGTGTTTCTTAGCACAATCCCTGCACTCATATCGCAAATATCCCTTGCTACCTTCTTTTGCAAAATGAGCACCGTTCGCGGGCAAAGTTCGATTGCACATGCTACACATCTTTGTGTGCATGATATCGTTCTCCTGTGTGTGAAACAGATCAGAAAAAATACTCATCGTGGTGCTACCAATTCTGCTTTGATTAGTTTCATATATGCTTTTTGTACGACAATGGCTTGTCGTTCAGCATCTTCCACAGCCTTGTGACTCGTAGAATGGCCGCCATCACTTAGTTTAACACCTGCTATTTCAAAGAGAGTTCTAGTATCTCTCATTGTCCAGAACGGCCAAGGGATAGGATTTGGTTTATCACTTGTTTGTCGCCAGGCGTGCTCCATAACGACCAAGTCGAATGGAGCACCGTTACTCCAAACAGCACGGCGATTCCAACAAAACTTATATAGCGTCTCCATGCATTCAGCAAACGGGACACGGCCTCTGTCGCCCATCGCTTCCTCGAGGGCTTCTGGGGACTGCTCGGACCACCAACGAAGTGTATCATCACTAATTCTCCTATTATATTTTTCTGTTTGGTCTTCTAATGTAGGTCTAAGTTCAAGTTTTTCAACAACACCTGAACCCTTAGGATCAAATCTTACTGCACCAATCGTAAGAATAGCACAATCAGGTGTTGTGTCTAAACTCTCAATATCTATCATAATGTCCGCCGCCATACTTATTCCTTATTCTTACAATTATCAAAATGGTATCGTTTCATTGAATTACGACCACCTACTTTACCACAATGTGGGCATGTTACCTTAGGCATGTTTTTATTAGGGTTCATCTCTCCTTGAAAGTTATGCGTACCATTAGCAATTCTTTCAGTAGCTACTTTCTTATTATGAATCTTTCCTAACTCACCTGCCCACGGATGCTTTCCTAATTCTACTAGTTTATTATTGCGTTGTACAGCATTAAGGCTACCTTGTTCACCTTGAAAGTTGTGTGTTCCATTATCTAATCTTTCTTTCTGAACTCGCTTACTAAGTTCGGATGAAAAGTTATGGGTGCCTTCGGCAATGCGTTTTGCGGCAACTGCTTTACTTAGTTTGCTTTGTAATTTCTTTGACACCTCAACCGGAACATTCATTCTCATAATGATAGCCAGACATGCCCCGTAGTCACCTTGCGAATAATGTACATCATAGTGTTCTTGAATAGTTACTAATTTCAAATTTTCAATGACATTATTTTGATGGTTACCATCAATGTGATGTATTTCATAACTTCTACCATCTTTATCTTTTGGTATAGGTCCGTTGTGCGATTCCCAAAGTTTCCTGTAATCCATTGTTTTAACTCCTGATAAAGTATTTATCATTCGTCAATCATAATGTCGTTTGTTTCCTTAACTATATTTTAATATGAACCAAGTCTCGTCTTCTGGTGTGTTAAATTTCGGATACAACTTGAAAGCCCCGGTTACTGAATCAAACTTCCAATCAAGTGAATAATTGCCCGGGTATAACTCTTGCATCTTACCATGTACTAATACGAGCATATCAATTTCATTGAGACTATTTGAAAGACCCGGTAAATCTGAATTTTGCCACTGTTTTAGATTTTCTTGCCAAGTGCGTGAAGCATTAGCCATTACTTTTCTTTCTTGCTTGAGTAGGGTTGTTCTATTCTAGGTAATCCACAGTCTGCACAATGACACTTGGCGTATGGCATGGAGAATTCATGTCGCTCTACAACTTCATAACTAGTCCAGCGATGCCAACCAAAGCGGCAACGAAATGATTGGATGGGTTTAAGTCCTGCAACTACACGCCATGTATTCTCGGCACTCATCGTACTAATTCCATTACTACTTTTAATTTCTCTAATGCGTCTTTGACTGTTGGGTTATAACGTTTGTCATAAACATCTTCCATAAACTGTTTGTATTTTGTTCTTTCATTAGAAGCCCCTGGGTACACATACGTGTCGCCGGTGCCTTCATAGTCAGACCTACCATCTTCTGACAGAATACAGATTCTTGAGCCGCACGGCGGTGCGATGTGAAACACGATGTTATCCCCGGATACCATGTATTGGCTACGTGCTTGTACAATTCCATTGATTGCTACTAGCTCACTCATTAGTTCTTCCACATTTCATAAGTAAACTTTGCCTTCTCGCCCCAGACTTCAATATACAACATTCCACCTGCCATCCAGAACTCCCATGTAGAACCGCGATCACCTAGATTTCTACGGCACCATTTAATATAGTCTACTGGATCAATTTTACTAAATTTCAAATCAATCTGATGAAAGATTTTACCCATGTGATGAATTTCATATTTACTTTGATCCTCAGGCGGACGAGTCCCTGTGTAGGGCATGAATGTGCCTGTGCTATTACCTATACCTGATATTGCCACTATTGATACCTCAATGCGAACCAAGTCGCTAATTCTTCTTTGTAAAACTTGAATATTGTATGTCTATTATACACTGGTTCATGGCCGAAGTCATCATATTTGGGCTTATGATACTCAAAATCAAAGTCCAAACCCTGTACACACCCGTTCTTTCTTAGTTCTTTTACGATGTCCATAATCTCATTGGGCATCAAATCTATGAGTTTAACCTCTATCATTCTGGAAACATTATCCTAAACCAAGTAGCATACTTATCTTCTTGGAATGTGAGGTTCCATACTATAACAGTCATTTGTCTCGTATTACCTTGTTGATCGGTATACTCAAATGGTTCGGTACCTTTCTTAGCGATCCAGCCTTCTCCACCGATTGAATTATGGAGGTAGTGCATTCTTGGCCCCACATTCTTAGCAAGCCATTGTTCTGCTTGTGGCTCTAGCCCTCGTTTAAGTTTAATCGTTACCATGTGTCAACAAATCAAATGCTGTAGCATATTGAACTTCTGGTTCCATATGAAACCCCGTACCCCATACTACCCAAACTCTACGCTTGTATGCTTTAGTCCAGAACAACGGAGCACCCGAAATACTTCGTCTGGGCCAAATGACAAACGTTTCAGTCCATGGATAGCAATCTGCGCCGTCTGTGATAATGTCAGTACGCTTCACAATTCTTCTATCTATGTTCCAGCCTATGCTTCTGTTTATGTCAAATTTCATGTCCATCTTAATAAAAACGCTGTGAGTAGTTCGGGTCTACATAACATAAGCTCACCGTACTGACAATTATCAACCCAAAGACTATCTTCGATTTCTTCTTGATAGCCGCTCTTACCAAATGAGGTTAAACACCAATCTTGTATTTCATCAGAGTCAACTTCGCCCCTGCCTTTCCAAGTAATAGTAGTAATAGTTCGTTTACTGCCGTAGTAGTGTTCATCCCAATATCTGAAGGAGCCTAATTCTTTAATTTCTTTTACTGCTTTGTGCATATTACTCATTTGGCATGTCTCCGTACCTTAATAGAAAGTTGACGTACTTTTCATCATCTATTATTTGGGCACCAATGATAGCTACCTTGTTATCAAACACACCAAAATCGACATTGATCCCGAACATATCTTCAGCGTAGGTATCATAATGACGATGTTTTTCTTCTAGGATTGGTTTGATCCTCTTCCACTCACGTGCGGAACGTTCAATCATTTGGACTAACTCTTTTGTTGCTTCTATTTTCATTGCCATCTTAATAAAAACCATTCTAAATCTTCTTTGTTGCGAAACCAAAATTTCGCATTGTTCACATACCATCTTTCACCTGGTTGAGGTATTCCCTTATCAAACCATATAGAACCCTTACTTTCTCCGAACATTTCTTCTACCCAGTCTTGTAGTATGTACCATGGGACTGCTTCATCCCAATCATCACAATGAGGTTTTGCGGTATAGTATCGTGCTCCATACACTCTGCCCTCATCAATTTTGAATGTCATAGCCATCGTAGAATAAACCATTCAGCATCTTGCTTACTTTTAAACAAGTAGTCACTGCCCAATCTACGATAGTCATCAGTACATGTTCCGGCTAACCAAATCTGTACATCAACTGCTTGCTCACCGTTCTTAAAATAAAACTGTACAGGTGTCCATCCAGTCTCAACTAATATATTTGATATGATACCCTCATCAATTTCTTTGCGAATTTCTTCAGCCAAGATATCCATCATTTCTTCTTCTTTGGTTTTTACTGCCATCTTAGTTTGAACCACGCATAATCCTTTTCACTTTTAAACGCATAGAATAACAAGTCATGTCCACCGATATCATTCATGGAAAAATCTTCTATATCACTCCATATCATTGTATCATCATATTGATTGTGAATCAAGCCCTTTTCCCGAATAACTCTATGGATATCATGTCTGACTTTACCCGAACAATTAGTATGACACCAATCGTCCATTTTCTCTAACCAAGGCATCAACAACTCACCGTCGGGTACTTTCTCAAAGTAACATGTATATGGGTAACCGTGATAGAAGTGGCTAACCAAAGTAGCGTACTTAATTATATCATCGTCATACTGGAGCTTGTATTGTTTATAAGATAAACACTTATGTTTCTTTAGAAAATTTCTGCTCTTTTTGAGTCTAACGTAGGCTTTGATTCGTCTAAGTATTTTCATTTATGTTTAAGTAGGCACCATGCATACTTACCTTCGTCTAGAATTTCAAAAGTACCATCAATATTACCGTCATTATGAATCCACATTTTTATTCCGTACTGTTCTTGTATGTACTTGTCAAACGAATCTGTGAAACCAGTATATGTCGGTTCATAGTAACCAGTATACTGTTTATCATATTCTGTTTTAAGAATTCTTAACAATCTCCAGTAATCGTACTTGTTCATCTGTATTCTTTGAAAGTGGTTTCTTCATACTCACCCGCAAATGCGATTCTGAATACTTTAGCGGCTTCACTATGTTCAAACTGAATTACATCATATTCTAAGGGTCTATCCATTTTGCTATAAGCCCCTCGCCATTCAACATGAAACCGACTGAAGGGACCTTTCTCAGGATATGCTTGTGCCCACTTATACATTTCAGTAGTACAAGGGTTGACTTTAAATCTGTATAAAAAGACAGGGCGATTGTTGCCGCCGCCACCGTAAAAATATTCCATTAACTCCACCTCAACTTAAACCACATATACTCTTGCTCACATAAGAACTTGAATATGAATCTGCCGGTGTGAATTTTACCACCCCTTTCCGGGTATTCTTCCTCTGATATCTCGGCTGCAGCACATATAAACTTATACCCACGCTCTACCCGCAACCATTGGTATGCTTGAACGTATACACTATAGCTGGGCACAGTGTGATGGAACATTTTCCCGCTCTCACACCTATGCTCGTGGCGACAAATATCTGTCCACTCTAGTTTGACTGTATCTGTCATGACCATCTCAACACAAACCAAGCATAATCTTTTTCGTCACGGAATTTAATACGGTCAATGTGTTCATCAACCCATCGTGTCCATGCATCAGGGCGTTTGGGTCGCGGACCAAACTGTTCAGTACACCATGCTATGATAGCATCATAATCTTCATAACGATGGTCTGCATAGTACCATTTAGCACGGCTAAATTTATATTTGAGCGGAGCGTAGTTAGCCTTCATAGTAAAGATTTCACCCACCGGGCCCGTCATGGGTTGTACACCTAAGATACTATTAGCTAGTAAAGTGGGTGTCACCTGTCTAATTATTGGCATGATGATTGGCTGTGCCATTTATTGTCCCTTCATGACCATTTCAATACAAACCAAGAAAATTTCTTTTCATCAATGACATTGTACCCAACTATCTCGTTATGATATTCTGACAAATGTATCTCTACCCCGCAGTTAGTTTCTAGGAAATGTAAGTAAGCATCTTCCTTCATTTGACCAGTGACAACTTTTGCTTCGGGTGGCAATACGATAGGTTTTTTGAGAAACTCATTCTGCCCTTGTCTAGCCACAATCTTTTTTACAAGTTCTAAATCCATCATAGCCACCTCAAAGCAAATATTGTTGCCATCTTTTCATCTTTCACTGTGATAGTAGGGACAAAATAAAATGGGTCGTCATAAAACGATTCCGGGGTTGTTGGTTTCTTAATACGCTCAAAGAACCAAGCATACTCGGGACTATCTTTTGTGTCAATGATACCAGGTCTAGTCAATGTTATATTGCCGGGTCCGACATTATCCCAAAGCCATTGCTTACATCCTTCGGGTACGCCTTGATTAAACTCTACTCTCATAGCCACCTTAATAAGAACCATTCGTAATCTTGCTTACGTTTGAATCCAAAGTATCTTCCACGATTGCGCCAGTTACCACTTTTAAAACTGTTATAGCAAAATCGTTCAGTTTCACGAATACGTTGCCAGTCATTGATAGTAAACTGATAGGGCCAGTACTTGTCATTGAGTTCTTCTTCACCGAACCATTGTTCCATAAAACTTTTCACTTTATCGTTCATCTGTTCAACTCAGCCCACATGCTAAGTTTACTTTTCATCAACTTTTCATTCTCTTGTGCTTTGTCTCTATCTCTGTAAGCCTCATCTCTGCACCATTCTACAGTCTTAATCTCTTGTTTAAGTTCACCGATAAAGTCCATGATAGTTCGTGCTTGAAGTTCTTTGATTTCTTTGAGGGCGTCGGATAATTTGTCGTTAAGATATTCAACTTCATTCTCAAGGTGCGTAATATATCGACCGGGGTGATATTGAGCACCATTCACAACACTATCAAAATTACACCATGTGTCATCCATACCAGCATCAAGCAAGTCATCAATGATAGCACCACTAACTCGTTGCATGTGAGTGGCAAGACGAACCCTCACAGGGTCATTATCATATCTAATGATATGCTCAATCAATTCATTATCTGATAAGTGATTCAATTCCATTTTAACTCCATCCAAGTTAATAATTCTTTGTTTACTAAAAATCTTGTCATTGCAGGGTGACAATCATCACATTCTTCTGCATACTTCCACATGTGAACTGGTTGGTCAAGTATCCATAATTCAACTTCTGACCGGGTATCAATTGCTACACAGTCATGTGAGTATAACATAGTTTCGTTTTGATTCTCAATAATTAGGAAAGGTTTAAACCCAATATACCCATCTACTATCTTAAATGGGCTAAATTGGTCACCGGGGTTTGCTATCTTTCGGGTAGCTTTCGCTTGAATGTCTTTACCAAACATTCCGAGAATCTTGTTCACAACTTCTAACATTATCTACTCAACTCTTTCACCATGTTAAATTTGTCAATGGCATTCATCACATTATTCCAAGCGTCAATTTCTGCTACTGAGGGTGGATGTACAGTATTATCACGAGGGTCGTGTGGTGGCAATTCTGACCATAAGCTAACTCTAACGCCGTGTGACTGAGGGGAACTCGATTCTCTCCAGTCTCTATAAAACTCATCCCAGTAGTATACCCCGTAGCCTTCTTCATCATCACCTAAAGTAGGCAATTTGTATGCTAGGTAATAACCCTCTACAGAAGGTCTATGATCGTCCGTAGAGTACCATACACTTGTAATCATTCAAACCTCAATTTCAACATAGTAATAATTTTAGGGTCTGTTACATCATAAGTAGCGTGACTATAATAGTCCCATGAAGCATACATTCTAGCCCAGGGACCATTTTCAAAATCTTCTTCGCCATAATTATCACTTAACCAACACCACACTTCATCATCAATCTTGCCAGCAACTCTCACTGTCCAGCGATTACCGCGATGTTTGTGCGCCATCAGATTGCCTCTGAACGCTTTCAGTCTCATGTTACCACCATCTTGATTCGCTGCATAATTTACATTCATAGCAGTCATCGTTATGACCGTGACCCACATGACGCCAGCCGCCGTTGTGCGGGCATTTACCTTGTAACACTAGCCAAGTTTGCTCTGCCTCACTTGGAGTAAAAATTTTGTCACATTGTTCTTCAGTAAGATCCATTATTCCCACCTCAACCTATACATCATATAAACATCTTCATCCATAACTAGATTATCTAATCCGTAGTCAGGATCTTCAAACCAGCGACCACCATGAACACCGAAGTTCTCAACTAGCCACATTCTCACTTCATTTCTATGTTTCCAAGTCCATCTTTCGATAGCGATACTATGTTGATTCATGACCACTTTAATATAAAAAATGCGTGAGTTTTTTCATCATCCCAACGTAAGTACCACCCTTGTGTTTTAGTTATAATCAGTTTACCACCTAATGGTTTAAGTTCATGGTTAGCAACAGTGATAGTTTGCCATTCATTTTCATGACCAATAGCAAGACAATGATTCCAAAAGTTATCAAAGTATTTGGGCCAAGGCTCTATCCATAGACCTCTACATACATTAACAATGTATCTTTCTCTAACAAAATAGGGTTCTTTCATAACCACCTCAAACTAAAATGAATAGCATCCTTTTCTCTATGAAAGTAGAACTGCATGTAGTCTTCCGTTGGGTGCCATGTGTAAAGTGTGCCTGGCATACCATATTGCTCAATTACCCAAGCACAAATCTCATTCCATGATTCTGTCCCATCACGCCCGTGCCGCCAATCAAGTGTTACTTTAGTACCCTGCGGCTTGGAGCGTGTCTCTGATTTGTTGTTTAAGATTTTCGTCACGGTTAAACTTCAATGCCCATTGTTGTGGATTTATATAATCTATGACTATTCTAACATGATCTTCATTTAAGTTAGCTAGAAATTGGGTACCACTGTCGCTACAATACAACATCCAGGGGGAGATTTTGCCCGTTGTTATGGCGTAACAGATTTTGTTCACATTCCCAAATCTCAACACATCATTTGGTAATATATTTTGGGCCTCACCCAATTCAACACACTTCTCAACGCTTCGGTAAATAGCATCAAATGGGTCTTCTATTCTAAGATACTCACACAAGAACTTTGTGTAGTTTGCGTCAGTTGCCCAATTATCTAGCTTGATACTATCTTTCAATAGCCAATCAACATATCTACTTACGTTGATAACTTGCACATCAACACAGTAACTACCGAACTTAGCAAACGCAGTATAGTACGGGCTACGAATATACTCCTCGTATGGCTTGGGTTTCTTTGCTGTTGTATTCTTTTTATAGAATTGCAAGAAGCATTGATATCCCAAACGATTGCCTGCGGTATCTCTACTAAGCCATCTAGATTTTGTTTCACAGATGTGGGAAACTAATGTGCGTTCTCTTGCAAATTTACGATTACAAAATTCACAACCATATATTGGTTTAGTTTCCTCGGTCTCGCTCATATTGTTCAATATCTTCATCAGTAACCATTTGTGCTAGTAGTTCAATGTCAGTCTGTTTCATCAGTGGGTATACACTTGCTAGATATACTTTCTTCTTGTGTTCTTTAACAAACACATCACTAATCATAGTCAAGTCACTGTCTTTAGTTCCAGGATAGATTTTGCTGTAATATTCTTTTATGTCTTTAGCCTTGGGTGTTTCTTTTAACATCGCAACTTTAGGTGATAGATGCGGGATCCACTTTCTACGTTGAGCACCCATGCCAGGACTAATAGCACATAGCATCAACCATTGCAATTCAGGATGACGTTGAACGTTTTCGTTGAACATGTGCTTGTTCGCTGCCATATCAGTGGCACGAATATAGTATCCTTGCAATTCACTGTTGCGTGAATCTACCATACTCATCCAAGTAGTCATCATATAGTGAGAGAATTTCTTCTTCTGGTCTTCCGTGAGCCTAGAATAATATCCATAGTCCTTCTTGTCTAATGCACCTAGTGCCTCAAACAAATCAAGGTCTTGCTTTTCAAACTTTTCGTCTTTTGCTATTGCGGGTTTTTTAGTTGCCATTACCAAGCCTGTTGATAGTCTACGATTTCACAGTTTCTACTAATCTCTTTTACAAAGTAAACACATCGGGGTTTATCTGTATCATCTATCGGTACACATAAGAACTGTCCGTTCTTCAATCGAGGTGCATACCATGTTACATCGTGATATATGTCTACAATCTCAATGTCTTGAAAGCTGGGTCTGAATGCTGACAATGGATTAAACTCAAATGCTTTGAATCCCCGATCATTGATACTTGTTAATGGTAACGTTTCTAAGTCACCCATTTCAGGTTCGCCTATTAATATTTGCCAATCAACCGGCATCTTTATAGTCTTGTCTCCCACTCTCAATACGAGAGCAGGTGAGTTAAACGATTCTAAGAAGATTAATGGAATGTAATGATAGTCTACGTTTGTTGGTGTGCTGTTATCTAAGATAGCAAAGCGTAAGTCATCTACTTCTTCTGGTAGTGTCTCTAAGTTATAGTATTGGTTGTCTAAAGTTAAAATTCGCATAATTATATTGTATCACTTATAGTCTAGTTTTTCAATCGAAAACGGGTACGACGCCTCTTTGTAGAACGTCTTACGTTGTGTCAAATGTCGTTTGGCGAATTTACAGGAACTCGTAATATCCCAGATTTGTACAAAGTCCTTATCTTCTGCCTTTCTAATACCTCGTCCAATAGATTGGATAACTCGAACAAAGCTCTTTCCGGGTTCCACAAGAACCAGATTGAAAATCCTAGGAATATTAATACCCACAGCGGCCACACCATAAGTCGCCACAATAACCTTGTTAGTAGCTGTAGCCACTTCATCATACTGTTCTTTCCTCTCAGTTAATCCTGTCTCACCTGACACAAAACTAACTTCGTAATCAAGTCTTTCTTTAGTGAATGCCTCACTCAATCTTGTTTGAATTGCTCTACCTGCTGACACTCTATCAACAAGAATTAATGTGTTGCCAGTCTCTTTAATCTTCTCAAGTAACTGACAAATAGAAGTCAATCGTTTGTCATCTTCAAGAAGATATTTCAATTCAGTTTGGTAGTTACTGAACTCTACTTTATCTTGTAATTGTACGATGTTAACGTGACAGTTTGATAACACGCCTTTGTCTTGTAATTCTTTTGCTGATAGTTTACCGATAACAGGTCCAAGTGAGACCATGATAGCTTTATAATCAAACTCACTCTTAGGGATAGTTCCAGTCAATCCCCAACGAATTGGAATGTGTGACATTACCCCTGTCAATAGTTCTTTCAATACGTCAGCTTTAGCCATGTGAACTTCGTCAACGATAACACAGCATACACCTTCAATGAATTCACCTATTGTAATCTCTGCTTCATCTGCTTTAGTTTTCTTTAACATGTTGCCAAGACTTTGCCACGTACAAATTGTGTGAGTCTTACCGTAGTCTTTTCTGTCACCGAAGTATACACCTACGTCTAATCCCACGTTAATGTAATCACGTTCTGTTTGTGTAACCAAGTCCTTGTTAGGAACGATAACGATTGAACGTCCATAACCCTCTACTGAATAACTCAGTGCGGCAGTCATAATTGTTTTGCCAGCACCAGTCGCAACTTCTTGTAGTGATTGCGGATTCTTTAAGAAGTTGTTGATAATCTCAATCTGATAGTCACGAATCATAACAGGAGAACCTGCCATTGGATGCTTGTCAGGCCACACGTGCGCGGCGAAGCTATCTTCTTTGAACTCGGTGAAGTTGAACGTAGTAGAATACTCACGCAAGTCTTCTAGCTCAATATCATAACCTGCTTGGTCAATGAAGGGAAGGATGTCAGGTAATAAGTTTACAAAACTAGAACCACCTAGACTGAAATAGCTAATCTTGCCATTCCAACGACCAAGCCGGACACTTGGTAAATACCTCGCACCCGGCTTCTCATACTCAAACTTCTTCATCAGAGCCTTGCGCTCTGTTAGTTCGAGTCCTTCTATTTTTACGTTAACTTCATCCTTAACGATTATTTTGCATTGTTTCATTTAATAAAAATTGGTTTACTGTTTACTACGTGTATAACTTTGGCAGCTTGACGAGAATCCATCATGGATTTAGTCCAAAAGCCAGATACAAGTAGCACGGGGTATTCACTATCTACGAAAGCATCATTGACTGGCTCTCGGGTTGATAGTGTTAATTGCTTCATGTCAGTGTCGTTTAGTTGCTCTTTCAACCCTTTGAAAAAATTACTAGAACTGCCGGTGAGTTCCATAAAAGCAACACAATCTGTTTTAATTGATTGTAACTTGTCTATGATAGAATCATCGTTTATTTCTACTTTGGGTTTAGGATCTATAGCAAAGGCTATTTCATCAACCGAATACGTTTCACTGAACTTCATCAATACTGTGTCATCAATAGTGACACCATATCTTACTAATCTAGCTAAGACTGAAAGGTCTAAGTTAAATTCTAAATCTGTAATTGCAGATTCAAGATATGGATTTGTTGCTACAACATAGAATGAACCGTTGATATACTTGTAAGTAGGATTCCAATATTTCATATCCTTGTACTCACTAGCTGTATTTATAAACTCTTTAGTTTGGTCGCAGTAGTTTACTTTGTTATAATGTTTTTCAATCAGAAAGGTAGCTATACTTAATGAATGAGTACACGCAGGGAATGTCCAGCACCGGTCTTCTTTGTTCCACTTACCATCAATGTCAGCTTGTTTGAATTCATCGATGAATTCTTTCTTATATGGACTATGTAGTAGAAATACATCCTCCATGAGATTCAAGTGAGCCTCAGTGAATTGTGGTAGACTTTCAATCGGTTGTAGGTTCCATGGCAGTGCCAACATTTCATCTACGTTGATTTCCATTTTAGATAACTGTCTACTATACCTAGCGATTATCTTATCTAACAATGCTACTTGGTTAGAGGTCAATGGTTTTCCTTCAATGAGGCTCATTGATTCTATATTAGACAAGAATCTTTTATCGTAAGTTCCTAAACTTACGTTGGTTATAAAAAAGTATATTAACTGTTCTTTTGTTGTAGGTTTCACTTTTTTCATTCTCTTAGTATATAGCTTTTAGTACACAGAAGTCAACACTAGAGGTGAAAAAAGGGGACCGAAGTCCCCAGAAAGTGATTGAAATTTAATGATAGATAGAACCTAGTAACGTCTTGCCTCTGTTAATCTTATTACAGTTGCCGCAATGACGAAACTGGAACAACGCTTTACGCTTAGTTGAAAGGAACACATTTTCATGTACACCTTGTTGAGGTTCACCCCACATTGTCCAGTTATGAATGCCAATGCGACACCAAAAACTTTTCATAAGAGGTGTTTCATCCTTTAAGATTCTGAATGTATTTTCTTTTTCATTCATTCTTTAAGCCTATTCCAAGTAGCCATTCGTTCAGTATCATAAATCTGATATAACCCATAGATCCAATTATACACAAAGAACAAGGGAGGACAAGCAACCACACACTTCATTACTGTTCGCAATGTGTCTCCGCTGTCAATTAACCAAGCACAAATCACGCCCACTACTATTGTCCATATAGCGCCGAGGATGACAGTCATCAGAATAGACAATGCCATTTCCTCTTGAATGAATTGACGATACTTGTATAGCCAGCCCCACTCACCACCGAAGACTTTACGCTTCATGCGCTTGAGTAGCCATAATCCAAAGTTCATTCTTTATCCTTTAATGAATTCATATACTCAATACCCTGTGCGAATCCTCGCAAGCCATCTACACTAGAAACGTCAGCAACAATCGTACCTTTGTTATTATGAATATAAAAGCCCATATTAATTGCAGACACTTTGTAGCCTAATTGATTAAGTTCACGTTCCCATGATTGAAAACGTTGTACCAATTCAAAGTCTGTCATTCTTCAACTCCAAAATGTTCTTTAACCGCATTCCAAGATAAATCGGGATTCATGTGCCCCCTGTGAGATTTAACAATAACACTATGGCATTCCTTGACAATCAACTCGGCGAATGTTTCGGGATCAAACACTTTCCTAATGCGGTCACCCGCTGGATCATCTATCTCTTTGTATGAGTTGGGGCATATCCTGTATGGGATAGATAACAATGATTGTTCATAAAGTTCATCTAGTCGGTGGTTCATTCTTCAACTCCGAAACGCTCACGCATAACATCCAACACCCGCAACGCACCAGCAACTCGCTTTTGGACTGCAACTGCGTCTTCACCATCATTGAATGCAGTTTGAGCAACACGAGTAGCAGTTTCTTTTACAGCCTCGGTAAACTCAACGATCATCAACTCGGCGAACTTTTCCATTTCTTCTTCGTGTGTCATGTACAACCTGGGTCCAATAAAATAACCACAACTTATCGCAGCCTGTTCAGCAAGTTCTTTAATTCGTTCATTCATTCTTCAACTCCTGCGGCAAACCGCTCTAGGTATAACTGATATTCCGATTGGTTTATTTTATCAATTTCATTTTGTAAAGATAGTCCGTGTAATTTTTGAAAATCGGATATCATTTCTTGTGCAGTCTGAAATTCGCCGTCTTTTAACTTACCGCCGTATTTTTCAAACCATTCAGTGTATGTTAGTTTAGTCATTCTTCAACTCCGAAATGTTCAGTAATCACATCATACATACACCGTATCTCAGTTTCAGTATTATCTGCACGATTAGCAATTATGGCACATTCTTTCACCAGCAACCGGGCGAATTGTTCTACATCCATGTCGCCACCACTCACAAACTTCCGGTCAGTGTAGACACTATCACCGTTAGCCTGCTCAACATAGCCACCCTGCCAGATTCCGCCAGCTTTGATGGCAAGTTCGTTGATACGTTCTCTCATATTAACCTTTCATACAAGTTGCTTTAGCGAGTTCACGCCAGTTACCACTAATCTTCACGAGGTCAGCAACTTTCAAACACATACGCAAAGACACTTCACGCAATTTAGAATGATTAGCCTCAATGAATGCCATAACTTCGTCAGTTTGTTCCTGAGTAAAGTCATAGTCAGCAAACAAACCACCATCAGCATCACGGTGAACTTGCTTGATACGCAACATTTTGTCACGCTCAGTATCAACAGTCAGGTCTAAGAAGTGACTACGTGATTGGAGAGCATCCAAGTGAGGTGTCATCTTGCTTGCTTTTTTGCTATCGAAAGTTTTGTTTGTAATGAAGATGATTGAACCCTCAAAGTTGAAAGTGTTTGGCACACCTTCGTCACGCAACAAACGACTATCTTTGTTCCAAGAGATACGGCGAGTCTTACCTGAATCCAAAGCGCCCTTCAGTACGTTAACAGCATCTTGGTCATCCCAAATGTCACAGTCATCAAACACCAAGACATTTTTCTTGTCACTGAATTTGTACAACTTAGCGAACAAGCCGATGCCTGACATTGCACCTTTGACAATCTCAAAGCGAGGACGCTTGCCTTGAATCTTGTCAAACATAGATGCTTTCTCCATCTGTGTGATAACACCGTGTGACTTACCGATACCTGCAGGACCTGTCACAATCATAGCACGAATATCGCCTGCGATACAGGCACGAGACATTTCATCAAGCACTGCGAATCGTGAGGCAATACGATCCATTGCTTCTGTCTCAGTTTCTTTAACAGTCTCAACTACCTCAGGCATACTTGCACCAAATTCAATACATTGTTGATTATCAATTTGAATACGCAATTCGTCACTACGACCCGGGAACTGACCCTCATTCTTCACAGTAACGAAACCACCTTTAGCACCTAGTTGGTAACCTTTCACTAATGTGAAAACTTGATTAGAAACTGGGGTGTTGCGATAAGAGCCAGAAACGATGCGAACTGTAGTCATTGAAACCTTTCGTGTGTAAAGATGTTATTATACTATGTTTTGGGTTTATTGTCAAGCCGTAAAGTCGAACAAATAACCGTAAGAACCATCCTTGGAAATGAGTACTTTATTCTTATAATCTTTAGCTAGTTTGTGATAGACTTTGCGGGCTTCGTCTTCGGAGCAAACGACCGACAATGTACCATAGAAAAAACTAGCAGAATTTTCGTCTTTGAGAATCTTAGCAACTTTAGCGAGGACTTCTTTTTCGAACGACATACATGCTCCTTTAATCAATCAATACATGTATTATATGCCCAAAATGATTATTTGTCAAGCCTTTTCGAGCGTCCAGTTATCAATACTATAGTATTCAAATTCGTCTTGTTTGCGTCTGCAATAGGCACCCTTAATTTGTAATACTTTTTCAGTATTAAAAACGTTCTCCCAGATATGCTCTAGAGGGTTCTTTTTGTCAAGGGTCATTACAACTGCTGAGTTAACTTTATTGTCCTTGAACCAATACTCAATCGTTGTGGCACGTTTACGTTTCTTAGCAATCTTTTTGAGAGGTTCCAATGATGCAGTTAGTGTCATCACCTTAGGTGTATGTGACTCATCCATTTTCTTGAATGATTGATTCGTAGTTACTAAGTCCTTGACTACATCAAGTTCAGTGTCATATTGATGGAAGATAGGAAGATAGTAAATTAAACCCATCATGTCATTGCGAACAATCGTACCGTCACTATGGACAAACTTGTTTAAGTCTTCACGATACGGAGTGAAGGGTTTATCCCCCTTAAGTTTCCACATCATAATCTTCTTGCTATAGTAATCACGAATTACTTTAGCTTCTTCTCGGTCAGCATCTGTAACTTCATCGAATAATTGTCTATCCAATATTTTACCGGAAGTGCTTTTGCCTGCATCACGTAACCGCTTCCATGTTACGCTTAATGCAAGAGTGTCTTCGGGTGATTCGCACACCTCGTATCTTTTGACTTTGTGATAATCACTATTCAAGCCACTGAGTGAATCTAAAATGTTGATAGTGTGCTGACTTGCGGCTGAACCTATTGTGATAGTAGGTGACCAAGAAACGTTACTTAAACTCATATTGAAATATCTTCCATTCCACTAGTACGCAAACGAACAATATGTCCCATCTGCCATTGTTTTGCTTCAATGCCTTTAAGTATACCTAACCAACGATTACGTAACAATGCTACTTCGTTAATAATGGTTTCAAAGTCAATAACTTCTTGTTCACCATCGACATACTTCTCGGCATCACGACTTGTTAAAGCTCTATTATACGCTTCTAAATACTTTTGAAAATGTTTTCGGCGAATTTTCCGTAATTGAATATTGAGATAATTCAACACAGCCTCAATCTCTTGAAGCTGGTTGAAACGGTGTTCAGTAACTCCGGGTAAAGCGGCAATGTTCTTTTCAACATTGCCGTAAATCTTCACATCATTTCTAGCCGAACCAAGTTCGGCTTCGTAATGGTTAATGAAATCGGGTATTACTGATAAGTCTTGTGATACTCGGGTATACCAGTTTGCCATTTAATCCCATTCTTCGTCTTGGTCTTCGTCTTCATATTCTTCGTATTCTTCTTCTTGGAAATGCTGTTCAGCATAACCTTTCAAAGCCTTAGTAATATCCTTGTCCTTGAATTCGTCTTTGATATCATCAACTTCATAATTGTTGTCCATCAAATAATTCACTAGGGTGTCGGCTGCTTCACTGCGTTCATTAAAGTCAATATGCTCACGCAATATTTCCCAAACTTCTGATACGATACTTAAACTCATTCTGTAGATTCTCCTTCTTCATTTGTTAAATCTACATTACTTATCTTTGCCATCTTAGTTGAATATTCTGACATAACTGTATCCAAACAACCGTCAGTGTTTGATTCCCATGCTTTGCGGAACTTCTTAATGATAACTCCGTCAATGCCCGTGTACACTAAACTGTTGCCTTCTTTCTTCAACAATTCATCTTTCTCAATCATATCAACAAGACCTGAATATGGACTCATACCTGTGTCATATGGAATCTTAACTTGCACACCTTCGAATGGTTTTGCATAGCGAGTTTTCATAATCTTACAAGCACTACGAATACCACGAACGTCTGTAACTTTGTTACCGTCTTCGTCTTCTTTCAACTTCAACTTCTTCATCGCAACAACGATAGAACTTGCATAAATGAAACCTTGACCACCAGAGATTTTATCATCTGGATCAAACATATCTTGCGATGCGTATGTGTGGTTCGTTGCTACCAAGCCGATGCCGAGTGAACCAAACATGTTAACTGTGTTACGAACAAGTGCTGTAAGTGCTTTAGGCTTACGACCCATGTCACCTTTCATATCACCTGCTTCAAACTGATTAACGTCAGTTGGAGTCAACAACATACCAAGTGAATCAACAACGAACAAGACTTTTGGTCTATCTTCTGTGGGTAATGTTTTGTAATCAGCTACGAACTTACTGATTGTCTTAGCCACGTCATCAATCATAGCCATGTTCAATTTTAGAAGTTTAGCTTCACTTGTGTCAACTCCTAAGTTATGCAACCATGTTTCGTCTAGTGCATTCTCTGAATCAATGAGGACAACAAAGATACCTTGCTCTTGAGCGTGGCGAACCAGGTTCCCGGAACAGATGTAACTCTTTCCCGAACCAGACTCTCCAGCGAATACAGTAACTTTGCCAAGAGGTATACCTTTATTAAAATCACCGCTAATGAGATAATTAAGTGCATAGTTTCCTGTGCTAATCCAATCAGTGGGGTCATTAAATCCAATTGATAATCCTTCAATACTTTTTGTAATGTCCTTGCGGAACTTACTTACGTCAAATGGTTTTACCATTTCTACTCCTTATATATACTTATTGTCTATTTGTACCGTTAGTATACGCACTAAACGGTTGCTTATCAAGCATGTCTGGGCATTTGTCTGCCATGCAATCTAATTCATAATCAGATGGAAAGTGTCTCAATGCGCCTCGTGCTCGGTCACGTACTATGCTAGGTACTCTAGGTGTCTTACCTGGATCGCATAGTTCTTCTAATAGTTTTCTACCTTGCTTTAGGGCACGGTATCTTTCATCAGGCATTGTCATAACATACTCCTTAATAGGGGAAGGTTAACCTTCCCCGTTTTGATTAAGCAGGCTTGTTTTGACGGGCACGAATCATTGCTAAAATGTCTTGTGCTTTATCGCTACTAGGAGTTGCTTTTGGAACTTCAACTGGGGTGCTTGCTGATGATGGCTCGTCATCACCTTCCCAAGGTTGTTTAGCTTCTGCTACGGGTGCTGTTGCGGGTGCGCTTGCTTCTTGTGCTGGCGCTGCTTGTTTTTCCGCGGTCGAACCTGCAGGTGCTTCTACACCGAATGGACGGTAGTAATTGCCCCAACGCTCGTTGTCGAATGGGCGACCATCAACTGATGCTTCAAACATTTCTTTGATGATACGCAATTCTGCTTCACCTGGCTTCTTAGGTAAGAACTCAGCCAAGTCAAATAGACCATGTGCATCAACTGCTGATGCTTCTGCTTCGGTCAATGCAGATTCTTTACGTGCCCAGTTACTAGTTGAGTAGTCAGCATAACCACCCTTGCTTGTTTTCTTAACGTTGAAGTCAAGACCACGCATGTAGTCTGTTGGCAATTCTTCCATTTCAGGATCCATCAAACTAGATTTGATGACTGTAAAGATTTGTGGGCTGATAACGAAACGGCGAATTGGGTTCGCTGGTGTCTTGTCATCACCAAGTGGGTTTTGACGAACAAAACCTTGGAACAAGTAACTACGCTTCTTCCAGTATTTGTTTGCCATTTCTTTCAATGTTTCGTCTTTGTACCAAGGACGAACTTCTGCCAATACTGGACAAGCCTCACCGTACATTTCCATACATGGAACTTGAACGATAACTTGTTTCATATTAGTATCACCCTTAACACCGTTGAATGGTAGTTTGATGATTTGACGTTCTACCCAGAAGAATGTGTTGTTTGGATTTGCGTCTGGCAAGAAACGAATTGTAGCTGTTGTGCCTTCGTCCATGTTCCAGTGGGGGTAGATTGCGTTGTCTGATTGCTGACGTTCGCCGCCAGTAGACTTGTTTTCTTGTGCCGCGATACGGGCACGAATTTCTGCTAATGATGCCATAATAATATTTCCTTAATAAATTGAGATGGTCTCTGTTTTAATATTCGCCACTACCTATTAGTGACTAACACAGATGATAGTTTAGCATTACTATCAAGCAGTGTCAATAGTATTTATCCCAGATATGGCTAACCTCACTTTTATGTGAGGCTTTTGGGAGAATTAATATCCGCCTGTTAAACGGTCTAATTCGTCAGTGAAGTTCCTAAACATGGATTCTTGTAGTCCACCTTGTGATGGAGGCTCACTAGGTATACCGGGTAACTCAGGTGCTACGGGTCTAGACTTACGTAACCATCCACGCACTCTGGCTAGATATTCTTCTACTGTCTTGTCTGTTATGTCATCACCATATATTAATAATCCGCCAGTAACTGTTCTACGAATGATTTCCATTAGTTGTTGAACTGTGTATTGTTTTAAATCAATTGGATATTGATTTCTATACCAACGAACTAGATTTGGAATAACAGTATCTTCGATGTAGTCAGGTGTAACTTTTTGATTTGTTTCTGGTTTGTCTACCATAGTGATAGGCAAATCTTGTTCGTTAACTTTGCGAGGTTCTTGTTTCATTGCATCCTTCATATCATCTGGCATAGTTGATGATTGTTTGCCTTGATTCTTGAATATGGATACTACTTTGTCTTTGTCGAACGGCTCATCATCTAACGTATCGTCTATGTCAACTTGAGATGATCCACTAGCAGCTTGCAGTTTAGCCGCTGCGATTTCTTCTGGATCCACTGGCTCTGGTTGGATCTTGGCTAAATCCGCCTCATCCTTTTCTTGTCTATCAGCGACACTACTAGCAACACTTCCAGCAGTAATACCTGCTTGTTGCAGAATATCAGGATTGATTTTATAAATCAAATCGGCTAGACGGTTGAACTTGTCCTGTAGATTGTCGTTCTCTTTTTCAACGTTATCTAAGACTTCTTTAGCTCGAACTTCAATTTTCTTGACCTTGTCGTCTAGATCACCGAACTTATTCCCCCACTGACCAATCTTTTCAGCATTCTTGGTAATACTCTTTTGGAAACGTTTTTCTTTTGCAGCCAATTCTTTTTCAGTAGTCTCAAGTCTACCCATCACTTTGTTGAATAACTCGTCATCTACGTTCTGGCGTTGACCTAATGCAGCTAATGCAGCTTGAACTTTTTGAACGTCAGTGTTGTCCACTGGACCAGATTTAATTCTGTTAACCTTATCGACTAGTTCTTGATATTTTGCGTCATCGACGCCTGGCTTGTTTTGTAACTTCTCTAAGTCAGAAAGCATGTTTTGTACTTTATCAGCACTTGCCTTAGCAGCCATTTGTTGAACTTCACCAGCTGGTCTTAACTTAGCACTTAGGTCACGTAGTCTTGCAACTTCTTTATCTGTCTCTGCTTCTTGACGTTCTAAGTCATGTAATTCATTGCCAATATCAGTTACGTTCTTACGTAGTTTTTCGTTTTCACGCTTTACTGTGTTGATTAACTTGTTCTGAGCAAAGTCCATTTTTTCTTTGTCAACAAGTTCATCGTTCATATACAATGCTAGTGCTTGTTCTGGACTTAGTTCAGGATGGGCACGTTGTGCTTTATATTGAATGTCGATATTTCTTGGTAAAGGTCTATCAGCCTTAGCAGTCATAGGCGTGCCCATTCTAGTAGGCTGCTTGAATTCTGTTATGTCATCAGCCCATGATTCTAATAGCTTTATTTCTTTCATAGACCTGACAACTTTTTGATTTTGCTCAATGGATCTTCTGCAACTAATTTACCACGTAATCCTTTTTGTGATTGTGGTTTGTTTCCTAAGACAGGGCCTGTACTTACTTTATTAGTGGGACCTAATTGTCCTGCCTTACGTTGGTCACTATCAATGTTCTCAGTTGTTTCTTCTCTGCTGAGTTTCTTGGCTAGTGCACCTAAGTCTACCTTGCCTAACTTTTTCTCAATACGTTTTACAGCATCACCTGCACGTTTAACGGTGTCCTGATATTCATCACCATAGTCGGCTTCTTCAGGATCTTGATAATCTTGTACGTCAACTTCTTCGTCTTCGTCATCTTCATCACGGTCAGTATCAACCTTTTCAAATGAAGCTAATGAACTCATCTTACCATCCATTAGATTATCAGCCCATTCTTCAAGTTCTTTAACTTCTGAAATATCTGATTCAGTGATGTTCTTGCTCAACTTACCTAAGATTGGCATCACTGATTCGATGCGTGGATCTAAACTAGATTGCATGAACATTTCACTCAAGTCTACATCTTCGTCTTCCATCAATGCAGGAGTATAACTTTCGAAGTATGCAGTATATCCCTTTTTACCTGACATCTTATGTAAGGTCTCACGTAATTTCTGATAGTGATTGATACCTTCAGCTACTAATTTTTGGGTTGATTCATTGAACTGTTGACCACGTGTTGCACGAACAAATCCTGCCATCTTAGAATATTCTTCTACAAGGCTAGTGATATGACCACCACGTTCATCATACGGTGTGCCACCTTCAGCAATGTGTCTGGCATACACACGTGCGATGCCGGGTTTTGTTGTTGGAACTAAGAATCGTTCGCCATTTGCATTTTCTACGAAAATCTTTGCGATGTTGCGATAACGTTGTTCACCTTCTTCGATTTGACGAGAATGTTGCAAAATAATCTTTGTAGTAGGTACATTGTCGCTATAGCTAGACTTCTTGCCCATTGGGTAATAACCCTCACGTAAACCTTCTCTTTTGTTGTGTTCTCTTTTAGCCATATCTGGTTCCAGATCATCTTGGTCGCTTAGTTCAAAGCCCAATTGTCTATTCTTTGCGAAACGCTTTAAATGCCCTAACAAATGTGTGAATGATTCACTGTCATGTGAACTTGCTTTTGGTGCAGATTCAACGTCATCTCCATAATACACAATCATTCTATGCAAGCCGTCGACTGTTACAGTGACTTTTCCATATTCTACGTCATCTTGAATGAAGTCGAATTGGAATACTTCTGCTTCGTCTGGGATAGCTACTTTCTTACCTGAACTAGTAAACATGTCAGGGCGATATCCTCTGCTTTTTAATAGTCCGTATAGTTCTCTGTTTAATGAATCGGTGTTAATTGGCATAATTTTGTCTCTAATTAATTATTTATCAATTATCCCAGGATAGCATAGAAGGGAAGGGGCAATACAATATCCTCATGGTCACGGATTTGCTCTTCCAAGTTGTAATGATAGTCTCCTAAGTCCTGGATCATGCGGGTTGTAAGCAACGTAGCAGCTACTAAGTCATCAGTTTCTCCTAATTTCGCCGCAAAACTGTCTTTTGAAGCAATATAGTTCTTTAATTCTGAGATAAGACTGTGACTATAAATCTTCATTCTCTTGGATTCTAGTAGATGTTTGAACTTAGTGCATGCAGCCATCTTTGTTTTGTGGGTAGTAGTAAAGCCCTTACGCTTCTTTCCAGGCTCACATAGAAAGATACCCTGAATATTTGTTTCACCATACTCTTGCAATGAAATTAGGGCACCTTCACCCACCGAGTTGTTCTCTACCGAATAGTAGATATTGTTAGATTGTCCGGTGGCATCACAGATATGTTTACAAATATTAGCTAACAGTTTAATTTGCTCAGGGATAGGAGTTTTGTTGTGTTTCCACTCACCTATCTGCTCTGTAGTGTTTGCTTCAAACACTTGAATTGCAGCATAGTCACCACCTGTACCCACAGCAGGATCTAATGCAACTGTGTAGATTTTATCTTTTGAAGGTTTTTTATACCAACGTACTTGACCTTCTCTATGAATAGGCTCGATTCCTTCCATGTCAATCAATGTAGTGGGAGCAATCAATGTTTCGTCAGCAATAATGAACTCGCAACCAATCTCTCGGCGGAATCTATCTTCACCAAGCTGAGCCTTCATCTGAGTTGCCCATGCTTCATCACGTTCAGGATGTTCTTGCCAGAAAGCACGATATGCTTTGAAGCCATTCACTCCTAATTCTGTCTTGTTACCAAACTCATCTTCACATTTGTTGGCACCTTTCCAAATTAAAGCAAATTGGTCTTCGTCTGAGTTGGGAGTACTTGTGATAATAGCTTTACCACCAGTTGCTAGAGTAGGTGTAATCGCTGTCCAGAACTCTGTCGCAATCGTAGGTCGAACGAACGCAAATTCGTCTAGGTATAAGAGTGTAATAGACATACCACGACCTGTGTTTTCAGTTGTTGTAGCTGATACAATACGAGATCCGTTCTCAAAGTCTAACGAACCTTTGTTATATGTCGTGACACCTGCTTTGATATGATCGGGACAGTTCTCATACGCATAACGAATACGTTGCATAATTTCTTGAGCACCTGTATACTTGTGTGCTGCAATTAGAATCGTAGAGTCAGGTACGAACATAGCGTACCATAATAGATAACCCGCAGCACTTGTTGACTTACCTGTTTGTCGAGGCATCAATGAGATTGAGTAACGATTCTGATGATAATTCTCAATCAATCGTTTCTGATAATCCCATGGATGATAATTCATTGATCCTTTTGTAGGATGCTGAATCATAAAGAAGTTGTCCATGAAGTACATGGGTCCCGTGTTAGGATCACAGCACTTGATGAAGTCTGTTAATTCTTGGTCGTTTGCGTATTTTGTTTTTACATACGGAGTTTTAACTAAGGTAGGTGTATTTGCCATAATTTTATTTATTAAGAAACGTTAGTCGTTATACCAAACTATAGCGGCACTGACCTTTTGTATTGCCGCGGTTGACATAACAGCGATAGTTGCTTGGTAGCCAGGCGGAACAACTACACGATAGTCACTTAGGTCAAATTGTGTAACTGATCCGGTATTACCTACAACAAAGGTAACCACCGGGAAATATTGCCCTTGTGTTATCGTTCCATTTGTGTAACTAACTGTTACCGATTGACTATCCTGTGTAGTATAGTTATCTACACCTGTTGCTAGTGCAATAACGGGTTCAACAAAAACATATACTTGGCTAGGATCATTACATTGTGTTGCTACAGTAATATCATCTAGTAATAATTCTCGTGCGTTTACTGTTCCACTGTATGTGTATGGATTTTGAATTGAAAGAATTTGGTATAAGATGTTTTGTGTCAAACTCGTGGCAGTAGTAGTTGCTGATCCAGTGTAACTGTTACGATTAGTGATGCCTTCTAGACCCATCATCATACTGGCTGCTTTAACAGTTACCGGGGTCGACCCGCCTTGATTTAGTGCTAATATAGCTATCTTGAACGCTGGGTTATTCAATTCTAATTCATCATCGTCTGTTTGTAAGTGCTGATATACTAATTCAAACTGACCGCTAGATGGATTCAAGATAAAGAAACTGACGCCTGCCCAACTGTATTTTAGTTCATACTGATTAAACCCTTGTGGATTGAACCACGCAGGTAACGTAAAGTCTGTGCCCGCATACCACCATTCGTTGGTTGGCGCAACACCTGCTTGCACTTGTGCAATTGAACCACTAAATGTTCCACTACCACTGATACTGAATGTTCCATTTGTTGGTCCAGTTCCAAAGTTTAATAACTCAACTGTGTTATCACGTTGGTTAGCTAACCATAATCCACCAAATGCTGATTGTGAAATTTGTTGTGCTACTTGTCCTGTAGTTAATCCTGCACTGATTGCTATCACATAAGCAACACCGTTAAGTGTCACTGTTACGTTTTGTGCACCTGAATATGAGCTAACTGTTATTCTGTATATAGCCCCTCTGCCGCCGTGTACATGTAGGAAACCAAAAGTGGTGTTGTCATAACCAAACCAATAATTATTTTCTTGGTTGTTCAATCCCATGCGTTGGCTAGTGCCTGCCGCTGGAGCGTCAAACTTACTATACCAACGAGCAACTAGACTTTGTCCTGGCTTGTATGTGTTGAAACGTCTACTGCGTAGTAGTCCATAACTGCCTAAAGTAGACGTAGATGATACTTGATATGAGCCGCTGCCGGTTGTAGCATTGCCGCCACCTGCTGTGATTGATTGGGCGTCTTTGGTATAAATGCCATAGCGACCATCTAGTTGTACTACAGGTGTAATAGGAACCGCATAAGGTTCACCAAAGTAGTCACCAACTGATAATGCCGGTACTGTTGTTACTGTACCAGTGATGCCAACATTGCCATCAACATGCCATGGGTCTGTCCCTTGAGTTACGTTTACGTTGCCTATTATTCCTACATTACCACTAACGTTGGCATTTACATTGCCACTAACATTAGCATTAATGTTACCTGAAGAAACAATAACATTGCCACTAACATTAGCATTAATGTTACCTGAAGAAACAATAACATTACCACTTACATTGGCATTGACATTACCTGAAGAAACAATAACATTACCAGTGACACTTGCGTTAACATTTGGCATTGTGAGTATACCTACATTACCGTGAACATTAGCATCTATATTACCTGAGTTAACTATTACATTTCCGCCGATAGGCAAATATGGTACATCCAATATACCGCTTGTACCTACTTCACTTATATGTGTATGAACGGGATCTTCAGGTGAACTAAAAACTTGTACATTGCCGGGAATATTAACATTACCGCTAATAATAATGTTACCTTGGAATCCGGTTCGGACATAAACATTACCACTAGGTTCATCTAACGCTAGTGCTTCTGTTATGTTTCTAAGATACCACGGCTTAACGTGGTCTGGATCTGGAACTGATGGCATTAGACTTTAACCCCAATAAAGATATGGTCGTAACGAATAGCAGCCCAAGTGGTAGTGTTAGTGTCTCCGTAACCAGTAGTCAATGCGGAACGACATGCAGAGTTGAATGCACACGCATCATATGATACTAATATAACAATATTACCACTCGTTACTGCACCAAGAGCATTTGCTAATGCTGTTAGGTTAGCAGGGTTGATATACGTATCATAGTTAGTTACACTAACTAAATCACCGTAACTATTAGTTACAACCATAGTGTGACCACGCAAAGCTGTGTTTGCTAGTTCAATGTCATTGACGACTACACGTGCATTTTGATAGCTTGGAACGTCATAACTTGATGAGTAAGCATAAATCTTGTTACCACTTACATATTGGGTAGTGTATATTGCAACTGTATCATCAATTGCTTCGTAGAAAGTAAACGGAGTTGTTGTATCTATCCAAGGACGGCCTTCTGTCAATCCACCTGTGTTTGGATTGTCATGTACATCATCGTCTATATATTGTGTAGGTAACTCAGTGATATCATATGTGCTTCTAGGATTACTTGAATTTTCTCTATCCAATGCTGCTAAATCTAATTTACTTTTTTGTCTAAGTTCTAATGTAGCAAGACGAGAAATCTTATTGTGTGTTCTTAACTGAGAACCAGTTGTAATAGAATAAAATGCCAATGTCTCTGAAACATCTAAAAGAGCATTGTTAAACACCAAATCAAACCAATCAACACTACAACCTGTAGTAGTTTGGATTGTTGTTTTGAACGTGCCTATAGTAGTAGTGTCAGCAACAGTATAGCTATCGTATTCTGCCGCATTAATCAAACTCTGAACGGTGATAGTGATATTAGCCATTATTAGCCCTTATACGCAGTATCTGGATACAATGCTACCGTTGAAACTCTAATGTCTGCTGGATGCTTGGGTTTATTTACGTCATTGCCCATAGAGAAAAGTACTTTCTCATCCGTGTACATTTCGTCCGGACTATTAGAGAATTGCTTTTCAGGACTAGGTTCAACGATCTCGTCTTCATAGTCGTTTGTTGTTTCTTCACCTTGACCATCGACTTGGTCTATAATGTCTAAAAGACTTCTGATAAATTCGGTTGCTCTCATATTTATATTTATGCACAGATGTAGGAAGACGGTCCTAAGACCGTCTTATTTTACTTAATATCTAGTGGACTTTGCTTGCTAACCACGATACAGAAGTACTTTTCTTTCACTGTTTTAGTCTCACCGTTCTCGATAATATTCAGGTCAAAATCTACGTCATTGAATGATTCGACTTTGAACCCGGTGCGTTGTAATAATGCGTCTAGTTGCTTTGCGCCCATGATAGAATAATGATTCTGATTATATTCATGTGACCTTGCACAATCTGGAGCAGGTACTTCAATGTACATCTTACCATATTGCTTCAAGATTCTGTTATATTCAATCAAACTAAAGATCGGATATGGACTATGTTGCAGATAATGTCTCATAAAGATGAAATCAACAGATTCATCAATAAAACCGTCACTTTGTGGGAGGAATGTAGGATCATATTCTTTTACAGTAAGTCCCTTATCACGGCACATCTTTGCGTTTACTTCACTAAGAGTAATACCAGTGACGTTAGTATATCCACGATCTTTCATTTCTTCTAAGAAATAACCAGTACCGCAATATACATCTAGGATGTTTGCGTTTCTAGGGATGTTCATCGGATCAACGTAAGTCTTGACCATTTCACTGGTCATCTTTTTGTGTAACTCTGTTTCACCTTCATCATAAAGATGACTGGTGTACAACCATTCGTTGTAGAATTTGAGTTTGACTAGGTCTAGTGTGTTATTAATATCAAGCATAGTTCTACTTATTCATAGAACTAATACTCAAAAATTATTTAAAGCCTTTAAATCCAATGACTGGACTAACTTTATATGTACTATCAAGTTCTTTGCTCTTGTTGTCACCGTGATTCAAATCTTTTGCATCACTGCCCACGGCTTTATATGCTTGTTTTAGCATATCTGCTTCAACTTGTGTATATGGGTGTGCGGTATTATAACGACCACTGTATGTTTCCGCATCAACTTTGATGGGAGTTTTACCATCTGATCCAGCAGCAGCCATCATGACACGGTTTAGTTCGTATGTACGGTCATATCCACCTGGATCACGAAACTTTTGCAACCCAGTAGTAGATTGTTTTTGACGCTTAGTTGGCTTTGCAATTTTGCGGGCCTCGCTGATAAATTCGGTTGCTCTCATAATGATATTTATGTTAATTAAATCCCGCTGTTATCAGATACCTGTGATAACGTATGTGTTACTGTGATGTTGGGGATCGGGCTTACCATAATACGAACATATCCGTATTGAAGGTCTACGTTATAGTTTGTAACTGGGTTATTGACAAACACTGTTCCATATACACTATACTTTACACCATTGTTATCAGGAGACTTGTTAACTGCTACTGTAGCATACTGACTGTTGTTTGATGATGATTCTACTGATCTGATATTAAAGATTCCGGATCTGAATGTTGAAGAATCAAACGTGTAAATTACTTGGTTCGCATCATTATTAGATGTAACTTCCTGTAAATCAGAAATGACAGTATTACCTGCACGTAAACTAACATTGGCTGCGACTTTGCCGTCTGCTAATATATCATTAACTGCTAAACTAGCCTTTAGTGTAGGTAATACGTTGACCGGGAAGCTAATAATGTTTGCATTTTCAGTGACTTTTACCCCACCGATACGCAAACCAGTGTTACCTACATACAAATTAGTAATGGCATTACTACTATTACCGATAGATATACTACCGGTGATTGCTACGTTGGCCCCAAGTTGAACAGTGTTATTAGAAGAAACATATGCAAAATTAGCAGTGCCGTTAGGAACACCGCCATCGTTGAACTGAAATGACCCATCGGGTCCAGTAACTTGCCCCTCTGCTAATAAAGCAAAGTTCTCATTAATCTTCTCAAATGCATATCGTAACGGATCACCTGTTCCGTCGTTTGGTAAATCACCAATATCAATATTTGCCGTTGTAATCGTCATTTTACTATCCCGTTATTATATATTTATCGTGGCTGCAACTAATAGTTACCCAATCATAAATATACGTATATTAAGGAGCATTTATGCACAAATTTCTATTAGGATTGCTGTTAGTTGTATCAGCATCCGCTCAAGCATGGGACCAAAGAGCCCCGTTACCCGTACAACAATGTCAAGTTCACAGTCCATATGGATTTGCTGAAACTCAGCGTCAAGCACAGGCTATATGCCGTGAGGGCTATCTAGTCGCTTATGACGCACCAGTTAAAATTCCGGTTTACGTAGCATATACATTGAAGCCGGAAAACGCATTAGGTTGCTTTCCTAGAACAAACGCCTTCGTGGCTGACCAGTCTTTAAATGGCACAGGTGCAAGACCTGATGACTATGCTGGTACAGGATACGACAAGGGACACGCGGCACCGGATGGCGACCTATCCTACAATCAGATGGTGGAATATGAGAGTTTTTTAATGACAAACATGTATCCGCAGCATGGAAGTCTAAACCGTGGAATTTGGAAGTTACTGGAAACTTCAGTGCGTGGTTGGGCAGTACAAACGAACCAAAGCTATACGATATACGTTGGAGCTATGTATGGCGCTGGTGATGAGTCATTCAAGGGGATCATTATCCCTCACGCTTATTACAAAGTCGTAATCAACAATCAAACAGGTGAAGTTGCAGCTTGGAGATTCCCGCACACTAAACCATACGTGAATTTAGGAAATGATTTGACTAAGTTCCGTGCTCCGATTGCTCAGGTTCAACAAGAAGCTGGTGTACGCTTTAAGTTCCCGGGCAATGCTAAAGAGTTAGCTCCCGGTACTGAATGGAAAGTAGACTTTGGTCAGTTGACTAACGCTAAACGTGCTAAGTGTAAGGGTGCGGCAGAGTAATTACTTGCCGATCTTTTCGTAGTTGATTTTGTTGATGTTATACCATTCAATCCATATGTCTGCCTTTACAGCACATTCGTAATAGGTTGAATAGTTGATGTTGATAGTTTGACTAACATCACTTAATTTTGCCCCGTCTTGAAGTTTCTTTAGGTCGGGGCATTGTTCCATTGCTCCAGCCTTAGTGGGTGCTTCGGGGAACTTAGGGATGACTGGTGGAGTTGTGCAACCTGTCAATATGAATACAACTAACAACAGAACCATTACAAAGCCCATCATAGACTTTATGATTTGTTTTGGATCATTGTGCTTCATTTTGCTCTCTCCGCTGATTGATTATGTGCATCAACGAACGGCTTCGGAATCACACATGTATTGTCGTATTTCTTAACTTCGCGGTCAATGTAACGAGTAACATACTCTTTCTTGACCTTAATCTTTTCTTTAGTCACTGTAGCTTTCTTAGCTAACTTGTCATTCAACTCTTTGTTCTTTTGCTCATACTCGGCTGTTTGCTGTTTAGCTTCTTCAATCCTAGCTTGCATTGTGTTATAATCGTATAATGCACCTTCTAAGAATGTAGATACGGCAAATCCAATAATGCCCGAAATTTTCAGCATCAAGGCATATTGTTTTATCAACTTGGCTTTGCCGAAAACAAAGCCAAGAATGATTGAAACTATACTAAGATAGAATAACGAGTGGAATATCCAGTTGGGTGTGACTTCAAAGATGAACATACTCTTATTTATTAAAGTATGTAGAGTCCTTTAGCCAATCATAGTAAATTTTAAAGCCTTCTTCTACATCAACTTTGGGGTCAAAATCAAAGTCTCGTCTGGCAGCATCAATGTTCAATGCTCCCCTACTAGGGAAGTCTAAGTCTCTGTCACCCACTATAATCTCGCCCTTACCGACTATCTTTACTGCTAGAGTAGCAGCATCAAGTAAGGTATGAGAGTGCGACTTGGTGATGTTGTAGGTTCTGTTGTCGGTATTGTCTGAGAGGGCTGCGGCAACGATTCCATCTGCTGCGTCTTCGACATACGTGAAGTCAAGAGTCTCGTTTGCTCCGTTAACTCTGATAGGCAATCCACGCATTGCGTTGAGAATGAACTTGCTGATGACTCGGTCTTCCACGTCAAGTGGGCCGTATACAGCAGAGGGGCGTATAATAGTATAATTAAGATTGTCACGACGGCTATAATCTTTGACAAGTGCTTCGCCTGCCAGCTTGAGGATTCCGTACTGTCCTTGTGGTTTGCAGTCATAGTCTTCTTTCACATCGTCTTTAAAATCACCATATACCATTGACGAACTGATATAGATGAACTTGCGAACATCATAGTTTTTACTAGATTCCAGTAAGTTGAGCAACCCTTCACTCATAACACGACTACCCATCGCCGGATCAGCGTTAACTACCTTCTGTCTAGGGAAACTAGCACAGTGAATTACAATCTCAGGTTCTTCAATATGGAAGATAGAACTCACTTTTCGTGCGTCTGAAATATCAGCAGTATAAATGAAGTCCCCTAATTGAATCTTCTTCTTTCGTTCTGATAAGAGATAGTCAATTTGGTCTTGCGGGATAATACCGTAGTTAGTTTGATTATCAATGATTGATACTTGATGACCTTGGTCCTGTAAACGTTTAACAACGTTATGACCGATCAATCCCATTCCGCCTGTTACTAAAATGTTCATTCGAATTTCAACTTATAATATGTTATTTGCTCTGGTGTAAACTCTGCATGTATCAAATACAAGTACCCATATGTCGTTGCGTCAACGGTCCTAGTCCACATGGGTTCAGGCTTGCTGTTAGCCATTACATACTTACCAGCATCTGTTTGTTGCCACTCATATATAGGTTGCGACACCATCAGATCAGGATCTTCCACATCGCTCATCCTGATTTTTTTAACCAAGTACTGCATTACACTGCCATCTGTGCTTTGATAGAGTCCATAGACTTGTAATCATTCAATACAATGTCGTTCATCATAAAGCCAAATATATCAGTGACCGTAGGATTCAACACTAACGTTGGTGGTGCTAATGGTTCACGTTGCAATTGTTCTTTTACTTGATCTAAGTGGTTCTGATAGATATGAGTATCACCGGTGGAGATAATCAATTCAGCAACTCCCATACCGCATACTTGTGCAATCAGGTGAGTTAACAACGCATAGCTTGCAATATTGAACGGTAATCCCAAAAACACATCAACACTTCGTTGATACATGTGGCAACTAAGTTCATTGTTCTTGTTTACATAGAATTGCGACATAACGTGACATGGTGGTAAAGCCATTTGGTCTAGCTCACCTGTGTTCCACGCATTGATAATGTGTCTACGTCCGTTAGGATCTTTCTTCAAGCCCTCGATGAGGTTCTTGATTTGATCCGTCTCTTTGACATGGTACGCCCCGCCCCTGTTGTATTGATTGCCGAATTCATCTTTAAATGTTTCTTGCTTATGTTCAATCGGTGTTTGCCAGTGGCGCCACTGTACCCCATAGACACGACCCAAGTCGCCTTCGAATTTCGCCTTAGGCTTCCAATACGGAGCAAGCGCATTGGGCGTCCAGATTGTAACTGTACCGTCTGAGGTTCCATGCGTAATTTCTGCGAGGCGTCTTTCGTCATTTGATCCTTCAAGGAACCAAAGAAGTTCACCCTTGCAAGCACGCCAAGCCAACTTCTTAGTTGTGACGGCTGGAAAGCCCCTACGCAAATCAAAGCGAAGATTACGTCCAAAAACACTAATGGTGCCCACGCCAGTTCGGTCATCTTTTATTTCTCCGTTATCTAAAATATCTTGTAATAAATCTAAGTACTGTTTCATTTTCTTTTCCAAATTTCATACGAATGGTCGGCTAAGTCTTCTTTAAACCAGCACATGAATTCGTTTTCTAATTTTACTAAATCTATGAACGTATCGCAAGTGTATTCGGATAAAGTTCTTGACGCATGTATCTCGTCAATGTAATCCCAATAACTTTCAATCATCTTGGCGCCACCGATAAGCCACACATCTTTATCTTGTGCAATCTTATCATCGCTTGGATTTGTAATATCATCTATAGGGCGTGAACTCTTCACCCAGTTAGTTCTGTTTGGTAGAGGTTTCTTTGGTAGAGAATCCCAAGTGTTGCGGCCCATAAGTACAATCTTATTTGTCGTCAACTCCTTGAATCTTGGTAAATCGCCCTGGAGTTTATCCCAGGGCAATCTTCCTTGATAACCAATTCCTCCTTTAGGATCAAAGGCTATAATCAACTTCATAATCTATTCAATATTTTATCAGTTTCAGGTTGTACTGTCTCTGCTATACTTTCTACATTAAGGATGAACTCGAAACTTGTAATTAAAGGATCAAGCTCGTGTAGTTTGCGAGAAACTACTTCTTCAATCTCTTCCGGTGCCAAACCTTGTTTCAACAAGTTTTGAATGTTGATAGTATGTTGTTTCTTACCAACCATCCGTACTACGATTTTTTTAATGAATTGAACGGGAACTTTATGCTTATCAATATCTTCTAAGATATGTTCCCATTTACTTAGGTATTCAGGTGTCATCTAGTACTTATGCAGGAACTTTTACTTTCGCTGGACGACCACGCTTTTTAGCAACCGGTGCAGTAGTTTGTGTAGCGACTGGCACACCTAACATTTCATTAGCTTGTTGTTCTAATCTTGCGCTTTCAGCCAATAAGCCTTTTGCTTCTGCTGTCATACGTTGTGCTTGTTGCAACAAGTTATTAGCTAGAGCAGAATCACCCATGATACCATTTGCATCAGGAATACCTGTTACTGGTTGTGATGGTTGTGCTGTGGGTTCACCGCGCATTCTACGTGCAACATCAACTGGATCTTGTAAGCCACGACTTGCATCCATTTCAGCTAAACGCTTAACTGCGTTTTCACCTTGTTGCATTTCGTCTAAGATTTTGTTCAATTCATCAAGTTTGATTCTAGTGTTGCTATTTGGTGTGACAACAACTTGACCAGTTTGGACTTTCTTCATCAAACCTTCAGCGTGTAAAACTTGTAAAATGATTTTACCGTCCTTAGTGTAAGAGCGATTTAGTGCGTCAGCTAGATTCTCTGCGCTCTGTCCAATTTGACTCTCAATACACTTCATCAATGGATCGTGAACGTGCATGTTTAATGTCTCAGTGTATGTCACCAAGCACATGTGCGGCTCGCCAGGTACTTCTCTGAAAATGATAGCGACTTTGCGGTCGCCAATCTTACCTACGTGTCGTAAAAAACTCATATTAATATCTCCTTAAGGGTATACATATTTAATGTGAGTTTTCAGTGACGAAATTTATTTACTTCCGGACCAACGCAATTCATACATCATTGCTTCACCTGGATTCTCAAAATACATAACTGTATTGCCCGAATCAGTGAGTGTCCTAGATGATAGGGTGATAGGCACGATGTACACAGAATATCTACCTACTAATTTTGACTTTACCCAAAATAGTGATTCACTTGTAACTGGTGCTGATGTTTTTATAAAGTGAGGTGGCACATCGGGCAACTCACGTGTACCATACCAAACTGAAGGATTAACTTCCATCATTATCCTTTAACAATGCGTAAAGCATTTCCACTTTCTTGACTGCATCATCAAGCGCAGGTTCTGTCTCTGCAAGATGTAAGATGTTTGCAAACTTAGCCCATCGGTTTCTAGCCCGCACTTCAGTACTTTCGTGAATCAATGTTCTCTCCGTTTCGCCGGGGCGACGGGAGTAAACTGTCTTACCCCCGTCTGGACTCTCATAAATCAATCGTCACTACCCTTAATACCATCAAGCATATATTTCAATATGCGATAGAAGGCGTATATGATACCACCCACTACACTTACAAGTACGATTGTACCGATTGTTTCTCCCAATACTTCCATCATTGCTCCTTAGTTAGATGACTTGTGGTCATCATAGATTGCGAATGTACCGAATGGGGGATTCGGATCAGGGTCACCATGAATGATCCATGTAGTATCGCAATAATCTTTGTCACCCCATGAACCACAGGGATATCCGTCAGTGAAACAAATCAAACGCTTTGGCACGTTACCAACTTGCTTCAAGTAGTCAAAGATAGCATCAAAGTCAGTACCACCGCCACCTGCTGGTTCGTAACTGTCGATAGTATCCATGTTCTCGCTAGTGAAATCTTGTGGATTATAGACTTCGGTATCGAAACAGAATACATGAACCTTATAACCATCAAACGCTTCCATCATGCCTGAGATTTCTCCCAAGAATTGTTGTGCTTGTTTGTTACTAATAGAACCTGACATGTCGATAGCAACAACTACGTCAATCTCTTCGCCTGGTGTCATGCCGGGCATAACTGCATCCATGTGCCAAGAACGGCGTGATGGGCGCATCCAAGAGTAGTCAGTACGAATAGCACTAGTCAAGTTAGTTTGAATCAATTCACGCCAGGGCATGACTGGGTTAGTTGCTTGACGTACTAGACGCTCAACACCTTTTGGCAATGAACCTGCCTCTGCTGATTGTGCCGCATTGATAATTGCTTGTTTGATTTCTTGACGGGCACGTTCACGTTCTTCAGGTGACATTTTGGGACGCTTAGGCTTACCTTTGCCGTCTTTACCTTCACCTTCACCGTCATCACCTTCACCGTCTTGTTCGTCACCATCTAAGTGGTCATCAATCAATTGGTCAACTAAGCTGTTGATATCAATCTTCTTGGCATTCTTCATCAAGTCATCATAGATTTCCTCAGCTGGCTTGCCATCATACTTTTGTTCGTAGAGACAAGGTACTGTGGTGATGAATTGACCCACTTTGTGTCGTTTCAAGTCTGCGTTAACCGCGTAGTCGTCGGCAATGTTCCAGATTTGAGGATCACGATGATTGCGGCGACCCATGTGGTCATATACAACGTGCAACACTTCGTGACCTACGAGGAATTCAACTTCCTTAGGCTTCAACATCATAATGAAGCGAGAGTTGTAATAGAATTTCAAGCCGTCAGTTGCGGCTGTTGAGCACCATTCGTCTGCGTTTGTCAACGTCATGCGAGTAGCAAGATTACCGAAGAATGAATGACGCAAAAGCAAACCAATACGTGCTGTTACCAAACGCTCACGGGCTTGCATGTCAATGTTTTTGTCCATCGGGCCCACAAGATTCTCAAATTTTGCAGAACGCTTTTTCTTTGATTTTGTTTTGTCAAGTACTTCACTCATTTGTATACCTCTGTTAATTAATGTAGTAATTGTACACTAATCTCAATTTATTGTCAAATAAAAAATGGGTGAGAATATTCACACTATCCTCACCCAAAAGTGCCTTGCGACACTAGGGAGTCAACTTTATGTTGACCAATTAGTTACCTGCTTCCACGATGTACTTGCCGTACTTCTTGTGGAATTCGTCAAAGTTCTTAAGTTGACTTGGTTCGATTGGCAACTCATAAGTCTTGAGAGCAATCTTAGCACCCATAACGACCAACTCAGTTTCAAAGTTGTTCATCATGTAGTCAAAGAAGTGTTGAGCCATCACGTGGAACTGTTTGTTATCAACAGTCTTGTTTTTGATATTGTCTTTCAACTCGTAACACATCGCAATAGTCAACGCATACATTGCCGAAATTTCTTTCACTTGCAAGTCTTTAACTTTGCCTGACAAGATATCGCTTGGCTCAGGCATCTTACCTGCAACTTTGCGGTGAGCCATGAACTTAACTGCAAGACCTTCACCAATCGCACCTGACACCAAGTTGAATTGTGTGTCAGTATCCATGTTAGCTTCGTCATCAAGCAAGTTAGAAACGAAACACCATGAACGAGGTGTAGCAAAAGCACGAGAGCTAGACTTAGCATCAAAGTCGTACATATCATTCTTAGCGAATGACAAGTAACCAACAACGTCTTTGTGAACGTTATTGTTCACTGCCCATGTTTGCCAAGATGCAAAGTCAGGGCGCATTTCTAAGTGAACGAAACGATTAGCGAGGGGCATTGGCATGCGATATGTCACACCTTTGTCGCTGTCACGATTACCTGCCGCAACGATAACGACATTATCAGGCAAGTGATACTTACCTACACGACGGTTAAGAATAAGTTGATAACCAGCTGCCTGTACTGCTGGGGGCGCTGAGTTCATTTCATCGAGGAACAATACAACAACTGGATGTTGTGCCGCAAACTCTGCGCTTGGCAAGTCTACTGGCTCAGCCCAGTCCATCTTACCATTCTCTTTGTTGAAGAATGGGATACCGCGAATGTCAGTGGGTTCCATCTGAGCCATACGCAAGTCAATAACGGGACCATTCATTTCTGCGGCAATCTCTGCGACAACCTCAGATTTACCGATACCGGGAGGGCCCCACAAAAATACGGGACGTTTAACTTTGAATGCCTGCATAATTGCTTTGCGGGCTTGTGTGCTAGTGATAGTGAGATTATCAGAGACTGGTGATGCCATTATTAACTCCTGTTGTTGGCGATGAGAAATTTTTCAGAATTTGTATTGTATGCTATGTTGGATTTTTTGTCAAACATTTTTTACAAGTTTTTTAACCATCTTGCCCATTTCTTTTTCAGCAAAAGCAAGGGCACGTGCGGCAAGCAAACGTTCACGACTAAAAGCCTCTTGTTCCCAAGGACGCTCATGGTAGACTACGTAGTAAGTTGACCTTTTGCAATTTGTTTCACGTGAACCATTTCATGTGCAACGCATTGTATGAGGTCTCCTTCACCCAAACGACTGTCAACCATCATTGTCATTTCACGTTCACCGACTTGTGCTACTACCCCATTATAACCCTGATGCTTACGCAATCCTGACATAGTGTAGATAGTTAACAAAAATTTACTACGTTCCAACTTCAACTCTTTGCATAAGAATTTGGTCGTCAAGTCAATAGTAATTTTGCGCCGTTTAGAACGAGAAACAATTTTGATTTCCATACTGTAAGTATAACAGGGTTTTGATTTATTGTCAAACGAAATTTTGTAATACGAAAGTTACAGTTTCGTCATCGGCGTCACCTAAGTCTTTACCACCAAGCAAACACAGGCTTACATCGCCGTATTTTGCTAGTTTTGCGCCGGCATTGTCGCCGTCACAAACGACAACAACTTTACGACCCAGCATACTCAGCCAGTTCATAACGTCTTTGCCTGGATTGTTTGTGAATACTGCTAAAGCACTAACACCTCGCTCAGTCAATCGTGCGGCATCAAACAAGCCCTCAGTCACAAAAACAACGTGAGGAGTTAAGTGTAGACTTTCAACACCCCAAACTGCTAGTGTAGGTTGCTTTCGGTATGTAAAATACTTTCCCTCTTTAGGGTTATTGTTGGGCTTCTTTTCTCCTGCGGGGCGATATTGTTGGTAACCTACAAGCTGACCGCTCAAATTCCACAAGTAAAAAGTAGCCACACCCTCAGTCTCGTCTAACATAGGACGATGTAGTTCTAAATCTAAATGACGACTAAGCAAATGTTCTTTAAGCATGCCTGTATTATAGCACATTTCGGGTATTTGTGTCAACTATCAAAGCTAAATAATAAAGTATTAAGGAATAAACAATGGCGTGGCCCACTAACCCAATCAATGGACAACAAGTAACAATAAGCGGAATCACATATCAATACAATTCTTCATCTTCATTGTGGAATCGTGTTGGTCAAGAATCCATCACTATATCAAACGATTCTTTCACAACAGCCGGATTGTACGTTACTGGATTGACGCAATTACAAGAATCATCGGAAATAGTAAACACAAAAACCGGTGCGACGGGTACAGTTGTGCATGATATTTCCACTGGATCTACATTTTACCACACTTCACTAGCAGCCAACTTTACTGCAAACTTCACTAATGTACCAACTACTAACGGTAGAGTAACAACTGTTGTCTTAGTATTAGTGCAAGGTTCTACACCCAGGTACCCTAGTGCTGTTCAAATAGACGGTGCTTCACAAACAATAAAATGGTTGGGCGCATTAACTCCGCAACCAACTGCAAATAGAACTGAATTGGCGGTGTTCGGGCTATTAAGAACAGGTAGCGCTTGGACAGTTTTCGGACAACTAACATCTTTCGGTTGATATGGCAATATTAGCATCACTACACCGATTATCGGATTTCGGTACATTAGTAAACAATTATAGACTAACTACTTCAACTAGTGCAGTATACGAAGGTAGTTCTGTTACCTACACTTTTTATACAATAGGTGTTCCTGATGGAACTACGTTCTACTACTCAATATCCGGTACTAATATCACAGAGGCTGATTTCACCGACGGCTTACTCACTGGATCGTTCAATGTTACTAGTGATGTAGGTACCATAACAAAAACATTATCATTAGACGGGTCTGCTGAGGTTGAAGAGTCTTTTGTTCTAAGTGTTAGATTTGATTCTACATCAGGTGAAGTAATTAAATCTAGCAGTGAAGTTTTCGTGACCAGCGGTACGGTTTTGGTATATGCTGATAGCGCAAATATGAATGAATCAGCTACGTTAGGCTTCTCAGTATCTACGACAAACACTACAGTATCTACACTATATTGGGAAATAGTAAATTTAACTACAACCAATTCAGATTTTACAGCAGCGACTGGTACAGTAAGCATAACAAGCGGGGCTGGCACATTTAACGTAACTACTTCTACTGACTACTCAACTGAAGGATCTGAGACTTTTAGAGTTGACATTAGATCCGGTTCAAGTTCAGGTCCTGTGGTTGCATCATCGTCAACTGTCACTATAGCTGATACCTCTTTAACACCGATGAATCAAGTTGCATATACTACCACTGGTACATTTTCCTGGACTGCTCCCACAGGAGTAACATCCGTATGTGTTCTATGTGTCGGAGGCGGTGGTGGTGGTGGCGCTGATATGTCAACTGTTCCAATTGGTAGTAGTTTTGGCGGGTCTGCCGGTGGCGGAGGCGGCGGGGTTGGTTATAAAAACAATATTACTGTAGTTCCCGGTCAAAATTACACAGTAGTAGTTGGTATAGGTGGTGCGAGACAAACTTACGGTGGAGCCAGAACTACTGCAGGTGACAGTTACTTTATTGACACATCCACTGTTAAAGGTGGTGCCGGTCAAAGTGCGTTGTACAACTCACGCGGAACTGGTGGTACATACACAGGCGACGGTGGAGGCAACGGTGGTGATGGTGGTTACGGTGAATCATTTGCTTATCCAGTAGCAGGTGGCGGGGGTGGTGCTGGTGGCTATAGCGGAAACGGTGGTAAAGGTTCTTGGTCTACTACCGGTGGCACTGGTAGCGGTTCTGCAGGCTCCGGCGGCGGTGCTGGAGGAGGTGCACCCGCATATTACTCTACTGCTCCTTTAGTAAATAGCCAGATTACTGGTACAGCATATGGTGGCTATGGCGGCGGGGTGGGATTGTTGGGTGAGGGATCTAACGGTGCTGCGGCAGTATATGCCGGTAGCGCTCAAATAGGCCCTGACGGTGGTGCAGGCTCAGGCGGCACAGGATCATCATACGGTGGAGGTGCCGGGGCTAACCGTATCGGTAATCAAGGTGCAGTAAGAATCATTTGGGGTACAGGGCGTTCCTACCCATCAACACATACTATTGATTCGGTTCCACTAGTAGTTACTACTGCAATAACATATAAAGCAGTACCAGTTTCATCAACAATAACTACATTTACACCGGTTACATATACAGGCGGTACTGGCACAGTAACATTATCAATATCCCCTGGGTTACCCAGTGGATTAACATTTAACACTTCAACTGGTGCAATCTCAGGAACAACTACAAGCACAGTAACAAGTGATACAGTCTACACAGTTGATGTCGTAGATTCATTTGATGTATCCGGCAGTGGTTCATTTACATTAGCAGTGGAGGTAACAGGTCAGGCACTTTATGCAACTAACACGGGTAGTTCTACTACATGGACATGCCCTGAGGGTGTTACTAGTGTATCTGTTGTTTGTATCGGTGGGGGTGGTAGTGGATCAACTACTACCGGCGGTGGGGGCGGAGGTTTAGGCTATAAAAACAATATCACGGTAGTTCCCGGTCAAAATTACACAGTTGTACAGGCCGCATACGCACAGCAAGGGTTTAATGGCAACGATAGTTATTTCATTAGTTTAGCAACTGTTAGTGGCGGAGGCGGGCTAAGCGGAGGAGCTGGTGGCTCATATACCGGTGATGGTGGTGGTGCAGGCGGTAGCGGTAGTGCCGGGACGACCAACAAAGGTGGTGGTGGTGGAGGTGCAGGCGGATATTCAGGCAGTGGTGGCGCCGGCGGAGCTGGTGGAACTAATTGGAGTATACAACCGCCAACTAATGGTTCAGGTGGCGGTGGAGCTGGGGGTTACGGTGCTGCGTCAACTGGAAATACTTATCAAGGTGGTGGTGGTGGAGGTGGTGTCGGCAATCAAGGTCAAGGGTCTAACGGCACAATAGGAGCTGCTGCAAGAGCAGGCGGTGCTAGTGGATCAGGTGGCCCTGTCGCCGGGAGCACCGGAGCAACAAGCACTGTATCAACCGGAGCAAATGGTGGAACAGGTGGAACATATGGCGGTGGCGGTGGTGGGAAAGGAACCGCCGGTTCTGTGGGAGGTACGGGTTCATACGGTGCAGTAAGAATTATTTGGCCTGGTACAACTCGTCAATTCCCATCAACTAGAACAGCCGACGAGACATAACTTTTAATCAATGACGCTACTCACAGAATAAGTAGTTAAATGAATAAACTACATGTATTAGTAGTGCTACAAACCCATAGTAAAGGGGACAGTCAGCACTACTTAAAAATGAACGACAATAAAAGATTTGCCAATGCGCCCAAAAGTGAGATACAACGCCGTTGCACTCGCAGTTTAGTTGAGTCCATGAACTATGCAAAAGAACTGTTCTTAGATAGTGATTTTGAATTAGTCATTTACGATGACCACAGTGATGAATCGGCAGTACACGAGTTAAAGAACAACCTTAACATTGCTACATTCAAAACACAATTCAATGCTCTAGACACTTATGGTATCATGCCAAGCATTCTTAAATGCTACGAACACGGCAGAGACTATGGTAAAGAAATCGTGTACTACGCACAGGATGACTACCTATATGATACTACTGCTATCTATGATATGATTCTTACACTAATGGATACAAGTCAAAAGATTGGCAACTTCACTGCTATCTACCCATTTGATGATCCATATCGTTATATCCCACAAAACACTGTTGTGCAAAGTCACATGATTCGTAATCGCAAACGTCACTGGCGTACACAGAATGCAACTGCTAGTTGCTTTATGACACACCATAAAGTTATCACTGATAACTGGGACGTATTTGAAGCAATGGGCAAACATCAGGTTGATAGTAAGATGGAAGACAATACTATCAATAAACTTTGGCAGCAACGAGGGTATTATCTATTTGTTCCTATCCCAAGTCTTGCACTACACATGCAATATGATACTGAGGAAGATGACCAAATCAATTGGCGTGAATGGTGGGATAGGTATGACCGAGACACTGTGTTAACTCCTACTACTGACAAAACTATTTTGAACGTAGGCTTTGGTGGCAGTAAAATCCCTGAGCAACTTTACACCGAAGACTTAACTGAGTATCGTGAGATTTCATTAGATATTGACAAGATGCACAATCCTGACATTCTTGCTGACATTTATAATATCAGTCACATACCTGATAAGTTTGCTGATGTTGCATACTCAAGTCACATGATTGAACACATTCACTATTTCAAAGTTCCTACTGTAATCAAAGAACTATTACGTGTGGTTAAAGATGATGGCTTTGTTAGATTCATTACACCTAACATGAAAACTGTGGCAATCAGATTAGCTAGCGGAAAGATACTTGATACAGTGTATGATAGTGCAGGTGGACCCATAAGTGCAATGGATATGTTGTATGGTTCACGTTATCATACGCATCGTCATAGCAGTGACTTCATGGTTCACAAATGCGGATTCACTAAAGAAGTGTTTGAAGACTTAGCCGAAAAGCATAACTTCAAATTAACTATTAAAGAAGTTGGATATGATTTAATAGTTGACGTTTCTAAGACATAAGTTTTGCAATAAGCAAAAACTTTTCAAGATGGTCGATAGCTTTGTTTATGCTATCGACCTTTTCTTTATTGTACTCAGGTTTATTGAGCCTACGTGTCTCTACTTCGGCTGAACTTAACTCAGACACCATGTTGCTAATGTTGTTCAACATTTTCCACAAGTCTGGGTTATAAGGAAGCTGTCCGACTTGTTTTCTCAATTCAGAATGTACATCGTTCCAGTCAAGTGAAGATTGTATTTGCATACCCTAAGTATAGCACAAAAGGGTATTTTTGTCAAATATGATAAATAATAGTGTAGTTCGCGGCTGGCAGGCCCAACTACTCTAACGCTTTAAAGGAGCAATCAGCATGACTATTTATTACGTCTACGCATATCTCAGAAAAGACGGTACCCCTTACTACATCGGTAAGGGAAAGAATAACCGTGCATATCAAAATCATACCTATCATAGACCACCAAAAGATAAAACACGTATACTCATCCTCGAAACCTGTTTATCCGAAATAGGAGCACTAGCACTTGAGAGAAGAATGATTAAATGGTACGGTAGAAAAGATAACAACACTGGTATCTTAATTAACAAAACTGACGGTGGAGAAGGTGTTAGTGGGTACAAACATACCCAAGAAACTAAGCTCCGTCAAGTACTAAGACAGACTGGTACAAAAAGAAAACCTCAGTCAGAAGAAACAAAACAGAAGATTAGAGAAGCCCGTAAATTGCAAGTGATGAAACCTAGAACAGAAGAATCTAAGGAAAAGATGCGACAAGCCGCATTAGGCAATACGTGGGCTACAGGTAATACAAATTCTCTAGGACGCAAACAAACTGAAGATGAAAAACTAAAAAGGAGTCTAACCCTTAAGGGTAGAACTCCTTGGAACAAAGGTACTGGTAAACGAAATCAAGCGTAGAGTGTTAACGCAGTGCCACATTCTGAACAGAATTTGGACGAAACTTTGTTAGTATGGTTGCATGTCGTGCATTTTTGATTAGTTTTCACTGTCACGGGTTGTAGTACCGGCTTGTTGTCTTCTGTCTCGCCTAACAACATAAAGATGATAGAATGCTTCTCGATTTCCATCAAGCCCATTGTAGTTGTTGTGAACGATTGTGTACTCTTGCTACCTGCTACAGTGATACCAACATCGTTCGCTGGCATTGATTGTGCTTGTGCTGAAATGTTCATAGAGTTGGTAGTTGCACCGCTAGCACTGATCCATGATGAATCCATACTTGAACCACTCACGCTACTGTAAGTTGCTGAACCAGTGCCCTGTGGTACACCGTAAGTAACATCACCGGTACCACCACTGATACCACGCATAAGATTCTTACTATATCGTGCCATGTTGTCATCAAAGAATGATTGCATTGGGTGTTGTAATTCAAATTGAAACTCAATACGAATTAATCCGTCTTCTAGTTTGACACCACGATGTTTCTCTACTGCGCCGGTACGTTCAATGAACTTAAACTTGTTACCTTCACGTAGATTGCCGTTTTTGATTGAGCGTTCCAAGTCAATCTCTTGACCTGCATTGAGAACAAGACCACCGGGTGTCATGTCTTCACCGTCAATGAATACATTGACTAATGCTCGTTTTGAGTTGAGGTTTTTTAGTAAGAAGCTATATTCAGATCCGAATGGGATATAAACATTGTCTTTAAATTCACGGAGAATTTTACCATTGGCTTTTAGGCTCGCCACGAGCTTGTTTGCGTACATCATATTTTCCTTTTACTGACCACACTCTAAGGTCATGTTGTTTAAAGAGTGTTAGAACTGCTAGCCTATCTAGCAATGTATTTATTATATCAGATTGAGTTTAGAAAGAAAGTTATTTGGGTTAATGAACCTCGTTAATCTTATTTCTAATCAACTCAATCAGTTTCTTATGTGTACCACTCAATACTCTATTCTGTTCCAAGTAGTCCATGATATGTTCTGTCTCCTCTTTGTATTTTGCTCTCCATTCAGGAGTCTTGGCAGTAGTAATATCCTTCACGTTGTCTAGTCTATCAGCTAGTTTGATAACAAGACCCCATGAACTCATATCGTGAGCCATCTTTTTAGCAAGATAGTCTTTCTTTCCTACTTTCTTGATTTGTGCTAAATCGCTTGTAAGTTCTAAAACTAGACTAGCAACTAACCCACCAAACAGGTCATGTAATGCTTCGTGGGTAGTATCTGTATCTTCAATCGTATCGTGCAAGTAAGCAGCCTGAATCAATGCGTCAATGTTGTGACTTTGCTTATATTGTTTAATTATATTAGCAACTCTAACAGGATGACTGATATAGGGAGCGCCACCATCACGGGTTTGTCCCTGATGTGCTTGTGTAGCATATTGTAATGCTTGTTCTTTTGATTCGGTGATTTCTTGAATACGCATCTTATATTTAGTCTTGTAGGATTACATCATAGGTGAGCATGATAAATGAAACGATAGGATGATCCTTATCCATTTCAAATAGATACCCAGCGTAATATTTCGGGATAGCGACACTCCATCTACGAATAGGGTAATACTTTACACCACTCGTACTGACATGTTTACACACATCTGAGAAGTCAACATCCTTTACGAATAACTTAACTGTACTCATACGGGGTGTCCGGATCCGAGTAGTCTGCACGGATTCTGTCGTCTTTCGTTTCGTCATAGTGTTTGTAGTAATACTCATTTTCTTTTACAATCCTAAACGTGTCATACTTCAAAGTAGCGAACGTGACCTCTTCTTTCTTCAACATATCACAGATAATGTATGTTGTAGTACAAGGTGCTGAGATAGTTTTGAATGGTGAGTGTTTGAATTCGTTTCTCTTTAATGCTTCGTGTATTTCAGAACCAGGTGTGAACATAATACGTGTAATACCCAACTTCTGATTGCGTAAACGTATTTTATCAAAGATTGTTAATTCTGTCAAGGTTGCTTCGTTCTGTTCGTTGATGGTTACTAACGCATTTTTGAACTTTAATGAACCTTTTGTACTTGGGTTGTCGGGAGTTTCTTTAGTACTCCATGGTAGCTTTGCATCTACATGATTGACATAGTACGTTTCGCCATGAAATTTTAAGACCCACATGGGAATGGTCTCGTCTTGTAAGTGTGCTTTGTTAAAGTGGAAGACTACCTCTTTACATGCAAATTCAATCTATTGTGTCATTTTGTTTTCTCCTTAATACTTCTGACATATTGTGATTCATTACCCTTTGTAATTTCACTCTATCTATATATTTAAGTTTCAACCACATCTCACCTTTTTCATCTGTGGTTCTTAAATAAACTTCGTGTAGATTTGTTAGTACCTCTTGACCAGTAGCATAGTCACACCATCCACTGTCAGTGTCACCCCACTTATCAGGACTTAATACTTCGTACAATAATCCTGAACTGTTGATCCATACACAGTCATCTTCTGAATACGGTGCCGGGAGATACCAAATCTTTTCAATCATTTTGTTTTATGTGTGGCGCCACTAACTGGATCAAGTGTGGGTGCAACTTTAGCTTCTTCTTCTGGAGTCATAAATCTCGCGGGTTCTTGATGCACCCAAGACATGAATGTCCAACCGAAACTTTTCCAAAATTTATGAATGATGTTATTCGCAATAATCGTAGCTGATAGGATGATTAGAATACCCAATGCGTACAAGATTGTACCAGCTAAGAACACTGCTGCGTTATCCATGTCCATTATTTTTTACCTTTTAGTTTCTTCAAATTCTCTAATAGTGTTTTACTATTAGACTTTGGTTGTTCTTGGTGCGTCGGATGGGAATCGAACCCACTTCCTACCGGTTTAGAATCGGTTGCTCTGACCATCCGAGCCTCCGACGCATCATAATCTCTCAACAAAGATTTAATGTCTTTGTGTTTTACAATTATAACATTTTTTACTTGTCCATCAATCATAATGGGCAAGTCAAGTAAGACCGTGATTTCAGGACCAATTAGTTCACTGACAACACGGTCGTTACCAACAGAGCCGATGAAGGGAATCTTGTCGTAATAACCGAACACACGTTCTCCCAAATCATAGGAGCCGTGATAACGATTCTTTTCAAAATACTCTGCTACGTTTGCCATTAGATTGTCTCGTAATCTTCTTTACCGACACCACACTCAGGGCAAGTGAATGTATCTGGCAAATCTTCCCATTTACCTTCAGTGGCTTCGTCATGTACATGACCGCATACTACGCATACGTGTTCCATTATTTTGCTCCTTGACTTGTGTTAACAGCTTCCCAAACTTCTTGGTATGCCTCGGCGTGACGCTTCTCAACTTTAGCAAGAGCGGCGAAACGCTTTTCTGCTTTCTTCAAAACTTGTTTGAATTCGTCTGCGTGTTCTTTTGATTCTTCAATCTGATAGCGTGCTTCTATCGCAGCCTCTAGATTGCCTTCAGCGATAGCGACTGTTTCAAACTCCGGGTACATTGTAGTGAACTCGTATGTTTCACCTTCAATAGCCATTTCTAAACAATGCTTAACATCTGGCTTACCTACTAACAACTCTAAATGCCCATGAGCATGAAGAAGTTCTTGGCTTGCAGTATGTTCAAAGTGTTTAGCAACGTCTTCAAAGCCTTGCTGACGAGCCATTTTAGCAAAGTACATATACTTTGTGAACGCTTGGCTCTCACCGGCGAAAGCTGCTTCTAAGTTCTTAATTGTAACTGACATAGTTTCTCCTTTGTGTTATTATATATGATAGGTTTGTTCTAGACAATAAAAAAGGGCAACTTAATGCCCTTTTCGCTTTTAAAAGAATCTAATCAGAGATTAGAAACCTACTGAAACACCTACTGAAACTGCACGTTCCTTGATGTCCTGTGCTGAACGAGAAACGCCTGCGGTCAACGCAACGTTCTTAGCTACTGGGTAAGCATAAGATGCGAAGGTAACAGTTTGCTTTGTACGGTCGCCTGACTGTGTAGAACCTGCTCGTGTCTTAACACCTGCCATTGCGTAGCCACCTAATACTGGTGTACCAATGTTAGCACCGATCAAACCATATGTGTATGGCTCACTTGCACCGTTCTTAGTGTTGTCACGTGCTAGACCAACGAATGGAGTAACAGTGAATTGAGAAACTGAATAGTTCTTACCAACAGTACCTTCTAAGCTGTTGAACAAGCCGGTGCCATCATCACGACGGCTAGTGCGTGATTGCAAGCCATATTGCAAGCCATTGATTTCTTTACCAGCACGAACATATTGTACTGTTGACTTTGCTGAGTCAACACGGTCAGTAACATGCTCAACTGCGACAGAAACAAAGTCTGCTGCGGATGCTGCGAAAGATAGAGTTGCCATTAGGGCTAATGCGATTTTTTTCATTTAATTTCCTTTAACGTTTATGAAATATAATAACGATTACTCGTCATTATCCGGTGATGGTAGACCATTAGAATGTTTATCTGATGTTCTATCCAAATCTTGAAACAAACGCTTTTCTTGCGCTGTTAGTTTGTCTTTGTGGGTCTTGCGGGGATTTCCGCAGAGAAAGCATTTTGGATTTCCACAATCCATTGCATGTCGTTTTGCCATTCTATGTGGCTCTCGTTCAATGATAGAACGTGATGTTCCCATTGTGTGAGACTGCTTCGCAATCTTTATCTGTCTTGCGATGTGAACGTCGGTCTTATGACGGCGACGAGAGTTGATAAATTTAGCTGTTTCGTTACTCATAGTCAAAGTATATATGACTGAAAGTTGAGATGCAAGAAAAAAGGTTACTTACAACCGCATGTTCCTATGCGTTTCTTGTCACAATTAGGGCAACCTCGTGAACAGGTCTTTAAGAAATGAATGACTTCGTACTTAGCTGGTTTATCGTCAGAATACTCTTTGGGTTTAGTTAGTTGCATATAAGCTCCTCATATATACAACGCCTTACGTGACAATTACGTTGACAATACCCAAACAAATAGGGACCGAAGTCCCTATTGTGGTTTTTTATTTTATACAGTAAGTCCTACTGCACCTCTGCCTCAAGCGGCTAGAGAATATGCGCTGTCGTTTGCATTTACGTTTTTTGCTTCTACGACCGGGAAATACTGATATCATATTGACATGACATTACTGTATTGTTACCCCCAATCCTAAGGGCTTTCACATTGCCCTGCTGTCCACTCTGTTACTCTTTGCCCTGTCGAAACCATGACAGGCCCATTAGTAAGAATATTGCTAGTGATCCACGGACTAGTACCACGCCACTATTTTTTGCGCTATTATTTGGTGCGAACAATATTCTTACTGGTGGACCTGGCGGGAGTCGAACCCGCGTCCAGAACACTTTTCTCTTCGCCTCTTCCCTTTCGGGGTTTACAGCAATCAAGTATTTATTATATACACAATTAGATAAAAATCAAATGTTTTGGGATAAATAATAGTGTAGTTCGCGGAAGTGGAATTCCCAACTACTCTAACGCTTAGAGGAGCAATCAGCATGACTATTTATTCACCTAAACATCTACCTAAAGGGTTTTATGTTTACGCATACATTCGCAAATCAAACAACTCACTGTATTACATCGGAAAAGGTTCAGGTAACCGTGCCTGGAACAAGGATCATTCGATTTCAGTTCCGAGCGACATGTCCAAGATTGTAATTCTTGAACACAATTTATCTGAATTGGGTGCGTTGGCCATTGAGCGTAGAATGATTAAATGGTACGGTCGCAAGAATACTAACACTGGTATCTTATATAACAAAACAGACGGTGGTGAAGGGACTATTGGTAAAGTATGGGATCCAATAAAATTGGAATCAATGCGTCAACGCAAAATCGAATGGCATCAAGAAAATGATGTAAGTGGTGCCAACAATCCCATTATGGAAAAACACATAGCGATAGTACAAGAAAGAAAATGGGGAGAGTTGGGTTAGGACATGCTAAATCAGATAAAAATATCTACTCATTTATAAATATTAATTCCGGAGAAATATTGTATACGACTAAATTTGAATTTAGTACAATTACAGGTAGCAGGAGTGCTAGTAAATTAGTGAACGGAAAACTAAAAACTAGCGCGGGATGGAAATTAAATCATTCACCGTCTTCGTGTTTGTCATGCCAGTCCATAATCCAGTAGATAGCACCGCTGAAGGTAGCACAGATTACAATCCAAAATAAGTAACTCATAGACTTATTTAGCGTATCTGTTGTACAACCAAGTCCAGTCATAACTTAGTTTTAACTTATCAAAGTCTCCGTCTACTTCATTATAATAACTAACTGCGTCTAATGCTCCTTTAGTGCCTTCTCCTACAGTTGTCCATACTTCTAGTCTTTGCATGGACTCACTATCGCCCGCATGACATAACTTAATACATTCTCTGAACGCAGTACGCCATATATCCCAGTCACTATTGAACACTGCTGTTCCAGATAACAAGTCAACAACTTCATGGTTACTTTCCATAGTAAAGTCTAAGCCCTTACCCACTGTCTGTAGTGTAAGTTTCTTATTGTTTGCTACCATAGCCATATGTCCATACTCTAACCCATTCAATGGATTCTTTGCTCTAAAGATATAATGTCTACTAGATTTGTATATGTCAGGTTGCCAGTTAAAATCAAAGTCTTTATTAACTTTCAACTTAGCATTGATTAAGAAGTACCACTCAGTATTGCTACTATTCGCTGCGGCATGTTGACTTGCTACTCTACCATTTACTCCGTCTACTCTTACGATACGATTAGGTAAGTTTAAACTTAATAAGTGTTGATAGTTCTCTTCCGCACAACTTTCCCCGTTACTAAAGAAAACAATGTCTAATAGTTTAACATCGGGTACAGAATGAAGTACCACGTTGTCACTATCTGTTAACTTGTCGTACATGTGAATCTTTGCACTTCTAGGTACAATAGCTTCATTACCCAATAAGTGTACACTGATTTTGTTAGTTCTAAGATGCGAATAATTTACTTTGCTATCACCCTTTACAAAGTGTGCGTATGCTGATTGAAACTTATGTTCCATCAAACTATCAAAGATACTGTCAGTGTATGTGAACTTGTCTACAGTCAATTCAGCTTCAATTGTTTGATTGTATTTGTTACCAATAGAGGTTTTACTCTTATACATAACAGTGGGCATGGTTTCAGGTAAATGAAACTGATTGCCAAAGATATGTGTATAGTCGTCTTCTGTTTCGTCAGGGTGCCAGCTAAAGTCAAACGTTTCATTGTTGATAGGTTCAATGATTCTCCAGTTACGCATATTAACTTTGCGTTTAGCAATTTGTGCGTCACAGTATTTTGTATCTGTTGCACCCCTAGCTACGTATATAGGGCCGCCGGTCTTTTGATGCTGTGTCCCAAACTGATACATCATACTAGGTTCAGTATCATCTGGATGCCAACTAAAGTCAAACCCTTCTTCGATTTCTTCGGGTATTCTCCAGTTACGCATGTTAACTTTCTTAACGGCACGGGGCATATCCACATACTTAACAACACTTGAACCAGTCGTTGCTAGTCGAGGGCCACCTGTCTTTTGCCATTGAGTACCAAACTGGTATGTCATTGGCGGATCATTTGGATTAGGTCTCCAGCTGTAGTCAAAATTATCTTCTATGTCTGTAGGTATGTCCCATCCAGTTGTGTCAGGTAACAGTGTTGCGTTTATGTCTAAGTATTTCTTTTCTGTTGCACCTTGAACCCTATATTGAAACGTTGGCATAGTAATAGAGTCATACCACTGATTACCGAACACATAGATATAAGGTGGCTCAGATTCGTCAGGATGCCATGAATAATCTATAGTTGCATTAGATACCAATGGGCGCCATGCACGATTATCTATATTCTGTTTCTTAGTTGCTTTCTGAATATCTGTATACTTGACTACGGTCGCATAGTCAGCCTTATACTTGGGACCACCGTTCTTTTGCCATTGGGTACCAAACTGCCAGATGAATGGGGGTTCATCAGGATGCGGCTCCCAACTGTAGTCAAAGTCTGTAATGTCGTCCGGGATCTCCCATCTGTCTGTGGTGGGTAAAAGTCTTGCATGGACATCTTCCACGTACTTTTTCTCAGTAGCACCTTTAACCCTGTACTGAATTGTCGGCATGGTGTGAACATCATACCACTGATTGCCGAACACATAGATATAGGGAGGATCACAATCATCAGGGTGCCAAGAATAATCAAAGCTAACATTTGGTTTAAGGTGCCGCCACGCTCTACTAGATTCGTCCCGTAGTCTAATAGCTTGCTGATGTGATTGATACTTGATTCCTTCATTCTCTGGAATAACAAAACGTGGGCCTCCTGTTTTCTGATGTTGTGTCCCGAATTGATGAATATAGGGTCTATCATAAGGGTCCGGTCTCCATTCAAAGTCAAAGTTAGTTGTATCTAAGTTATCAGGTATCTCCCAATAACCCTGATTAAACAACTCTTGTCTACGATTTACTTCTTCACTAGAAATCACGATATTACTTTAATCCCATACATATTTTCAAATCTATCTGCATCTGTTCTATCATTGACCATAGGCTCGCCTCTGATATTCAATGATGTATTAAGAAGCATAGGGCATCCTGTTAAGACAAACCACTTTTCAAGTAGTTCTCTGATTCCTGATCCATCTTTCGGCACAGTCTGGATACGACTAGTATTGTCGTGATGAACGATAGCAGGAAATAAGTCAGGAAACCTACAAGTACCGACGACTTGCATATACCTACTGTTATCCCAATTACGAGGCATAGTAAAATACTCGTGAACATACTCTTCCAGAATAACTGGCGCAAAGGGTCTAAATTGTTGTCTTCGTTTAATTTCATTTACAGTCTCCTTAATCTTGCTTCCGCGAGGGTCCGCCAAGAGGCTACGGTTTCCGAGTGCACGGGGGCCGAACTCGGCTCGTCCGGAAGCCACTCCCACAATTTTCCGAG